CCTTGTATTTCTTTCGCTTGGGAAACCCGAACAGTTCCGGATTCTCGTAATGCCGGTTCTTGGCAAGTACGAAGTTCTTGATTGCCTGGTCCATCGCGCCCTTAGGGCTCTCGTACATCCAGTCGGTCTTCTGCTCGTTGAACTCCTTGCGGAGTTCCGCGCACGTCACCGATTTCTGTCCAGCTTTCTTCTTTACGAACCAGGTGTCCCTAGCCCAGTTGTATGCGTAGCGAGCGCAACCGCATGCGCGGTTCAACGCGCTTGCCGTCTTGCCATCGACTATCAACATTATCTTCTGGGCTGTACTTATCATATACACAAAAATGCCCCGGTAACGCCTATTGTGGTATTTAACGTTACCGGAGCACCGAAAACTCTTATATCAGAACAAGAAATACCACTAACTTATTCTATAATGAAGTTTATATCATTCATAACTTGAATGACGTCTATGTTCATAAAAAGAATATTATTTTTTGCTTACAATTCAATACATTCATATATTGTTTCGGCTACTAGATACTATCTCCTTTTAGAATTGTTTCGCATTTCGCTGTGCCCTCATGGCAGCCAGCATCTGTTTCTGAGCCGAGTTCATTTCAATCGGGTTGTCACCCTTCCCGGACTCCTCCTCTATCGGCGGGGGAGGGGTCTTGACCGGTTGCCGTACCGGATTCTGCTGGGCCGCGAACGCGCCGCTCAGGTCAATCTTTATACCGGCTACCCTCGGAGCGGACGTAGATTCCGGCTCGGTAATTATGCGTTCCTCATCCTTGCCCTCGTCCTTGTGCAGCTCCGAATATCCCGGCCCTTCCAGGTTCTCCATTCCTATTGTGCCGAAGGTCTTCCCTCCCTTGATTCCCTGGTCAATCGGCCCAACCACGAACTCGCGCGGCTGTTCGGCGATTATGGCCGCCCGGATATCGGACAGCCCGTTTACCCTGGACTTGTCCAGCCCGCCCTTCTCCGGCGGAATGTCATCGTACGTCCTGTCCTCGATGAACCGCTTCACAACGTCGGCCTCGGACGGCTTCATTCTCGGCATCCGCGGCTCCCTGTACACGTAGTCGGGCGGGGGTGTCTTCATCGAAGCCACGGCGGAATCCACCTTCGCCCGGTGAATCTGCTTCGCGATGCGGTCGTTGACCGCGGGTTTCTTCTCGGCAGGCGCCTTCATGGCCGGCGCATCTCCCGCGGCCATCCTCATCTGCCTGGCTATCCTCTCCTTGATGTCCATGCTATTCCTCTACCTCGTGGGTGGCAAGCGCAATCATCGTGTCGTTCAGGTTCGTCTTCACCCCGAACGCCCCGCTCTCCCCTCCGTTGTACAGGACGAAGTAGAAAGAGTATATCGCCTTGTTGTCGAACTCGAAAGTGTCTGTCTGGAAGGTCCTGAACTGGGTAGTCGTCTTGTACGTAAAGTACAGCCTGGAATCCATGACACCCCAGTCGAACCATACCTCGCCGGCAGGAATGACGGTGCCGTCCGACAGGGTCACATCCTCCGGGTTGTACAGGTACTGGAACACGGTATCTCCCGGGGTCGACTCCTTGAACTGCAGTGTCGCTTTGAAGGTATACGGACTGCCAATCTTGCCTTCCTTGTTGTCGCCGAACCATTCCAGAATCTGGGACCACGCCTTGACGCCGTCGGTGGAATCGGAATCCAGCTCGAGACCGGTGGACTCGTATCCCTCCGGCGCGTCCGTACCGTTCCCGGGAGGGACGTCGGGGACGAACTTCCGGTTCTCGTCGTTGATTGCTATGAAATCCCTGCCCAGTCCGCTGAAGTCCCTGGCGAACGGGCTGTCCTCGTCAAACGTCAGGTGCAGCAGGTCGAATGACGGGACCTCCGCGGGCCTCTCCACGTCATCCACGACAACCTGCTCCCAGCTGTACGCGGGAACCTTCTCTGTCTTGATGGTGCCGTCCTCGTTCCTTGCATAGGAGCCGTCCGGGTTCCTGACGTACTGCGTTATCTCCTCGGCGCCGTCGTATGCGACCGGGTTGAACCCGGTAGGCTCCCCGTTGGCGTCGTGCCCGGTAATCTCGTTATACGTGAGCATCGCGTAGCGAAGCGTCTCGTCGCTCCAGTACTCCTCCCCGTCGACCGTCGAACGCCTTACCAGGGTCCTGGTCAGGGTCTTCAGCAGGGAAAACCCGTCGCGGATGGACGGGGAAACAGTCTCCCACAGGCGCCGTTTCTGTTTCGCTATCTCGTCCGGGTAGACCAGAATCTGCTCGCTGTCTATCATCTTCTTGCCGACGTTGAAGTCCATCTGGGCATACCTGATTTCGGCGGGGAGCATGTACGGGCAGTGCATGACGCCGTGCGCCTCTATCTGGTACGTCGTCTGGTACACCTGGCCCTCGTTCGCGTTGAGGTCGGTCTCGTCCTTAATCTCATCGGACCAGGACGCAATGCATACGGGCACCTCCCGTTCAATCTCCGGGCAGAAGTCGAACTCCTTCAGCCGCAAGGTCCTGTATGTCTGGTAGTACGGCTGGATATTCTCCTTCATCTGCCACATGTCCGACGTGTTCCCCGAAAGCAGGGTAAGCTCGAACCTGAACACGTACGCCCTGGGCTGTATGTCCCTAATCCAGAAGTCCTGGTCCCTGCAGTAAATCTCCCTGGCGTAGGTCGGCTGGGTCATGTTGGCGTCATCGCGGGCATCCCCGGTCCACCTGAGACCGGCTACCGGGAGAACCGACAGTATCTGTTTAGATGTCGTCGAGGACAGGTAGTTGGCGAAATCCTTAGAATAGTGGGTGACCAGCGGAACCTTCACGGTCTTGTCTATTACCTTCCTCTGCGGGTCGAGATACTTGTTCACCCGTATGTTGTCGAACATGTCGTACAGTCCGATGAGAATCTTCTCGACTTCCCTGACGTAGTAATAGCGCTGCATATCGAGTAGTTTATGTCATCAGGCCGATGGCAACAAGCATAAACTACGGAACAAAGAAGGTTTTACCGGGAGATTCCCACCATGACGAAGTTAGAAAAGTTTCTTGAAGGCGTAGAAAAGCTGCGTACACCCCAGAATACCAAGAAAATCGACGCCCTCATCGAAGGCACCAACCTGATTGCAAGCGAATATCGCAAGCGCAAGGCCAAGGAAGAGAAGGCCCGGCTGGAAGCCGAGGGCTTCAAGAAGCTCGACCAGCACCGAATCGACTCCGGTCTTTCCAACAAGGCATTCGTCGAAGGCGTTGGAAAGACAATCATCAAGTCCAACCAGCCGGATGACGTCAAAACCAAGCTGATGGAAAGCCTGGATAAGTATACCAAGTATCTCACTGAATCTTCGGTGGAACCCGCCTGCAGATTTTGTAAAGTGCAGGTCAATGACATCGCTAAAGAATATCTAGCAAATAACGATATAAATGGTCTCCTGCACGCAGTTGTACTACCGCATGATAGCCGGCTTTATAATTATGATGCCATAGCGTATAAGCGCTGGACTGATATACTAAGCAGCGGCAAGCCTCTTTCAACTGGCGACTGTAATATCCAAGCATCTTTCTTGGTAACCCGTAAATTAATCGATACTGACCACGAAAAGCTATTCGTTATAGTAAATGAGTATAATCCCACGAAGTATAAGCCATTACTTTGGCACTATGCCGATACATCATATGTAGTGCAAAATAAACCAGAAATGAATGTGAAGGATTTTACCGAAAGTGTTGGCAATGCCATCATCAAATCAGATTATTCATATCAAACTAAGCAGGACTTGCTGGAAGGCCTCGGCTCATGGATTAAGGATAAATGCAAAACATATGGCCGCTCATTTGGGACATCATGTTGCGGAAAAACATACTACGACGAGCCAGAGGTACAAGAAAAATTTATTGATGAATTGGTCAAAACAATAAATAAAGTTGGTTATAACAAATTTAGTAAGAAGTACGATTTCATGGCAGAAAAAGTAAGCGGGAACGAAGTGAAGGGGAAAGTCACCGCTGACCTTGACACGGTAATAACTGTGCCATTCAGCTTCGTATTAAAAAATACCGCTGATGGCGATAACCCAAAACCCGTTCTTACATTTATGTATCAAATGCCCGGCCAGACGGAAAAAGTAACAAGCAATTTCAACATGACGCCGGATGTTAAATCTTATATTGCTATCGGACAGATGTGGAGAAAACTAGACAAAATAAGGAAGCAACTTTCCGATGACTACGCCAATCGAGCCTTCGCACAAAAATAAGCTCAAAACAGTGCTCAGAGTTAAAACATTATAAAACAAAACGGGGACCAACAAGTCCCCGTTTTTATTTGGTAGGGTTTATTTATTCAATAGTCAATCTCCTTGTTTCCTTCGTCTTTTCCTTCACGGGAATAGTCAGTAGACCATCGACGAACACTGGCTTCATGGAATCCGCATCCAAACCGCCACGGTCAGCCTTGAAGGAAATACGATAGCTGTCCTTCTTGCCAGCCACTTCCCTTGTTGCCTTCACTACCACACCTGCTTCTGGGTCGACCTCGACCGAGACGTTCTCTTTCTTGCATCCCGGGAGCTCCACAGAGAGCTCGGAACCAGCCTCGTTGGTATAGTAGTTGGGTCTGCTGGGTTCACCCGTCTTCGCCTCCTGTTTCCTGGGAGAGAACAGGCTGAAGAAACGGTCGAACGCGTTATCGTCGAACAAGAGGCCGAAGCCAGGATTGAATACACTCATTGAATTAGACATAGTTAAGCTCCTTATGCTTATTGTGTTTCACCGGCATATAAGCAAAAACCGTGCCAACTCGGAAATATGCAATATATTGCTCATTTTGGCGTGAAAAAAACGTGTCAACTCGGAAATATGCAATATGTTGCATATTTTTTGGTATAAAAAAATAACCGGCCCAATGTTGCAGGACCGGTCATCTATAGTTTCATTTTTTGCTATTTACCGAAGCTTAATCTGGTCGGTATAGTCCTTCTGCGTGATAGGCTTCGCCCCGTAAGCCGAAGCGGTAGTGCACATCGCCCACTGGTGCTGTTCGGCCAGTTCCTTCAGCTTGTCTACCGTGAGAACCTTGCGTTCCTCGGCCAGCTCCCTGTCCTCCGCTGCACCCTTCCCGTTCGGGTTCTTCTCGATGTCATACTCCATTCGGCGATAGTTCCTGTGGCCGCGGCCCGGAGTGTTGTTAATCATGTCGTCCTCGAGGAACTTGTCCTGGAGCTCGGCGAGCTTGTCCTCGGTATGCCACCAGTTCTGCTCGTATGCGCGGTCGAGGAAGTCGGAAGCCTTCCCGCTCCTGATGTCACCGATGCCGCGTGCGGCATTCTGGACAACGTAGAACATGTCGTGCCTATAGTCGGGATGGGTGTCGAAATTGCTTCCAAGACCCCCGTACATGCCAACTGCGCCAAGCTCGATTCCCATAGACGATACCCCGTCAAATCAACAAACCAAGTTTATATACCGGACACAAATAAAAACCTCCCGGGAACTCCCGGGAGGCCACATGTTACTTTTCTTCTGGTTCCGGGGGGTCCTGGGATTGTTCCCCGGCCACCTTTTTCATGGCACGCTTCATGTTCAGCTGTGCGAGCCAGTCTTCCTCGATGTGGATACCTGCCGCTTCGTCGATTTCCTTAATCATGTCGACGGCATCATCCACGGTCACGCTGGTCTCGTTCACCAGGTCGGCCTTCTTCTTCTCGGCCTTCTTCTTCTCCTCCTTCTCCAGCACCCCGGCATACTGGTCCATGGAGATTACCGAGTGATAGATTCCGTCGACCAGCGGAATGAACTTGACCCTCTGGTTCTGCCTGTCGAGGACGTTCCACACCTGGTTGCACGCGTTCCATGCAATCATGCCTACGTAGAAGTACGGGTCACTCTTGACCTTGTTCGGGTTGAACCGGTGGATGTATCTCAGGATGAGCATCAGGGCGTGGGCGTACATTTCCTCGTGCCATGCCGGCGTGTAGTCCCTCCACCTGGGAAGGCCGAGTGTCTTCTTGATGATGATGTCCACGCACAGCCCGAGCGCCTCGCTCATCTGCGGGGGCACCATCTTGGCCGCCTTCTCCTTGTCCACCTTGGCGACGGCATCCCGCTCCACGACGAACGGGTCCATTTCGCGCTTGTATTCCATGATTAGCCTGGTGAGGTACGTCGGGTCTATCCTGCCATACATCATGGACGTCTTCGTCTGGTTGCCCTTCTCGTCGAACTCGGGCGCCATCACGGGAACGCGCTTCTGGCGCGGGCCGCGGTATTTCTTCTCCTTTTCACTTGATGCCATATCAAAATCACCTGGGTGTCTTCCTATGCCTAAACTACACCCTTTCTCGGCTAAATGGCGGTAAGCGTCACGGTGGCGTTGTACTTTACCCCGACATCGGCTTCGCCGGACTTGTCCCAGGTTACTCCCGTATTCAGCGTTACGGGGCTCCCGCTACCGTTGTATATGGATATCGAGACGGGGACTACCGATATCTGCTCGGTAGTGTCGAGGACGAAACTGAAATCATGTGAAGCGCCGGAAGATTCCTCCACGGTGAACCTGCACCTGTACTCCCAGGTACTGTTGGCGGACAGGGCCACGGTGAATGCCAGGATGGAGTCGACCTTAATCCAGCGGTACTTCCCCGGGACAACCACGGTTCCCGGCTCCAGTGTCTTCCCGGCATACTTGTCCGGCGACACGTAGACCCCGGAACCCGTACTGGTGGCCTTGGTGAATTCGAGCATGTTCCTCCCCTCCACCAGGGATACGTTCCCGACAACGAACTGGACACCGGCAGGCGTTCCCGCCTTGGCCCTGAGAGAGCCGTCCGGGTTGATTTCCATAGTGTCCGGGTCGTACTTCACGCCGACCACGCCATCCTTTGCCGCCTCGAGGCCGGGACCGGCCACAGGCAACGGGAGCCTGACCGTATACCTTCCGGTATCAGACGAACCTACCGAGGCCGCCACCCACGCGGCAGAGGGGGACGGGTCATCATCCGGTGAAAAAGAAGCGCTGCTCCCGGATTCACCCGTGGTGACCTCGGCCTCGAACGGGTCGAGTTCGTAGATTTTCTTCTGGATTCCGTTGCTGGTTGTGTCGGCCATAAACTATCCGTTTTCCGTTTTCCGGTAGTTTATCGGCTTTCCTTACCGGTCGCAATCGATTTTCCGGCCGGTATCGTCGAAACAGGACTTCTCCACGGCTATCGGCTCGCCGTCATCGGTAGTGATGAACGCGTTTCCCCTGGATGCCGCCTCGTCGCAGTCCACCAGGCGGCCTTCCTCGTCATAGCACTGGTCGGTTACCAGTCCGGTCCATGTATCCTGGCAGATGCACCCGGCCTTGGACTCGTTGTATATGCTGCAGAACCGCTCCTTGGTAATTACGGAGTGGTAGAACTTGAATCCGTACACGCGGTCCATACCGGCCGGAACTTCCCCTATCCCAATCTTAGCCAGGTGGGCCAGCATCTTCGTCGTGACCCCGTGAAGCGACCAGTTCTGGTACAGTGTTCCCGGGCCGAGCTCGTGAGTTATGACGTAACCGCCTTCCCCGTCGTCCGTCTTGAATGCCCATTGCGGGTCATACATGCCGAATCCGTCAGCCACCGGGCCGGTATGCGACACGAACCATGCATCCTTTGTCCTCCGGCTGGTAGGCAGCCCGTCTTCACCAAGAACGAACACGTCCGTGTTCTCGTCCACCATCCTGGGCAGCGCGATGCCGCATATCCTAAGATGGTACACATAGTACGACACCGACGAGGCGACACCCTTCTGTGCGATGTATGCGTACAGGTGCCACCCTCCATCACCGAACTGCCAGAACACCATGCTGAACCCGTTCTTCACCGTCGTCCCGTCGAACGTGGCAGGCAGCGTGTAGAACCTGGGACAGTCGCATATTTCGGAACAGTTGGGCGCCTTCAGGATGCCGGAATGCTCGGGGCATCCGGTAGTGGCTTCCTCGGTACCGACCCCGTTCTGCAGGTCGAAATCGTCATCCGGTTTCTTGCAGTCCTCGTCTACCCCGTCACCTGCCGTAAGCCCGGTGTCGACTACCAGTGACTTCTCGGCACCCGCCGTAATCGAATAGTCGGTGACGATGGCCCGGTTGTTGGGGAACAGCCCGCCCGCGGACGAACAAATCATCTTCACTTTCCGGGTCGCCGTGGCCAGGTAGCAACCCGCATTCAGGTAGTAATATTCTATCCCGTATATCGGGTTAAGTTTCTTGTCGCGGCAAGCGCAGAAGTCTATGTTGTTCTGGTAGAGAATCGAGTCAGAAGCGTCGAACTTTACGTCGCCCGAGTCGTTTACCGGCCCACGGTATATCCAGTCGGCACATGTGACTTCCCACAGCCCATCCATTCCGTCGGCCTGGCCGGCGAGCAGCACTATGTCCCCCGGGTTCACTTCCCTTCCGCAAATGACGCGCCTGCCGTACTTCTCGGGAACATCCTCCGAACAGCGGGCCTTTACCTCGTCCGTCACTCTTGCACCCAGGTCGACGAAGACGGAACTGTCCACGGGAAGCGGATTTCCCGGAGAAATCCCGCATGGATTCCTTCCGCCCTCGCCGGGGTCCACGATATCCTTCAGGCCTTCCCAGTCACCGCCGGCCCTGACGACCCACAATCCGTCGGTCCCATCCATCTGTCCGGCAAGCCATACGATGTCGCCGTCAGTCAGTTGCACGCCGTCGAGTGTCATCTCGCCCCTGCGGTAGTCGAGCCTCCTGTTGTATTTAAGCTTGACCTTGACGTAGCGCACGTTTTCGCAGTCGACGGTCGGGTCGACCTTCCAGTATATGGTCTTCCCGTACTTCCCGGCAGCACCGCCCTTCATCTGGGCATTGCCCGCGCCGTCGGTGGAATCGTATACCATCTCGATGTCGGTCGTGTAGAAGCATGAGCTGTTCGTCGTCACCACGGTCCCCGCCGATGCCTTCCTCTGTTCGACGGCAGTTCCCTCGTCGTACTTGTACCTGATTATGCCCACGTTGTTCTCGAGCGCCATCTTGGCATCCCCGGTACCGGCGAGAGCAACGAACCCGCTGTTCCCGCCATAACCGATGCCGAGGTCGTACACAGCGCATACTTCCTCGCCATCCGGTCCATGCATCGCGTATTTCGGACCCATGATGAAACTCAGCCTGTCCCACCTGTCCTCCGTGTCGAGCACTGTCTCGTCGCGGGGTATCACTACCGACCAGTCGGAACCATATCCGAGACGTATCCCCATTTCCGACGTGAAGTTTCCGCCGAGTATCTCGATTTTTTCGTACGAGCCCACGCGGCTCGCCATGTGCCTCACATACTTGACGTAAGGTTCCGCCGATATGTTGGAGCTGGTGCCGTGAACGACGAACTCTCGCCTGACCTCGGTCTCCAGGCCGGATACCGCGTCGACATACCTTATGTACACGGGTACATTGAATTCCATGTGCTCGTAGTCAGACTGCACGAACCTCGTGTACAGTGTATACGAGTTTCCGTCGCGCTGCATGAAGAACAGGCAGTCGTCATCTTCACAATCCGCGTCGTACCGGGCATCCACGACCGAAGCGACCGCATCGCTATCGTACACCAGGTCGCCTATCGCGATACAGTCCATCCCGGTCCCGCCGTAAGTGAACGTGGACGGCATCACCTCGAAGCCGGGGTCCGCACCGGCCCTTTCCGGATACGACACCGGCAGTACGTAGTCCTGCACCACCCCGTCGCCCTTCTCGGTGTACGCGGCCACGGTGACCGCGACGGACGAAGGATACTTCCCGGAAACCGAATACAGTTCCCAGTCGCCGGATTCCGCATGCACGAAGTACAGGTCGGTGTTCGATACGTCGGGGAGTTCCGGGGAATATCCCTCGGGCACGGCCGCGCCCTCGCGTGATTCCGGCATCGCCCATACGTATTGCACCGCATACGGGTACGATGCGCCGACGGACAGTGTCGCGACGTAGACCGCATCGTCGAGCTCCCTTACGCTTCCGGTAGGAAACTTGGAATAATCCCACGAGTAAATCTCGGGACATGCGGGCGTACCGGAATCGGGTACCCACTTGCACCATACGGCACGCCCGGTTTCCTGGGAGAACCCGGGAACCGAGGTTTCCCTGTACTTGCGGTGGACTAGGCTAAGGAAGTTCATCTTATTTCAACTGTGCGATTGCTTTCGCGAATTTGGTCAAGTTCTTTGCTATGCTGCCACCGTGGGTGGTAATTAGCTCGAAGTGGTGCTGGCTAGTCGTCGTTGGCAGCCAACCCCTCGGATTCTGCAGCAGGCCGACGAGCATATTGATTGCCGAAATCACCTGGTCGATATTGCCCGTGCTTGCAACACCCAGGTCAACAGTGCCCTGCATCTGCTGAATGAACTCATCCATCTTGTCGACTTCGGCCTGGGCCTGCTCCTGGCTCATCTTGTCGCGGACATCGCCCAGCTTGATGTTGTTCCAGTCTTCCCCGTTGTATGAGCCCTCGAAGCCGGGCATGGTATCCTGCTGCTGGTAGTTGCCTGCCCCGAACATCCCGTTGTTCATTTGCATTTGCGGGTTTGCCGGCCGGGGAGCGAAGTTACCTCCGTTCATCACGGGAGCTGGCTGCATCGGCATTCTCTGCGGACCCATGCCGGGCTGCATCATCGGCTGCTGCATCATCGGCTGCTGCATCATGGGACGCTGCTGCATCATCGGCTGGCCCATTCCGGGCTGCATCATCGGGCCGGGCATGCGGCTGAAATTTTGTGGCCGTCTGTTGTAATCCTGTTGCTTCATCGGGAAGTTCTCCGTTATAGCCTAGTTTATCTACCCAGAAACTACATCAAAAAGCGGCGCAGCATCGAGTGCCGCGCCGCTCCCGGGAACCAAGGAGACGAAATTCCCGGGAATATCCCTAGGAGAAACGGCCGAAGCCGAGGTCCTGGAATGCCTGCATCTGTTCCATGGCGGCGGAGACGTCCGGGGACATCTGCTCGCCCTGGGATTCGACAATCGCCGAACCGGTAGCCGGGATGCGTACCCGCTCCGGCTTGAACGCCTTGTTGGCCGCCTCGCCGAAGACGCGGCGCTTCTTTGGAGCCGGGGCTTCCTCCTCTTCCGGAGTGGACAGGAAGCCGGGCATGTCCATGTCCATGTCGTCCTTGATTTCGCTGAGAGCCATCTCGACCTTGTCGACGATTCCGGGCATGGCCTTGTCTCCTGGCTGGACGCCGCTCACGTCGACATCGATGTTCATGGTCAGTCCGTCGCCGCTGTCGTTGTTGTCGATGAAATCGGCAATGGCGTTCTTGTCGATGGCCCTGATGTCCTCGTTCTTGAAGCGCTCTATCACGGCGTTCACGATGTCCGGACTGGAACCCTTGGTCAGTTCGTATATGCGGTTCAACTTCGCCTGGTAGTTCAGCTTCTTCAGGATGTTCTGCCGCTCGGCGTACACGTCCTGCAGCTTGCTGTCGGTCTGTTCGAGTTGCTGCTTCAGTTCCTTCGTCTTCTCCGTCGCCGGGATTCCGAGCGACTCGACGATTCCGGTAATCTTCTCCAGAGCCTCGAACATCTTCCCGTTGATGGCGTCCGTCTTCATCTTGTCCATGCCGGCATTGACGGCCTGGTCAATCTTCTCGTCTACCTTCTTGCCGACAAGCTGCATAAGGGATTCGAACTTCGCGTTGGTCTTGCGGTTCTCCTCCTGCATCGCACTGGCAAGGTCGGACCGGTATGCCGACTCCAGCTTGGCGAGCACGGAACTGTCTATGCCCTTCATCTCCTCTTCAGTAAGAATCTTGCTCAAGTCCATCTTATTTTACCTGCCCGTGTGCAAACTGGACAAACGCATCCAGGTCATACTTCCTGTACCCGAGGTCGCGGAGCTGCCTGTTATGGGCGACCTCGCGTCCCAGTGTGTTGATTGACTCGGTGATGGCCTTCACGCGGGCCGCCTTCTGGCCGGCTGACTCCACGTGGGATGTCACGATGGCAGCCTTGCCGAAGCTCGGGTTGCCCACAACGTCGATGGTAATCAGCGTATAGTTGTCGGTAACCACCTCGTGGTCTCCCTTCGGGACCGTGTCGCCGGCCCCGCGGATGGAATACCCGGGACGGTACCCCGCCTTGATTGCTCCCGCCAGGTTGCGGCCAGCGTCGGTGTCCTCTGCCACCACCATGCGGCAGAACACCTTGTTCCCCTCCATGCGGAGTTCCTCCACCACGGCACAGAGCTTGGAAAGGTCCATCTCGCAAATCGGGTAGTCGCGGGAGTTGCCTTCCGGGTCAAGCCTGGGATGGTTCAGCTCGGCAGCGAGCCTGCCGTACGGAACCGCCTCGCGGTTCAGCCTGTCGACCTCGCGGGCGATGATTGTCCTGGGGTATTCACGGCCGTTGATACCGGACACGTCGCATACGATTGCATAACCCTCGATGATAAGGCGCCTGACCGGCTTGCCGTCAAGCCCGACCCTTTCCTCTATACGGACGCTGGACTCGCCAGACGCCGGATTCATCTCTTCGACCAGAACCATAAGTCCCTCTCCCCCGTTATCCCATGACCGGCTTCTGCCTGCTGCCGACACTCTCGAACACGGCCTTGGTCGTGTCCTCCAGCCTGGAGCTGAACACCGACTCGAGACACGCCTCGATGATGCGGTTCACTTCGGCATCGTCGTCGTTCAATACTCCAGTCACCAGTGCCTTCACGCTCTTGCGGTCTATCATGGGGCTCCCCGGAAAAATACGTCTGTAGTTTATATGCTCCTGTAGGCGAAAAACTAGTCCAAAAACGGAAAAGACCCGGATTCCTGGGAGAATCCGGGTCTAAAATGCTTTTCGGGGATATTATTTATGCTCTCGTTCCATATACTTGTACACGTACCCCTTGCAAGTCTTGTTCTTACCGAGACACACCGCTCTAACCGCTTCATTGCATACACCAGCATCTTTAGCAGCTAGTTTCACTGAGTCATATGTGTGAAGAAGCTCTCCGGTACGCTTGTCATATTTTCCAACCGGGCGAGGGTCATTCAATTTAGACGGAAACCACTCATGAACCCATCCTTGTTTCCAAGCATATTCGAACGCACCACCAGAACCGACACGAAATGCATCGCGGGACTTGTATTTCAATGCTTCAGATTTACATTTATCATAATCAGCCCATTTGGATACATAATCGCTCTTAGAGATTCCTAATTTTCGCCCTCCAGGTTTTCGTTTCAACCAGGTGCACTCACTCAGCCAGCCATATTTACATAATGCTCTGTATACTCCGGACTTTTCTCGTCTTAGGTCACTTACATAATTATACTGTCTAGCCGTTTCAAGTAATCGCTTCTTACTCACTTTACGTAAATTTCCAATGCCACCGGCACACTGACGGTTCAATAATGTCCAACCGTTATTCCTATACTGCACCATCACGTTTCCTTCCTCAATTCGTCCATCATTAAGTGTAATATTCCGATGAATGTACTTTGGTGAAGGCACATCAACCCCGGCCGCAGTAGCATACTCATACACGACATCACCAGGCTTCCGATGACTCCAATCTCGCATATTTGGGTTCACCGTGCGACCGACATAAGCCACTCTAAATTCAGGAAATTCATATACATATACATTATCATAAAAACCGTTCGTAATCTCAGGATTATAGTCAAGCCAAGTAAACATAGATAGCATTTTACGCTTGACCGCTATCTCATACATGTTACCTGCTTGATGCCGGAACTGGCTTATTGTATCATATTTTCTTGCACACGCAATGACATCTTCATCTGGTATGAGTAAATGCGCCATTCGATTCGTCGTCTTTCTATCTGGTAAACCCAAATCATCCAGCCAGCCACGTTTGTACGAAACATTATAAGCCGTTACGTAATTAATGCGAAATTCACGTCGAGTGTTACACGTGGCAGCAAGCTTTTGGCAGTACTCCTTAGTGTATTTTGGTGTTCTTGGCTTCTTATTCGGGAAAAATTCATTTAGCCAATGTTGACCATACGCCTTTGAATACATCCGGGGTTCGCTAGCACGAAAATCCGAAATGTACTGGTATTTACTTGCTGCCAAACGGCACTGTTCCTTGTCCGGCTTAGGACGACCGCCTTTATTCTTAGTCTTTACAAGTTCCTCAGTCATATGATTATCCTTTGCCACCCAATGGCTATAGTATTCATATTCTTAATATACATAAATTATGAATAAAGGTCAATATCGTTATTGTAAAATAAATCTTACATTATTTTTCATACACAAAAGGAGGTCGGCTTGCACCGACCTCCTAATAAGTTTGAGTCCTAGTCAAGACTGGGTTGATTACCAGCGCTTGTTTTCGAAGCTCATGCCACCAGGAGCATTAACCATTTCGTCGTTCTGGTCAACAACGTATTCCAGACCCGGTTCGAGAGAGTCACCAGAGAATGAACCATTGCTCTGCCAAGGCACGCTCTCCGACTGAAGGTCTATGCCTGTTATTAGATTGTTGACATGGAGGAACTGGACAAGACGGTAGAACTGGCCAGCGCCGAGCAGGTTAGCCACGATGGCATAACGAGACTTGACGATGAGACGAGGAGAACCGTCTTCCTGACCCGCAGTCTTCGTGAAGATGTACGGAATGTAAGGCATGAAGATGATTCCGCTCTCGCCCTGACGACCACCCTTGAAGCCCACGAGGGCGTAGGAGGCGTTGGCGTAGATGTCCTGATAGAGCTTAATCTGGCCGTTCAAGAGAGCGCCAGCATCGGCGACACCACCAGCAGGCTGGAAGTCGGCGTTAGTGCCGAGATAGCCACCGGGGTTGTAGATGCCAGTGTTCAGAGTGGCGATGGCAGCTGCGACATCGGGGCTGACAATCGCGAAGTTACCGGAGCCCATACGAGTCGTAAGAGAAATCTTACGAGAGACAGCGATAAGAGTGTTCACGATGCCGGAAGCGATGCTTTCAGCAGACCAGCGACCCTTGGCAGGACCAGCTTCAGTCTTGGAGAGGTCAACAGTGATGACCTTTTCGCCACCGAGCTTTTCGTTCTGGGCGACCATCACCATGGCCATGAGGATTTCACGGTCGATTTCCTGCTGGATTTCGAACTGGAGGCCTTCGAGGAGCAGGGCTTCAACATCCTGGCCGTGTGCTGCGGCCATGTCCTGTTGAAGTTCGAGGGTGTAGTGAGACTTGATGGCTCGAGTACCGACGCGGATAGCACCAGAGATGACCTTGATGGAGGCCTTCTTGATGTTGTAGGCATAGGCACCGAGTTCATCGGAACCATCGAGGGTGTCACCACCGAAGTTGTTGTACAGCTGACCGTAGGAGGCGCCATAGGGGTAGGCAAGGCCAGTACGTTCCTGAGTACCTTCGTCAAAGTTGCTCAGCATTTCGCCAGCGCCGGTGCGCCAGGGGTTGAACGTGGTGGCAAAGCCGGTATGGTCGGCAACGAGGTCATAGCCGATTTCCTGCTTCTGACCGAAACGGAAGGCAGTGGACTTCAACGGCTCGTTATCATAGAGGTAACGGAGAGCGAAGTAGATGCCGTGCGGGGTCGTGGTAGGAATGACTGCGACGGTGTTCATGGCCAACAGTTCGGGGAACTGACGGCGAATGAGGGGAAGAGCATACTGCTGATACTGAGCAACGTCAGAAGAGACGTTGGCGGATTCCAGGAGCTGCCCATGGTTCAGCTTGTTCTGGGTTTCCATCAAGGTAGCCAGGACAGAAGCTTCAGTACGAGAACGCACTTGGCGGCCGAGGTTGCTGTTAAGCACGGCGTTCCACTTGCGTGTGTACGATGTAGGCTGTGTATTGGTCATTTTTCTTTTCCTTTTTAGGGTTTTCCGTCTTACCTAGACGGTAACCCTACCGCCAGGGGGAGAATTAAACTCCCTTAGACTTCTGACGTACTGTTTATAAACAGTGAAAAATGACCTTTGAAAAAGTGCCAAAAACGTGCATTGAAATACGTTTTGAGTCCAAAATGATACTTTTTCATTAAAATTGGACCGCTAAAACAAGAAAAATCCCGGGAATCTCCCGGGATTTTCCTGTTAATATGGAGGTGAGGGGAGTCGAACCCCTGTCCAAAACCGCGTCCACGCTCGCTCCTACAAGCATTCCCTCCGTACTTGAGCTCTCGCCTCATCAACGCCCGAGGAGGTCGGCGCGGACTTCAGCCAGCCCAGTGAATCTCGGACTCCAACCCCGGGCATGCGGGAGTCCTATCCCATATTGCGTCCGGACTTCCATCCTGATGGGAGCTGGGTGGGGCCCGGCGTTGCCGCTAATTAGGCAGCGAGTGCGTAGCTTTCTTCAGCACTTATTGTTTTCAGACTTTTTAACGAGAACCCCCGTCTGAGACCTCGGCTTGCAACTTGCACTTCAGCGACCCTGTCGAAACCAAGGCACCCCCGTGCTGTCGGAAATATAGCAAATTCCGGGCTAGAAGCCGGGGAATCCGCCACCTCCGCCCATATCTCCACCGCCATCGGCATCGCCACCGCCACCTTCATCAGGTGTGGCCTCGCCCATCTCGGCAGCCTTTTCCCTCTTGAGCATCTCCTGGTTCTCCAGGTAGTCCGCGTCGTTAAGACCGAGGCCCCTGCGCAGGGCGAATTCCTTGGCGAGCACGCCTCCCGGGTTCTCCTTGGATGCGGTCTGCTGCATCATCTGGTTGAAAATGTTGAGCCTGGTGCTCCATACCTCGGCCCCGATGAAGTCGTTGAACCCGTTGGCCTTCTTGAACTTGATTCGGAAGTTCATGGGCACCTTGTACTTGTCGGCAATCTTCCTGTCGGTGTCGAGCACCATGAGGAAGAGCCTTAGGAGGATTGAACGCATCGGCCGCTGGTACTTCTGAATCAGGCGGGCGAACGAAATCTCGGCCACGGTGACTTCGCCAATCTTGCCCTGTGAGTAACTCTGGGAATCCCCCGCCAGGCAGGTTATTCTCCCGGGAGGCACCATCAGGGAGTTGACCAGGTTCCTCTTGAAGAACTTGAGGTCGTCTATGTTGCCCAGCTGGTCGCCGCCCTGCATGCGCTCGATGGAGGAGCCGGTACGTCCCTGGGAAAGACCGATGATGAAGTGTTCCGAAAGACCCACCACCTTACCGAAGTTGGTCACCTCGCCGGTGAGGGAGTTGTAGTCAATCTTCCTGGAGAATATCTTGGCCTGGTCCTTCATGAACTTCTCGGCCTTGTCCTTGGGCATACCGGAAGTGTCGACCTTGAGGACGAGCTTCTCGGAACCCCACAGGATACGGTACATGACGACGGAATCCTCGATGGTGTTGAGCTGGTTGTATGGCTTGATGGCCGGCTCGAGGATTGAACGCGGGTCGTTCAGGCCTCCCGGCCCGTTCATTCCCAGCGAGGCATAGAGAATCTGGTTGGGCGAGTAGTCGATATAGTTCTTGCCGCCCGTCTTCATCGATATTGCACCGGTGAGCATCTGGCGGTAGCCTATGATGAGGTTGTCCTGCACCACGATAATCATGTTCTCTTCCGGGAGCATCTGTACACCCTTGATGAGGCCCGTGTTCTCGTCGTAGGATACCTCGAAGAACACGCGGCCGTGCACGAGCAGGTAGTGCATGTACTTGTCGCCATCGTCGTAGAAGTTCAGGAACTCGGTGAGCACAGTCCTGCGGAAGGTACGGTGCATGCGAATCTGGGTGCCCTCGCCTATCCCGGCGTCCCGGGATATCTGGAGGACGCAAATCTCGTCGTTCTCGTCCTCGTACACGGCCTCGTTGCAAATCTGGATGAGGGACTCGTTCACCTCGGAACGCCCGGCAACGGTATTGTACTTCATTGCGCGCTCGACGTTCTTCTTCCAGTACAGGTTGGCCTGGTTCTCGGCAATCGAGTTGTGTACGGTGTCAGGGTCGTAGTTCTTGTCGGAAATCCCCATGACGGGGGTGAAGGTGCTGTACCCGTCCGGGGAAATCCCGTTCGGGAACATCATCTGGTTCACGCCCTGGCCGACAAGGTTCCTGGACAGGTCAACCTGCCGCTCGGTCTCCTGCCTGTTGAAAATACGGTCGAAATACGCCCCCTTGGGGTTGGCCACGCCGTATTTCCTAGGATGGGTCAGTATCCTCCCGCCCACAGTTTCTGGATGCTTATTCGGTCTCCACAGCATATTGTCAGTTCCTTCCGCCGTACAAAACTATTACATCATCGTACGTGACGGCAAAAAATGGTTTCCTGGTATTGACGAAGTAGTCCCTCAGCTCATCATCCTGGATATTCCTGGAAAGGAGCCTCTTGTTCGAGTGCACGCACTCGGTCACCGTTATGAAGTCGGACAGTCCCACGGTAAACAGCGGACGGCCGTTGTACTCGCTACGCACGCGACACCTCCACCCAGCTCATCCCCTGGTTGTTCATTCCGCCACCCTCGGCACGGACCAGCTTCTTCTCCACCAGTTCCCGGGAAATCCGGTATGCGAGCCTCAGTCCCTCCGAGGTAATCTCCCTGCCGTTGGACAGCCCCGCGTTCCGCAGGAACCCGAGAACCTCCCGGGAATCCCCCAGGGAACGCACCCCGAAAGTCGCCTCGGTGTCCAGTAGGACCTCGTCGTTGAACTCGGTATCGGTGACCAGCCTGTCCTTTAGCATGCTGGTCATTATGGCGGTCGCCACGGTAAGGGCGAACGACACCCTCTGTTCGGCGCTCAAGTCGGATTCGCTGGTCGTGTTCCCGCCGATTCCTGGCTGCCCCCTGAACTGCTCCGGGAGGTACGCCGTCTCCTCTATCAGTTTCACCACGCCGCCGTACTTGGCCGCATATTTCTTCGGGTCGACCGGGGCGTTCATGAGGGAAAGCGGGTCCACCCCGTCGTACGAATCGTGGACCAGCTTCTTCAGGTTGTCGCCCAGTGCCGCCCGGAGGTCGAACACCAGCTTGTCCAGCTTGGTATAAGACCAGTCGGTAGCCGGGTTGGTCTCGTTCCCGTGCTCGTCTATGTGTCCCATGCCAAACGCATCGGTGTCATCATACGGCTGGGTAAGCCTCTTCACGAGGTATCCGTATACCGTGTCGTCGAAACGCTGCTTGGATTCCTTGTATAGCTGGGACATCCGGTTAACCTCCCTTTTCCTTGTCTACATTGTCCTTGACGAATACTGCGTCGAGTGCAGGGACGCTTGCAAAGTTCGGGTTCGACATGAGGGCAACCTGGTCACTGTCCTTGGGTGACATGGCTGACGGGTCCGCCTTCGCCAGCGGAAGACTTATTTCCGACCCGGGACCCGTTATGTAGACCTCTATGTGGAATGCGGGTTCTCCCGTCTTTGCCCCGGGAGACCCCAATCCGTCCGGCGCTATGTACGAGCGGAGGATTCCGTCCTTCTTCATCTGGAAGAATGTCTGGCCGAGCCTGACAATCGCGTCATCCGAATACTTGAACTCCCTGGCCAGCTGCTTGGCCGATATGTCTATTGCCTGAATCTTCCTGTAGTCCCAGCAGTGTCTGGATACTACCTGGCCGGATTCGCACAATTCGATGCATTTCTTCACCATGTTCGGTTTTGTCGTCGAGCGGAAATAGCCATCCTCGACAGATGCCGGCTTGCTCCCGGGATGCTTCGCCGCATCGGATACATATATGTCGTTGACCTGCCGTCCGACGGGGCCGTACTTGATTCTGTCCCCGCGGTGCCAGTTCTCCGCCATCGTCGCGCCCTGCCGCTCGGGGGGCCTGTACAGGGAGGCTATCGGCATTACCTTGACCCCGGCCACCGCGCCCGCGTACTTCAACGCTTCCTTGGAGCGCTCCTGGAGTATGGTGCCGTCGGGGTCGATTTTGTTGTTCTGGAAAATTATCTTCACGTCATCGCCGGCCACCAGGTTGGATGTCTCGTTCTTGAACGCGTACAGGGTTGATGTCATCAGGCTGACCAATCCTCGCCTGGCTGCAGCCTTTCCCGTGTGTTCCTGGCTATATTTCCCGGTGGGCGCCCCATACGTTATGGTGGGCATGCCGACCATGTTGTAGATGAGATTCGCCTCTGCTACCCGTCTCTGGCGTAACCACGTATCGTTTTCCGACGAGCCCTTGGTGAGGTGGGCGAGGATGTCGGCTATCAAGGTGAAATGCAGGTTGGCCAGCCTCTGGTCCTTCTTGACACCCGGATACTGCGCCGCAGTGTGCTGGACGCAATTTATCGACACCTTGTTCTGCTTATCGTACGCGGTAACGTTCTGGCCGTCAAGCCCGACAAGGGTGACCGGCGTGTCACGGCCTACGTAATACGCCATGCCGGCATTGAGGCAGTGGCATATGGCGAACGCTTCCGGATTGACGGCCGGGTCAATGGCGAGACCCTCCGTCCGCAAGTAACTGCATACCGCCGTCCGAATCGGTTCCGGGCACGCGTTGTTCGCCAGTACGCCCCAGTGCAAAAAACCCCAGTTATTCGGGACCGATATCGGGTTCCACAGGATGAAATGGATATATCTGAAGAACGAGGCCCTCATCTGCTTATCGTTAAGTACAAAATTCTTCGTCTCGTCAAGCGCTAGCGCCTCGGCGGCACCCATGTCCATCACTTTCTGTATCGTCTGGAAATCCTCCAGCGTAAGACCCCCTTCCAGGTCTCCTTCCGGCTGGGCATTCTTGTCGACGTTTGGCACCCCAAATATAGTGCGGAGAACCAGTATTTTCACTGCACCGCCTATGTTCATTGGTATACCCGGCCCGAGATACAGGTCATTGCCGACTGCATAAAAACCGTGCTGCTTGTTGGCTTCCCATTCATAGAGGAACTCGTAGTTGGGCGCGAGCATGCCTGGCTTGTAACAGTTTGATATGGAAAACGGAAGACCGCTCAGTCCGAGCGAAATAGGTGGTATCACATCCGGGTCGAACTTGTTTCCCGCCATGGCAGCGGCAACGGCCGAAGATATTGCTTGACGCGCACTTTCGCTAACTCCACTGGTCAATCCACCCAGCGCACCGCCGACAACATCCATTTCACTGGCCGTCATTGAGCAGCGGAGGTCTATCTTATTGATTATCTCCTCGAGTGCGACGGTAAGCACGCCGTATTCATCGTTACCGAGCAGGTCCATACACATGTCGGCAACTGATTCGGCCAACGCAGTCATCCTGTGCTGATTGTATTCCGGGACAGATGCCCGCTCCCAGTCCTTCAGACCGTTGTCCTGGTCAGCGACATCGTAAAAGCCGTGCGACTTCAGACAGTCGTAGAAAGCCTTGTCCTTGGCCTTTGCAACGGCATCGGTTAACGCCTGCTTCAGTCTTCCGTCAAAGTGTCCCATTCGTTTTTCCCGGTTATTCCGTAGTTTATCTAGGCTCCGCAGTAGGGAAACTATATTGGAAACAGAAAAGGAAGGACTCGTGCCCTTCCTTTTAGTTTCCGTTTACAGTCCTTTAGTTGATAGAGTCAACGATGTCCTTCAGCTTCTTGGTCAGTGTATCCGTCACCGAATCCTTGACCGATTCGGTCATGGGCTTGACGTCTTCCTTGGCTGCATCGGCCTTAGGAGCCTTAGAACCCTTCTTGGCGTACTTGGCCGAGATGGATTCCAGCTTGGCGTTCAACTTCTTTACAGCGGCTTCCTTGGCGGAAACCTTGTGGAAGTTGGCAGAGATTGCTTCCAGCTTGGCTGCGAGCTTGCGGGAAGCATCCTTCTTTGCCTTCGCCGCTTCGGTCTTGCGCTTCATCGCACCGTCAAATGCCCTGGCGGCATTCTCCAGAATGACAGCGGTCTTCTTCTTGCTTTCGGCCTCGACGAGCGTGGCAACCTTGTCGCCCAACTCATTGCGCATCTTGTCAGCTTTGGCTTCGAACTGAGACCGTTCGGCTTCAGCCGCTTCAAGTTGCGCCTGCTTCTCAGCCTTCTTTGTACGAACGTAAGATTCGACTAGCGTTCGAACATGCTCGCGAGCGGAATCCTCGACATACTTAGCGTGAATGGATTCCAGGATAGCCTTGTTCTTTGCCATCTCGGCTTCGAATTCGGCATCGTCGTTCTCGGAAGGAACATCTCCGGAATCGGAATTTCCTTCATCGTCCCCGCCAAACTCGTCGTCGGACATACTGTCGAGGTTGCTTCCACCAAAGAGTTCATCGTCGTCGCCGGGTGTCGCGGCGCCTTCTTCACCGCCTTCGGCACCGCCTTCGGCACCTTCGGCACCGCCTTCTTCGCCAAGGCCGAGGTCATCCCCGCCTTCAGTGGAAGGTTCGGTATCGGCATCACCGAGACCGAGGTCGTCTCCGCCTTCAACCGGGGTGTCCAGTCCGGCATCGTCGGAGATATCGCCGAGTCCGAGGTCATCGCCTTCGGATGCCGGTTCTGCACCAAAGTCGTCAAGACCGGCGTCACCGCCATCGAGTTCGCCAAGACCGAGGTCATCCTCGGGTGCCGGTTCGGTGCCAACGTTGGCATCGAGAGAAGGCTCGGCAACCACGCCACCGGGTGCAGGCTCCATTGCAGGAGTACCCATGGCGGCAGGGTCGACCGGGGCTTCCGGTGCGGTGCCTTGAGGGGCGATTTCGTCAGTCGCAGCTCCGGTAGGCTGTGCCTCGGAGACGTTCTGTGCGCTCAGACGCTGGGTGGCTGAGTTCATGATATCAGTGAGGAACTGGTTGACATTCATCCTCATGCCGACTTCCTTCTGGATAATCGGTGTATAGGAGTCAATCTCGGTCGGGCTGACCACATCCTTGTGGTCCTTGGCCATAAGTTCGCTGAACCGGTCGATTACGAACTTCTTGTCCTCGGCGGACGGTTCCTGTTGTTCCTGAGACATGATTGATTGTCCGGCGAACGGGTCGGTGCTACCGGGGATTACGGTAAGCATGTCATCAACCCCGTATTCTGTGTCGGCCGGGTCCGCGCTGAAAGCCTGTTCGTCGTTAAGACCGCCGATGGCCTCAAATAGGTCCTTTGAATCCTCAAGGGCGAAGATATCGGCCATCGCCTTCTTGTTGAGTTCTGCCTGTGTCATGGTTTTCATATCCTTTTTGTTCCCGCCATCGGGGTGATTTGTCTGCAAGTTTATACTGTGGCTTATTTTTTCTTGCGGCTATGTTTCGTCATACCCTATTTCCAGGGTCGGCACCGCCGAACCCGGCTCGCATTTTCCGCTTACCTGTAACTGTAGATATACATAGTCCGATTCCCCGGCCAGCAGCGGGTTGTATATCCCACCACCGACACGGCACATATTGTAGTTACCGCACATGTCCATCGGGTGGGTAAACGCCACGTTTCCCATGTACGGCTGGCAGGTGCTCTGGTACGCCCCGATGCACCTCCCGGACTTCAGGACAAGTTCCGGATTTACGAAAATCTCCTCCAGGTCGGTATTCCCGTGAAGCACCACCACGCCCGACGTAATCACCCCGTCGACATCGTTGCACAACGGGGCGTGCCTGCTGGCTATGAACCGCATGGGGAACCTGGAGCCGGTCCGGTTTAGGAAATGATATGTCTTGTTCAGGTCAAACACCAGCGTCGGGCGCCTCCGCCCGTTGATGTAGAACGCCATCCTGCCATCAGGCTCCTCCCTGGCATCAACTTCATAGTACACCACCTGCTTGTCGAACGGCCTGGGTGCGGGAGTTTCCGATATAGATGCATCGGTGAAGTCGTATATGCTCTTGAACCAGCGGTTCGGCACGTAGCTGACGTCGGTTTCCTGCGTAGTGTCGCATACCGGATTCCATCCGGCGTTCTGGGCATACAGGTTCAACCAGTAAACCATATACCCGCTACCTTCGTAGTCGTATTCGCGGTCGGTCTGAATCTTGTAGATGAGTCCGGACGGGAACATGTCCATCAGGTTCCAGGTATCTTCCTCCGATTCCCCGGTATGTTTCACCAGCAGCTCCAGCGCCCCTCCGTCACCATGCGCATCGGCCTGCTTGACGACATGTATGTACTTCGAGTCGATGCTTTTCCCCGTTGCCGGGTCGACAAAGTCAAGAAGACGACGGTTACTTTTCTCCGTACTGGCCATGAAAGTCCTGTCCTTGAACCGCAGGGTGACGTCGGATGCGTCGCTCCTGATTGCCACGGGAACCGCCGGCTGGCGTTCACCGTCCAGGTATACCACATTGCCGTACCCGCAGTCCTTGTATTCTACCGAGTACTCGGTCTTCCCGTAAGAAGGGTCGACAACCTGCCCGTACAGTCCGGATACGCTCAGGTAGAACGGATGTTCCTTGCTGTAGTCCCATATGTCATGGATGGCCTTGGTGCTTTTCGCGGTTGTCGGCTTGGAATAGGTTATCGAGTTACCTATCATAAGACGGGGCGCAGTTTCCCTGTTCTCCGGCGGCTTCCCGACGGGATACACGCACAGGTTGCTCAGCTGTACGGAAGGAGGCTTGATTAAGTGTACCTTGAAAACGCATTCCATGGAGTAGTTCCAGCAGTCCGGCTCGTCCGGCCGGTATACCGAGTAGAACTTGGCCTCGCTGGCGTCGTCCGCCGGTATCACTTTCCCGCCTAGATTGTTGGAGCTATAGACCGAAGGAACCGCGGTGTCCACTCGCTTAATGCCGAGACTCTTGACCACGGTACCGAACTCCGAGTCAAGACCGGTATATTTCTTGAGAATCACCTGGGCGGACATCCGTACCCTCCGTCAGTCGTTTTCCGTAGTTTATACCGGTTGATAAGTCCCGGGAATCCCCGGCAATCGCTCATATGATGTCGTTGGCCATATACCCGTTACCCTTAGCCATGAGGTCATATAGGGTCTTTACCGCGCTCGGGGTCGGGTTGTCCTTTATGTGGATGTGCTCCTTGTTCAAGGACGCCCTGCGAATGCCGGCGACCTGGGCATTGTTCACCACCTTCTCGTAGATGGAGCCATCCAGCTTCACCCTCTCCTTCCCAAGCCCGAAGTTCATGCCGGTGCCGCGGTCATCCAGGGCCGCATTGTCCAGTATACCCGACACGATGGTATCCAGTTCATCAAAATCGAGAAGGTCCTGCGCCTTGATGAGGCCGAACTCATTTTCGAGCATATCGGCCATCCCGGCGTTCGGCCCGTCCTCTACGTGGTCATACATCAGGGAGCCCCGGAATTCCTCGAACAACTTCCGTATCTCGGTAAACTTCTTGTGTATCTTGGCGGCAAGAACATAGTGCAGCATCAGCGCCTCGCCATCAACAGCCTCCCCGTCAACATATCCAGACAGGACCGGCCTGTCGGAATCGATGTATGGTACCGGCCATTCATCCTCGGTGTAGAACACGCCGTCATGCCATGTACCCCATAACATATGCTCCTTGTCAACCTTCTGTTGCTTATGCACGTCAAACCTGGTCGGTTCGTTGTTCGGGTACGCGTCCAATGCCTTCACGTGGAATATCCCGTCATGCAGCGTAATGTATGCGGACTCGCCATCCCTGGCAACGCATATTCTCACGTCCTTGTAATGGTTCCCCAGCATACCTTTGACGTAATCTATTGCGGAAGTGTTATAGTACTGTTCTTCGACCGGAAGGTATCGTTCGACGTAGTCGCCTGCAATCAGGGCCTTCGCTCCCGATATGCTGCCGACCATAGCATAGTACCTGATTAACTGCTCGCATGAATGCGGGTTCAACGCCTTCCAGTCATATATGCTTCCTGATTTCGGCATCGCTGTCCCGTTTGCATTCATCTTCAACCTAATCAGGTTGACGAATTCCTTGGCGTCATACAGCACAATGTCGTCCACGTGCGGGTAATTCCGTATGTTATCCGGATTCATGAACTTATGCCCGCCACGGTCCTCGGCGTTTGCCAGTGCGGCCGATGTGGACAGGACATACGGCTTATCCGTTGATGGTGGCGACTTGACGATGTACTGGTTAGCGGTAACGTCCACGTAGCCGAGTTCATGCACGGGGTCAGTCTGGGAAATGAGCGCATCGCGGAACTTCGGCGCATCCTTGTGCCCGACGCCTACGGGGAGGAACTCCCAGTCGAATAGCGACGGGCCCACCACCAGCCTTGCGCACCAGATGACATTGCATGCCGGTCCTATACGTCCCGACTCGCAGCATTCGGTAAATGCCCTCGCAACCTTGCATAGCCGTTTCATGTCCGCATCGTCTTTTTCAAGGGGAGTCTTCCCGTCCGGCTTCATTATGAGTATCTTGGCCGCAAGACCGTAATTGTGCCACGACAGGAAAGCGCTCTCCGGTCCACCGGAACACATTCCGGCCTGGTCATCCATTGAACGATACGTCTCCACCAGCTGTACACGGGAATCGCCAAATTCGTGCTTCAATATGCTTAGAAGCATGGCGACCTTATCGTGAATGCCTAGACCGTCGCGCAGGTCGGCTATGCTATCCGATGATGCATGGAATATTCTCCAGCCGGGTACCATGTCGTCGATGGGCCCCTGGTTCCTTACCACCTCGAATCCAGGTGCCTGGCTTAGCGACCCAAACTCAACGAACGCGCGCTTCCTGATTTCGGAATCATACGGCAATCCCGGCATCTTATAAAGTATGTTGACGGGTTCCCTGGAACCGTCGTGCTGTGACGGGGCGAGAGGAATCTTCAACGAGAGGATGCTCCCGGGATTTGCCGATACGACACCGTCGAGTGCCAGCCTGACATCGCTTTCCACGGTGAACGATACGCTTTCGTTCGCAAACCGAACCAGGCCACGTCCGGCTTCAACCACCTCGTCCGGCAGGGACCGGTCCAGCAACAGGACCGGGGCCTCGTCGCTTCCGTCAATCTCGTACGTACTGGTATAGTTCACCGTATTCCCTGCTTCTTCCTCGACGACCGGATATTCGCCGAATACTGCCGCGTCGGTAAAGGTAACTTCTGCCCAGCGAACCCCGATTGAGCGCTTGACCATCTTGTGCCTGGTACGTCCCCAACGCTTGTACTTTACCCTCACTTTCTTGTACATGCTTACGGGGAACATCAAGTGAGCCGGGAATGCCGATGTATTCAATGAGTTACCCGCATCCGGTATGGTGGATAGGTTGATGAACGGCGATTCGTCAACCAGACGCTGATACCAGGTCAACTTATTGCATACGTCCCGGATATCATTCAAGTCATCCTCGATATCATCGAGCTTGACGAGCGCCTTGGCTGCGCTGGCCGCCCCTATTGTCATTGCCTGGACTACCGCGGCTCGATACATCTCCTTGTATGCATCCCGCATAGCGTTGACAATCTTCAATGCAGTACCAAAACTCTCAAACGGCAATTCGGACAGGTTTAGCCACTCCTCGGTATACTTCGGGACGAACTTATAACCTGTACTGGCCTCCCGGTCACTCTCGTTCATTCCTTCTTCCCAGGCAATCACGTCATATGTACCGGACAGTACCGGGTCGAAGCCCATCCCCGCAGCGGACAGCTGTCCAAAATCGAACAACGTATTTGCGGGCCAGTTGTTCACCATATAAGTAACAAGTTTCCCGGCGTCTATGTAGGTGCCTTCCGAATTGGTAACCTGCCCATTCAGCCTGACGTAGTTCATCCAGCAGCTAACGTTCGTCAATATCCAGCCGAACTGTCCCACCCCTGGCTTATTCAGGAATCCGCCCTCCCCAAATGCCCAGCTCCCGAAAGTCTCCGGATGGCTTATTACATGTTCGGTAATCTCCGAGCGAACTTCATTGCTGATATACTGTTGGTCATCCTCTGCGGAAGCCTGCTTGGTTACTGCGGCCACGACAGCATTGTATCTGTCTATGAGCTCATTCAGGACCTCTTGGGCGCTCATCGATACATATTCCTTGTCCCGTACACTCTTGCTGGATGCACCGCTGAACGACATGTACAATGGGGTATTCGCGTCGGTGTCGGCCGACCACCATCCTATGTTCCAGTTACCCTGCCCCGCGTTTGGACCGACAATATCGGTATTGCCGGCCCCGCTTCCCGTAGTCCATCCACCTACCTGTATTACCCGGGGAACCGCATGCTGCTGCCAATATGACTTTCCCCATTCATTCAGCAATATGGCCTGGTATACATCAAGGTCAAACGCCATACGAGTCGAGCCGCTTGGCTGCGATATATAGTTCCGCTTTGCATTGTTGATGGTATTCTTCGTCGTTGCGGAAACGAACTTCCATACGATAGGTACCTTGGAAATCTCCGACAGCACCTTATGGAACAAATTACAGAACTCGTCCTCGAGTTCGTCAGCCTGGTAGAAATACGCCTTGATTGCGGTCTTTATCGGAGGAAGCAGGGCGGTCTCGTTGTGGTATGCACTACCGATATTATCCACCAGTCCGGTGCGACTGATGAAACTGGCGAGCTCAGAACCGTACGCGTCACTGAACGACGTGAACTTGCCCATGTCGGTCTTGGTGATGTCGGCCGCTGCCAGCGCAGCGATGTACTGTCTATGTTTTTTCTTCGCGGCGGACCGGTTTATCCTGTAGTCATCCGGAGTTGCATCCTCCGCGGTCACCTCCCGTGCAAAGCTCTGGTCATAGTATGTCACGCTAAAGCCGACATCGTTGTCCTTGCATACGTCGGCAAGGTTGTCCATCGCCCGCTTGAACCTGTCGTACGATATGACGGCATTGTCCTTTATGGCATCGGCCTGCTTCTTGTCCCAAACGTTGGAAAGCCACTTCAGGCTTTTCCAGCGGCCCCCATATAGTCCGAGGGCACCATACAGCACCTTCATCAGCGCAGCATAACGCACTACGTTCTGGTCAATGGGGTACTGGTTCATCCCGAACTCTATGTTCGAAGACGGCCTTATATTCTGGTTAGCCTCGGCGGTGTGACGCGGAAAAATGTAGGCACGGAAAGAATGTATGCTGTAATGCGTGCCGTTATTGTCATCTATGAAGTGATACCGCATATCATCCGCATCGGCATCCGGCTCAAACACGGTTTCCCGGCTCGCCCCGGGTTTCCATGCCGTAGCGATGCCCAAGTCGGCAGCCTCGCCAAGCAAATGCCACGGCCTGACGAAATAGTAATTGGGGGAAGAAGCGGAAACATCCTCGATACATATGCGGCACCCGTCAGTCACTTCGGCCCAGGCAGAACCGGCAGTGGTCCTATACTGGACAGTGCCTGCATAGTACAGCACGTTATTTGTCACAATTTCAGCCGATTCGGTAGGGTTCTGTACAATGACACCGCTGCGGTCTATTGCCGCCTCGGTCTTGACCTTCTCGTTTATGTAAAATTCCTCGAAATCGAACCCTTCGGCCATAAAATCCTCGCAAACCGGGAGTTTATCTACTTTCTCCTTGAAAACTATTGCCTATGGACAAAAAATGGCCGGGGCATTGCTGTCCCGGCCCGGCTTTCCATAGGTCAAAGCCATCTCACGCGGTATACTTGCAGATATTGTCCACCGACAGGTACTTGTGCGCTACTTCCATGGCCCGCTCATATGTCATGGTGTCAAGTTCGTTCTCATCCAGGGCATACCCGAGTTCCTTCACGATGAAGTCCTCGTAATACTCGTAGCGGAGAACCATGCTCTTCTCGCGGTTGATTTTTGCAAAGTTCATGCAGATATCGAACCGTTCCCTGGTCATGTACCTGTCCAGGTCACCGAACACCTGGTCATACACGCCTATCAACTCACCGGCACGTTCCTTCTCCGTTGCAGAGAAGAACATGGGAACGACAACGCTTCCGCAACGCTCCACGTCACCCACACTGTAGTAGGATAGCCCGCGTTTCTCCCGGATTTCCTGGTACAGCGGGGAGTTCAGCCCGCCGCTGAGCATGCGGCAAGCAATCTTCAGAGCCATCGAATCGCCGGCATCACATATTTTCTTGCTGAAGCAGTTCACCATCACCCGGTCAATCCCCGGGAAAGGCTCGAGTTCAATCTGCCTGTTCTCGGAATACTCTGGTAGGCAGGTAGCCTCCGGTACACCCGGCGTATACTCGATTCCCGTAAAGTTCACCCCTGACGGCCCGATGTACACTATCATGCTCGGACGGGCGAACTTTTCGGCGTATACGCGCTTCATGTCATCGAAGGTGAACTTCTCTACGCACGAACGCTCGCCTATTGGCCCGTAGGTGCCGTACACCTTGCGCATTCCGCTGTTGAGTGCGGCACTCATCGGGTCGGCGAAGGTGTCGCCGTACTCCTGCAGCACGGTCTGCTTCTCATTATCGAACTTCTCCTCCGTCACGCGGTCAACACCGCCGGTCACATGGGCCACGAAGTCCTTCGCCACAGGTTCAACCCGGGATGTCAGTCCCGTGATATGGAACACCACGACATCACTGGCCGTGTATGCGTTGGACGAAATTGCGTTCTCTTGGAACATATCACGCATGTCATCCCACGTGTGGGCAACAAGATGCTCCATCAGGTGGGAAGTCCCGTATTCTCCCGGTTTCTCGTAGATGGCTCCCGCGTTACCGTATATGACGTACAGGCCGGACATGGCCAGCGGGTTGATTTCAACTATAGCGCTCATAGTTTCTCTATTTCTCCTAGTGTGGAATAATTTCCATCGTATTCTACTGCAATCCTGTAGTCGAACTTGTCAGCAACGACAGGACCGCGGTGGGTTATCACCAGGGCACAGCCTATCTCCTCGGTCATGTCGCGGACAATATCCAGCATTTCCCGCATGCCGCTGTCGTCAGTGGATACGTCGAGCACCTCGTCCATCGAGAGGAAATTAATCTTGAAATTGCCGACCATTGACACGAAGTCGCGGAAGGCCATGGATATGGCGAACCCGAGCTTCCTGCGCTGTCCCTGAGACAGCATGGTGTAGGACGGGGCCAGGCCCGGTTCCGAATGGAAGGTGAATGACATAGTATCGTCGAACTCGAGACTGAACGGGAGGTTCAGCCGCCTGATGTTGCGCTCGACACTCTTGTTGAACGCCGGCACGAACTGGCTGAATATCATCTTCTTCAGTCCGTCATCTGCACACATGTTCTTCCCGATGTAGTCGTAGGCCAGGCGGTCGTCGCTCGCCGTGTGCAGGCGGAGTTCCGCATCTGCAAGGTCATTCTTTGCATCTTCCAGCTGCTTTTCGGTAATCGCCAGGGAATCATTCTCCGCCTTGGCCTTGGCATTCTCGATTTCAGTAGTCAAACGGCTGATATTCCCGTTGACCAGGTCGTATTCCGACTGGGCTGCCGATATCGAGGTGCTCAGTGCGGTCCACTCGTCGTATGCGGCCTGCCATTTCTGGCGGATTTCGGGGAATTTCTGCTTTTCGGCGGTCAGACGTTCCAGTTCTGCCGCGAACTGGGCCGGGTCCATCCCTGCAGCGGCGACAGTGGCCTCGGACGTGGCCACGGAAGCCTTCAATCTCTGTACGGCACCTTGGGCCGGAACCACAGATGCGTTGTAGAACTCGGTTATCTTGGCCGCTTCGGACTTAACTTGCTCAAGTTCGGCAGTCAAGTTTTCCTTGCTTGTGTTCAATGCTGTCATGTTTGCCACCAAAGTGGCAACTTCTTGCTTCTTCGCAGCAATCTTGTCGCGAAGTTCTATGTATTTCTTGCGAAGTTCGGCCTTGTGAGGCTCGATATCGGCCTCGGTTGATGGTTTTCCACAGGTCGGACAGGGTGTTCCTGGCTTCAGGTTCTTTCCCATAGTCTCAACATCGCTCTGTTCAGTTGAAAGTCGCTTGATTTCACTATCAGCAGTTCGCTGGTCCACTGTATTTGTGGTTATTTGCGAGTCAATGTCGGCAATCTGAGCTGAAAGTTCGGACATTTTGGCACTGACCGTACCAAGAGGCATCTCATTGTACTGTGCCAGTACCCTTTCCAGTGTGGCTTCGGCACCGGAAAGCTCATCTCTGTACCTAGAAAGCACGCCAATCTCCAGCCCGGCCGCCTGGATTTTTGCTATTGCCTGGTCCACACCAGCTTCCTTGGCTGCCTCGGCAGCCAGCCCGTCAATTTCAGTCTTCTTGGCTGTCGCCTGGGAATTCAGGCCAGTCAGTTTCTCGGTAACTGGCTGCAACTGCTGCTGGTATCCGGCGAGCTGCTGTTCCAGTAGGGCAATATTCTGCTTCTTTTCCTGTTTCAGCTGCTCGCATATGGCACTCAGCTTTGCTATCTCGGCGTTTATTCGGTTGATATCGCTCTCCGCGATGTCGAACGATGTCGATGCGGCGGAAAGACGCCTTGCAGTCTCCTTCTTCCAGGGCTCCCAGGTCACCATGATGATGGACTCCAGCAAGTCGCGGCGCTGCTTGGCTGCCATCTCGATGAACGGGATGGACTCCTGGGTATTCATGGCAATAGTATTCTTGAACAGAATCTCGTTGAACCCCAGGACGGTTTCCTCAAAGTCCTTCTGGGAATATCCCGCCCGCTTGCTCTGCGCTACCCAGCGGTCCCCCTCGTACTTCTCCACTTCGAACTTGGATGTCCCCTTCGGGGAAATTGTCCGCGTTACACGGTAGGTCTCGACCACGTCGGCTACCTTCTCGCAGTCGAATTCCAGCAGTACACGCAGAGTACCGTCGACATTCCTCGTGTTGCGGAGCTCGGACTTATTCCCTCCACGGTATGACGTGCCGAACAAGGCAAAATTTATGGCTTCTACCAGAGTGGACTTGCCACTCCCGTTGTCGGCGGTCATCCACACCAGGCCGTTCGGAAACGTGAATTCGTTCGCGTTGTTGCCGTACGACATGAAGTTATTGAACACGCAGCTCTTCAGTGTAAGTATATTCATGCCACAAATATAGCAAAATATCCGGAAAAACGGAAACGGCCGGACGGAAAGCCGGCCGACCGTGCAACCACATGTATATGAATGCGCGAGGCTATTCGTCCTGCGGGGCGGTTTGCCTGTCAGCCACTATGGAATCCAGGTCGATATCCCCGGTCAGGTCTTCCCCAAGGGATTCCAGCTCCTCGGTTGCGGCATCCTTGGCCATTTCGGGCGTTTCCGCCTTGCCGGTTTTCCCGCCGACCTTCTTTGCGGTACCTGCAACCACCGCAGCCTTGACCTTCTTCTTGGCGGTGTCCTTCTTGGGTGTCTCCTTCTTGGACGTCCTGCCCTTGCCCTTCGGCTTTTCCTTGACTGCCAGCATGGCGACCGCTTCCTCCCTGGTAGCCAGTTCCTCGGCAGTCGGAGCGTTGACCTCCTGGTCCGCCTCGAATGTGTCAACCAGGCTCTCAATCTCGGAATCCCCGTGTTCCTGTACGGGAACGGCGGCACCCACCTTCACCTGGATTGAAGTGTCGCCACCAGCCGATTCCTCGACCATGTCGGCATACTTGGTCTTGATGTCGAGAACAGGCAAGGCAGCCTTCATACGATTGTAGGTGGTCTCGGTGAGCACCAGCGTACGCCGGATTTCGGCATCGTCCTTGCCCTGGTCCAGCATCTCCTGCATCTCCGTATAGAGGCTCGACGTGGCCACGATATTCTTGCGCTCATCCTCGAACATGCTTTCGAGCAGGGCCCTGTCGTAATTCGGGTCCTTCTCCTCGACATACTTCATTATGTCCTCGAGGAACTGTCCCTTGAATATGAGCTTGTCAATCCTGGCACGAGTGATGGGAAGACCTGACTCGGCAGCCACGACCGACACGGATTTCGGGCTTCCCGGTTCCTGCACGGCCTCGGGCGGTTCGGCCTTCGCGAACAGTGTCTCGGTTTCCGGATTCACCGGGATATGCATGTACATCTCCCTGGCCTTCTGCATGTTGAGGTCCTGCACATCGAAGCCGACGGGAACCATCTTGTCGTCGAACCCCATCTCGACGCCCGAGCGGATTGCATACCGGTAACAGCGGACGGAGTAAGCGGTCGGGTAGAACCTGCGAGAAGTAGTCTCGGACTTGAACCTATCGGGCGTCATCTGGCGGAATTCCGAATCGACCCAGTTGTTGATGTATACCGGGGTCACCGGGTCTCGCAGCGGCATGTTCTGGCTGGATACCCTGAACATTGTAATACCCGTGTTGGGTAGGGCCTTGTACATGGGGAGGAATCCTTCCGGTTCCCTCCTGGTATGGGTGAAGCAGTCCATCTGGGTTCCCACGCGGTACCTGGTAGGTTCCTTGGAGGACATGTGCTTGACGTAGAACGTCACTGCCGCCACGGTACCGGGTATGGTATCGGCATACTCGGTGATGCTCTTGGCCCTTGCCGGAGAAATCCACAGGAAGTCGTGCTCGTCCATGCAGATGCACCATTCCTCGAATTCCCGGCGGGACACGTAATCCTGTATAATCTCGCTCTTGAACGCCCACCTTTCGTCACGGGGAGCGAGCGTGACATGCTCGCGGCGCTTCTCGCACACCTCGTCGAGCCAGGAGTGGTTGCCGTTGTCACAGACAAAAATCGTGTCGAAGCCGAGCGCGATATGGTAGTTGAGCCATTCCTCGAAGTCGAGGCGGTTGTCCGAATTCACCTGGACAAGGCAGTTGACCGCTAGTCGTTGATTTCGCATAATGTATACCTCTTTGAGAGGTAAACTATACCATATGGACTAGAAAATCACGTCTATGTCCGATAATTCGGCGTCCAGGCCGATGTTGTCGGCCGTCACCACATCATCCCCGAGCTCGATTTTCGGCTTTTCAGCAGCCGCCTTGTACTTGGTGAACATGCCCGCGTTGAAGGCGACGCCCGAATTCGTTGAATTCACGCAATAGAACCCGGTGGACTGCAGCCTGAGATAGTTGGACCGTATCATGTCAGGCACATCCCAGAAATCCAGACGTTCAAACCCGGCTACATTCTCAGGTTCCGGGGCCATGTCCATGCAGTGGTCGATTTCCTTCTTGACATCATCGGGAACCCTGGACAGGTCGATGAGGGTACGGTTCCTCATGTACTGGTCATCCCAACCATTGTTCTTGGCAGCTTCGTATACATTCGGGCAGGACTCCAGCAAAGTGGTGGCGCCGACATCGGAAAGCTGGGTCTCCTTGCCTTCCTTGAACTTTCCTGTCTTGGGGTCGACGAAAGCCATTCCCTGAATGTTGTCGGAATCGTCCCCGGTAAGGACCTTGTGGTCCAGGTACTTCACCGGGTCGTCCTTGACTATGAACGTATCAGTCTGGTGGTTGAAAATCCTCACGTTCCTGGTCTTAATCTGCGCCATGTCGGAGTCTCGGGTAATGACAATAACGTCGTCACATTCACCGGCATACTTCTGTACGGTGGAGTAGATTACGTCGTCACCCTCGGCGTGGAAGCACTGTATCGCCCTCGCCCTGAACAGCGGGGCGAGTTCCATGGCGAACTGCTCACGATAGGCCGCCCATACCTTCTTGTCCGTGAAGAATGTCCATTCCTTGGCGGCACGGTGTCCCTTGTATGACGGAAGAATCGGCTTCCCGGTCGCCGTACGTATACTCCAGAACATCTTCTGACGGTCAGGGGGCATCTCATTCAGCTTCTTGTGCTTCAGTTCGCTCAGCTTGGCCCTGTCGGCTGCCTTCAGCTTGGTAACGGCATATCCTCCACCATTGGCCTTCTGCACCATGTACAGGAAATTGTCCGACGCCACGTAATACTCGACCTTGTTCCAGTATATTTCCGCCTTGTCGGAATAGTAGTCCTCGACGAACTTCTTGCGCCACGCGGCCTTCCCTTCCAGGGCGAATACAAGGTGCCTCGGGTTGAACAGTGCCACGTAGTCCATTATGCGGGTTATCATCTTGGTACGCCACAGCTCCAGCTCCCCCTCGGCGTCAACCAGGCCGTACTTGGCCCTGTTCTTGTCCGACGCTATGGAATAGAACATATGGTACGACAGTGAAGCCCAGTCTACGACGACCAGGCGGTTGTCTACAAAGGGATAACTCGTTACCGGCGGCTCGCTGAAAAGTGCTGCCGCTCCTGATTTCTTCTTAGCCATGCACCAAATATAGCAATTGCGCTATGCCCGAGCTGCCGCCTTGCGCGGCTTCCTCGGCTTTTTATCGACAATCTTGGCAGCGGCATCCTGTGCCCGGTCCTTGACACGCTCAAGCATGCCGACCATCGATTTGAGCTTCTGGCTGACTATGCATTTCAGCGGTGCCTTGGGTTTCCCGGGAACGTCACATGCCTGCAGGTTCGCCTGTTCGAAGACCCGCATCTTATCGACCAGGCCTTCACTGTACAGAGCCATTATTGCGGCCGGAATGTAACCGACTGTCGCCTTTCGGGTCAACTGGTCAATCAGCTGTTCCAGCACATCACAATCGTCAATGCAGTTGCTATCAACTTTCATGTACATTCCGCTTCCGTCACCCATGTTGTCATACAACCTGCCCACCAGGTACCGCACAGTCGACGCGACCAACTGCGGAAGGGTATGAAGCTTTGCGATGCTTCGCATGGACTGCACAACCCCGGCGGCCATAGAGAGGTCCTTTACCTCCATAGCCCCCTGGTCGTCACGCCTCGAGAGGTAGGTACGATATGCCTTGGCGTTGATAAACCGGTCCTTGTACAGATGCATGAATACGGTTTCTGTCGCATCGAAGTTCCCGTCGACGACCGCATCCGATATGACTGCACCCAGTTTTGCTTTCTTTGCTCGGTTTTCGTAGCCATCCATTATATGGGTAAATGCCCTTATATCAGTCTCGGGTACATTATCCTGCAGTTTCTTGCATACGAAGTTCAGTATGAAGTCGTCCTCAACGAACCGGTCGGACGGTGCGCTCAAAACATACGCGTTGACGAACCTGAAGCCATATCGCCCGTAATACTCCTCCCATTCGTCGTATCCGATAGTGAATATGCTCCAAGCACCCGGTATACTGAACCATGACGTATCATACCCCATCTCGGTCTGCCCGAAATTCCCCAGCATCAAGTCGCCCATCGCCCGATATAGACGTTCTGCTCCATCCGGCTTTACCGAATAACTTGTCATTAAGGTCATGAGTGTCTTATTCAACCCGCCCGAATACCGCCCCATCAACCATCCAATGTACGATACATCGATGTGGTCAATTGCCTCGTTGCATACCCGGTCAATGAATACGTTAACCTTATCCGCGCTCAATCCAGTTTCGGCAAATATGGGTGAGCATATCTTGCTGGCTACTTGAGATATACCATTGTAGGTGTCCGGCTTGTCCCAGTCAAGTGCGTTCAGTGTACTTGGAAAGTTTACCACCAGGTCGCTTACCATCATGGCTTTCGGCAAGGTCGCTAAGGACAACCATTCATGCAAATCCCACTCTTCAATGCACTCAGTTACCATACCGAGCATGGATTCCGTTATTTGGTTGGCGGAACCGGTCAGGACAAATAAAGCCCCCTGCAGCATTTCAAAATCGGGAATCCTGGACGCGATGTTCAAAATCCGGGTCTTCCCGAATACTTTTATTAGGGTATACAAGCACTCCTTCATATCGGCATAGTCGATGCGTTCCCTCCCGCTTATATCCGATGTGCCAAAGAACTTCTCGGCAATGCGGTCATCCGTATATAGAGCAAGGAGACGCTCGTTTCTCGGTTGTCCTATCCGTTCCACATCGCGCAGGATACTCATGTTGTTCGAAAGCTCTTCTCTCGGGTCAGTTGACCTGTGTGTATCTTGTATCAAGTCGCACGTGCAATCCATCAGTTTTTCCGGGATGGCCATTTCAGGGAACCTCTCGAAAACAACCGAAAGTTTCTCCAACAGTGTCAACGGCCGCGGCGCCCCCCACCCATACTTTTCCCTCGTTTCGGGTGCGCCACCCCGTACAATGTCAGCAGCCATATCAATGAACTTGCTGTTGCTTATCATGGCCTCGGCTTCAGTCTTTACCTTGCTGGGCGGATTGGCTGAATACACGTAGTCCAGCAGCCTCATTGACCTGCCAAGCATATCCGACGATAATGGCTCGTCATTGTCGGGTAGAAGGCTCATCCACAATTCGGGGGAAACTTTGAAGGCCGCAACCTGTTCGCCTATCCTACATAGGGTGTCGAAATTTCTTGCGTCGTGCTTGACGAAAACTCGCTGTATCTCGGGAGTGAGAAGGTGGACATCATAGTTGGCAAATTCCTCGAGTGACAGGGTGCCTTCACTAACTAGCCTATCTATTTCCTCCGGCGTGAACGGGTTTCCGGAACACGCCGCGCAAATGACCACAAACGGGTTCCGCCCGAAAATCGAGTCCTCGCTGGAGAACCGGTCCGCCGATAGGTGGAACCTGGCCCGCTCGGCGTATTCCTTCAGTTGTGGCACCTTCTCCATCAGCTCGCGTACCGATGCCCGCTCGAAGTATGCATTCTTCAGGTCTTCCGTAGTAAGGACGCCTTCCTTGATTGCATCCTGCCAGAACAGAATCCTGGATTCGGTATTTCCCAGGAGTTCGGACTTGTTCTCAATCACGTAATCGATAAATTCCGGGTCATCGCCGATAAAATCCTTGACGCCGAAGTTCATCTGCGGGGCATAGCCATAGTCGTACCTGTGCCCAACGCCGGTTACCTTCTGGTCCTTCAGGAACCACTTCACGTAAGGCTGTATCTGCCTGCGGTACTTGTTTTCCTGGTTTCCCCAGGATTTTGACTCCTCTATCTTCCCTGTGGGTGTCAATATTACGGTCAGGTATGCCTTGCCGCTGGCATCGCGAAGCTCCCAGTACTGGTCGTCGGAACCGGCACGCGGGGAGTTCCCGCAATGGTGCATGGTCTTGCTGGTGATTGAAGACGGCATGTTCGGGGCAATCCTGCCGCCGGCGTCCACCGCATACACCCACTTGAACCCGTCGGGGAACTCGTGATACACCTTGACGCGGTTCCACACCTTCTCCTCTTCCTTGGTCAGTGACGGATACGGCTTCGCCGCCTGCTCCGCCCCGACACTGGCATCGTCGAGTATCGCGCTGGCCTCATCCGGGACCGTGTCCGATGTGACTTTGGAGAGGAATCTCTGTTCGAGGGACCCGTGTATTGCCAGGTCATGAATCTTATGAAGCATTTCCTCGTTGGTGAACCCCGGCTTGCGGATTTCCATCAGGAAAAGGAAGTTGAACAGTTTCTGTAGGAGATTGCCCCCCTTGATGACGCCATCCATGTGGGCGGATTCCCATGCATTGTTCACCCTGTCCTTGGCCGCCTTCAGCGCTTCCGGGGACCCGGCCTCCTTCAGGAGGAATGCCTTGTTGATGTTCGTAGCCTCGAATATGGCGAGGGATTCGTACAGCACCCTGGCGAAGTTGTCGTCGAGGTGAGTTTCCATGATTATGCGGGCAAAGTCTTTCATATTTCCCAGTTTATACGGAAAGGGCGGGCCGTTACCGGTCCGCCCTTGTTTCTCTCAGGAGGTAAACTTAATTGGAACCGGTGGAACCGAACCCTCCCCGGTCCTCCCCGTCCATCCTGCCTTCGACGAATGTGACTTCCGGCTGCCGCTCGACAATCCTGAACTGGCAAATCTTGTCACCCTTCTCGATTACGGTATCCCTCATGGCTATGACGGACATCTTCCACCAGTCGTTCGGGCCGGAATACGAGTTGTCTATGATGCCGACATGGTTGGCCTGGATAATCCCCCACTTCTTGTAGGTAGAAGAGCGGGGGACCAGGTGCGCCTCGTACCCGTCAGGCAGCTTCATCGCCACGCCCAGGTGCACCAGTGCATGTTCGCCCTGTTTCAGCTCGGTCCGTTCCGCCGCGTACAGGTCAATCCAGTCGCCCTTGGCGTTTACTTCCAGGCGTCTTACCGTTTCGTCCAGATACTGTACCTTGATTTCCATACATTTCTCCTATCGTGTGAACATTGTTCTCTGCCAGGTTGCCCGGGATGTCCTCCCCTGGCCCTTGGCCTGCTGCTTGGCGGCCGTGGCCGCTGCCTTTTCCCTGCGCTTCTTGATGTCGTCGGGGGTCACCTGGGCCTCGTACAGCCCGTCGAGATGAATCTCCTCTATGGGGAGCTCCTCGTTGGCGTAGTACTTGACCCGTTCGTAGTAGTGCTTCATCATGTAGTTGTACTTGCGCGTTCCCGGTCCCCCGTTGCGCGGGTTCGTATAGTAGGCGGCATCGTCCACAATGTCGTACGTCGTCGCCAGTTTCTTGTCCGGGTGCCTGCGGACGATTCGGCCGAGCGACTGCACGATGGTGTATGCGGATTTCATCGGTTCCGCCAGTATCAGGTTGTGCAGCAGCTTGATGTTGACGCCCTGCTTCATGCAGCCGTAGGTCGCTATCAGCACGTTCCCGGTACACTTCTCCATGGCAAGGCTTATGTCGTCCCGGTCGTCGATTCCGACATCGCCCTCGACGACATGGTAGGTGTATCCCGGGTGCTTCTCCTTCATGAAGTCGCAGAACTCGTGCAAGTGTTCCTTGTAGTTGAATAGGATGACGGTGTTCTGCTCGCCGGTAATCCTGCCCCCCGTGAACAGCATGTCGACCACGTCCTTGCGGGAACTGTTCTCGCACACGATGGCCCGCTCATCCTCGTACCGGGTCTTGTCGGCACAGATGGCCGGCCGGAGCGGCATCGGGTACGGGACGAATATTGCCTTCACCTCCAGCGGCGTGAGTATCCCCTTGGCAATCAGCTCCTTCAGCCGGACAACGTCCAGCTTCGGGCCGAGGCCGCCCTCGATGTACCCGGCATCGATGTGGTTGGAGACGTTATCGTTCGCCAGTTCGGCATCCGGGAGCGTCCCGGAGAACCCGACCTTGAAGTTGTTGGCGTTGACGCACTTCGCCAGGATGTTGCGCAGCTCCTCGCCCTTCGCCGAATGCGCCTCGTCCACCAGCACCGCGGTAAACACCTTGAAGTACGAGTCGTCCTTCAGGCGGAGCGACTGCCAGGTCGATATGGTAATCTGCTTGAGGGTAGCCTCCTCGCCTATGGACAGGCGCTTCAGCTCCTCCAGCTTCTTCTTGGAAATCTTGTCGGCTGACCCGCCGTAAATCTGCGTGCAGTAGTCTCCCGCCTCCTCCCAGCCGTAGTCGTCACGGAAGTTGCGGAACAGCTGCTTCACCAGCGCCGCGTTGGGAACTATGACGAGCACCTTCTTGTTCTCCCGCTCCATCAGGTATCGGGCTATCACCATCATGGACATGCTCTTGCCGGAGCTGGTGCATGCGAGAATGGAGACCCTGCGCCTGTTCAGCGCCTCGAGCACAATCTTCTCCTGGTGCTCGAACATCTTCAGCGAGAAGTCCTCCTTCTGCAGGGCGGGATTCTCCGCGGACTTCTCCAGGAACTTCCCTCGGTCGTACATGTTGAGCGTCTTCTCGAACTCGCGCACGGTCTCTATCGGCACCGGCCCGAACGGGGGAGTGAACATCTCCCGTATCGCCCTGGTTATCTTCACGGACACCTGGCCCTGGAAGGCGTCGCGCAGGTAGTGCGACAGCCTCGGGATGAGACCGATGGGCAGCGTCCGGTTCCTCCCGTCGAAGAACTTGACCAGGCAGTCGTCGTAGCCGTGCTTGGCGGCCCAGGTGTACTTCCTCGACTTGTCGTAGTACGTCAGCGTTGCCAGGGTATAGCGGAGGACCTCCCGGTTCGCGTTGGGATTCTCCCCGGTAACGTGCATCTTGGCGAGCACGCCGTCATAGTTGTCGAATGTGACCGTTACCCCGAACTGCTGTTCCATACGCAATCAGCCTCCGGCCTACACGGCCTGGGTGCACCGGTAAGCACCGGGAGACACGGTGTCGGAAGATACCTTCCCCGCATCCCTCAGCGGCATGAACGAGAACTCGTACCCGCCGTCCGTCTTGCCAGTCCAGAGTACCACCCTGTACGGGTGCTGCGGCATGAACTTGAAGCCAGTCTCGGCGAAGGCGTTGGATGATTTCTTGAGATAGAGCAGCCTGACGCAGTCGTCGAGATAGGACCTGACGGCCCGGTCCAGGGCGTCCAGGAACTTCCCGGACTCGACCGCGTCGCCATCCAGCTCCGGCGCCTCGCCGTCCCTGGCCATTTCGACACCGCCACGCATGTTCGTGTTCAGCAGGTAGCCCATGGAACCGGAGGTGACCCCGGCGGAAACGTCCGTCGCGGGACACAGCACCAGCCTGGCCGCGCTGAGCTTCTTGTAATCTGTAGAATCCATACCGAGAATATAGCAAGATTCCCCCGGGAAGTCAACGGGAATTCCCGGAAAACCCCGGGAAACCTGTCCGATTCGTTAAACATATCTATAGGACTTGTAGGTAACTGGGCGGAGCGACCCTCATGGTCCTCCCTCCACCACCGGGTTTTCCGGGAAACCGGGTTCAAAACGTTAAACATATCTATAGGACTTGTGTGACCTGGCGGAGCGTGGACCCCGTAGGGGCCCGGGGGAAGACGGGGGAATCCCGGGAAGGGGTGGCGAAACCCGGATAAACTCCTTGACGGAATGGCGGATTTTGAATAATTTTGGACCGATGACACCCAGGTTCGAGTACAAGATGAGAGTACCCGAGGTTTTCCTCGCCCCCCTCAGGCAGAAGCTTGAGGAGTTCCCGGGGTGCGCAAGGCGCAGGGAGAAGTACCTCTTTGTCTTGCACCTCGTGGCAAGGCAGCTGAAGAGGGCCTACCACGACGCCAGGATACTGGGCGGCAAGGTGGATACCAGGACCTGGCACTGCAACCTGCAGGCGGTCTACCTGCACGCGGCCATAGGGAACGACTACAAATCCGTGCTCGAGGACCTCATCAACTGGGGCTTCATCGGGAGGAGCTTCTCGTACCTCCCGGGTGACGGCAAGACCAGGGGGCGGAGCAAGGCCTTCTGGTTCGGGTGGCCCTACGTGAACTACTGGAAGGAGTACTGCTACAGCCGCGAGAGGCGGATGGGCGACGTCACGGGCGAGACCAGGAAGTACGGGAGGACGAGGGGAATCCCCGTCAAGTCCAGGCCGTTCCTGAAGAGGCTCGCGCTGTGCGCGGCCGACGTGAAGGCCAGGCAGATGCTGGACCCGAGGGTGGGCGCCTGCCACGACGGCCTGTCCCATTTCTCCCTGGACAGGAAGCGGGCGGTCAAGGTGCTGGACAGGCTTGTCGCGGACAAGTCCATGACCGCCAAGCGGAAGCGCCGCGAATTGGCGAAGGTCGACAGGTTCAACTCCGTGAACGAGGACCCCGGGGCGCTGTTCGTGAAGAAGGACAGGTTCGGGCGAATACACACAAACGTGACACAGCTCAAGAAGGAGGTACGGGCCGAGTGCCTGTACTGCGACGGGAAGCCGACCGCCGGCGTGGACATCAAGTCCAGCCAGGGGGCCTTCCTGGGAACGATAATGCGGAGCCTGGCCGACGAGTGCGCCGCGCTGGACCTGACCGAGTCGCCGTCGCTGAGGGAGCTGAGGGCGAGGGCCGAGATACGCGACCGCGGGGCGTACCTGGAGGAATGCGGGAGGTACGAGGGGCTCGTCAGGGAAGGCCGGCTCTACGAGTTCTTCGCGTCGGAGATGTCCCAGGACTTCGACCTCGACCGCGAGGTCGGCAGGGAAGAGGCGAAGCACGCGTTCTTCGTCACCCTGTTCGGGCCGGTGTTCACGGAGGGCGGCGACCCGATGAAGGGCGCGGTGCGTAGGGTGTGGTCCGAGCACTTCCCGTGCATGCTGCTCGCCATCGAGCGGATGAAGGCGGGGAATTACGCGGCGCTCGCCCGGGAGATGCAGCGGGTCGAGAGCAGCTTCGTGTTCGACAGGGCCATACCGCGGATTACCCGGGAAGTCGGGTGCCCGTACTGCACGGTGCACGACGAGATTATCGTGGAGGCCGGGCTTGCCGACCGGGTCAGGGAGCTGGTGGAGGACGAGCTGGGGAAGGTGGGCGTCCCGACCATGACGTCGGAGGAGTTCGGGATGGCCTGGAAGACCGGGGACGAGATGGAGTTCGACCGCGATGTCGAACTGGAGATGCTCGGGGTGTACGAGCCTGCCGCAAGCGCATAAAAACGGACATGATATAAACTTGGCGTAAAGCATACCAATACGAGGTAGATTTTATGGCCAGGACACATCGCACGCTCGGCCCCGCGGCATTCGAGGCGTACATGGATTTCGCCGATTCCCTGAAGAACGGCAGCAACGACGACGCAATCGACCGTTTCAAGTACAACTTCGCAGTCAAGGAAGGGTACATCAGGCCCGCCAGGAAGCCACAGTTCGAGGCTGCCGACGGCCCGCTGACCGCCGACAAAATCAAGGATGCCGTCAGCGGCCTCCTGCAGGCGTTCCTCCCGCACCTGGACTCCGAGGAGCAGACCGTTCTCGAGGGCTTCCTCAAGAACTTCGACGACAAGGTGAATGCCGGCGAGAACCCGTTCTCGTCGGGGGAAGATGACGAGTGCGGTGCCGAGGAGGCCGGCGATGACGACGGCGAATGCGACGGTGACGACGAGTGCCCCGCCGGCACGAAGTGCGTCGACGGGGAATGCGTACCGGTAGAAGAGGAATGCGACTGCGGCGAACCCAACGCGGCGCCTGCCGATACCCAGTGCCAGAAAGCGGGCAAGGGCAAGAAAGGGAAGGGGAACGAGCTGACCGAGAGCCGTTCCAGCAACCTCTTCGGCAACGCTGACGAGGGCGAGTCCGACCTGCTCCGCCCGTACGACGACAACGGCGAACGCGACATCGACTTCGACCACCCGGCACGCGACATCGACGCCGAGTACGACAGCGCGTTCGACGAGCAGCGCCGTCGCGAGCTGGATGACGATGAAGCGGACAGGAACCTCGACGACTACATCTCCCTCTGGAATTCCGACGAGCTGAAGGATTACCGTAACGACGGCGCGGACGAAGGCCGTCCCGGGACGGAGGCCAACGATGCCGACGTCGACTATGACGCCCTTGCCGACGAACTCCTGAACAACGCCGGGTACGGGAACATGTCCACCCGCAACGGCGGGGTCGCCCCCAGGAACCAGAAGTTCTTCCGCTAGTGCGGCAGGCGAACATTCCGAGAAGGCGTCCGGCACTCCCGGACGCCTTTTGTTGTAGTTTCTGGGAAAAGAGACATATGGGAACAGACAGATGGGCATGCTCGACCAGAAAACTATAGATGAAGCCGACAGGGCGTTCGACGAACAGGAAAACTCGCTTTCCGAATGGGAGGCCGATGTCAAGAAGGATGACGACGAGACAGTTACTTCCGAAGGTAAGTCCAATTCTGATTCGGATGATGGCACGGGGGATTCCGCTGACGAAAGGCCGGCTACCGAAATCCGGGTCGATGTAAGGACCGCGGCGAAAACGGAGCCGTCCGGCAAGTTGACGAGGGAGCAGGCGAAGGAACTCGTCATGGCTGACTATGCCGACTTTGACGACGTGGTGGGAGATTCCGGGATTGACCCGGAAAAGCTGGCCGAATACACTTCCGTGATACCCTTCTGGTACAAGTCCTTCCGTGACGGGAAGGAGAAGATGGGCACGATGCCGAAGTACCCGCTGTTCCTCGACCTGTTCGGGGTTACCGAGGCGACTTCCATCAGCATGGGCGACGTGTACAGGAAATTCGCCCCGGAAAAGTACGAATCCGACATGAAGGCCGATGAGCAGGCCGACCGGCTTGCCAGGGCTGCCGGGGAGATTGTCAGCAGGCGCGGGCTCGACTTCGAGAGAAAGCTCGATGACGATGACTACGAGATTCTGGAGAAGGCCGGGGTCGAGAATCCCAGGAAATACAGGACGGTTTCCGAGGTCACCGGGATGAACCCCGGGGTGATGGAGTATGACGGGTCGTCAAACGTCGTCTACAATGCCGACTATGCCGAGGCCATGGGTGGTTTCATCGGGGATGAGACCGATGGGGAAGTAGAAGTAGTGTCCCTGGAGTCCGTAATCGCCGGTCTGAGTCCGAAGTTCCTGAAAGGATTCATCGGCAAGGATGCCGGTGAAATCCGGGAAGTATATGACGGGCCGGAAGAGGACGAATCCGGCGAGCCGTTCGTCCCGTTCGACCTGTCCCCAAAACACTAGATGCGATGGATTATCGGCAGGTTACTGCCGTTCCTGCTGAGCTCGTCGAGCGTTATGTAGTCTAGCCCGGTGAATTCCATCGTATGGCGGTCATACCAGTGAATCGTTCCGACTTTCACATCCTCGGGGGAATCGTTCCTTCCCGGGTTGAAGCCAATCATGGTGGCCAATCCAACATCCCGGCCCACGTACTCGTTAATGAACTTATCTACTGCGCTCTCCGTCAGGCCTATGTTGTCTACCACTATTCCGCCCATTAGTACTATGTAGTTGGTATACGGGTCGTTCGGACTCTGCAGTCTTGCCCTATCCCCGGTGATACATCCGAGCGTATACCTGGTATCGCCGTTCACATCGTAGCTGAGGAGGGCAGTCATTTTTTCCGCATCGAGGAATTCGCCTAGAATCTCGTACCTGCGGATGCGGTTTTCCCTGGCATAGTAGACGAGCATGCGCTGCCTGTCGGCCCCGTCATACACGACCCACAGGTTGTAGTTCCCTTCCGGTGTCGTTACGTACGTGCCGCGGCTTCCCGGGGGGAACGGGCAGTCGCCCCTCGAAGTTGCGATACTCTCGGGTTTTCCTTCCGTCTCCGGCCCGGAAACGAACACTTCGCCGTCGGCGTTGAACCCGATGCGGCGATTCTTCCTGGATGACGATACCGGGAATGCCCAGGAAATCCCGGACTCGTCCGTATCGAAACCGCTGTCGCCGTCGTTGCCGGTCTTGCCAGTTTCCCTGTCCGTGCCATCCGCGCCGTCAAGAATCTTCTCTATCCTGGGTGCTATGCCGTCGGAATAATCCAGGGAGAGCAGTTCATCCAGGGGTTTCGGGGTGGAAAATACCGGGACAGTAATTTTGCGCTCGGGAAAATGCAGGAATACCAGTGCGGGAATTTCGGATACCGGCATATTGCCGGAACGGTCATGTTCATACCTGTACAATGCATCCGCGTCCGCCATGTATACCAGCTTGTAGTCGCCTACGTTAGGCTGGTAGGATTGGTATGTCCGCCACGGGGTCCCGTTCCACCTGTACACCTTTTCCCGCAATACGTCATCCGGTTCATCTCCTACCATGTCGAGGTTCAGCAGGTCGCCTATGACGGATATGTCATCCACCTTGTGTTCGACAATCTTTGGCCCCGATAGCTGCGGTGCGGCATTGCCATCCAGGGGTACGGGGAACCACTTCTGCATCAGGGCGACCAGGTCATCCGTCTGGAGATGTCCGTCGGGGTCGACGAGTCTGATGCTGTTATCCCATTTCCCTATCAAGGCCAGGGAGAAAATCGAGTAGTTGATTAGGATTATCTTCGGGGCGTAATCGCTGCCGAAGTCGGATACCTTCAGCATACCCGGGATATTCCCCCCGCTCGGCACAAGTGATTCATCGTAATGTACCGGGTGACTTGTACCTGGTGCCTTTGAAGACTTCGATACGTCGCGGCGTGCCTCGAAACATATCCCCCGGTCGTCGTCGTATTTAACTAGGCCCGGAATGCTGTACCTGCTTTCCCCGGGTCCTGCAATGACTATGCCGAATGCTGACGAGTCATACTTATCCCCGAGGCGGGTGTCGTCGCGGTATTCAACATATGAATCCAGTACGTCCTTGTCGAGCGCATGCTCGCTTATTAGCATGAACCCGCGGTCACCGTTGCCCATGTTCCTGTAATCGTTATAGTATCCATCCCATGTCCAGCACCACGAAGATACACCGTTCGTGCATTTAGCGTGTTCACCGCTGGGGTTGTATACGCTTCCTCCCCGGAAATAGAATTTTCCGGTTGGTGCGGCAGGTTCGTTGAATGCTATGACGCCGCGTCTTATCCTTGTCTGGTTGTCCTTGGCGTTGTCCTGGTCCTGGTCGATGTCTACTACATACCACCCGTTCAACTTTCTTGTCGGGAACTGCACCGTAGTACTTTCCTCGTGCTCTACCATAATTGGCTCGGGGGCGACTTCATCGCTGTAGGTCGCATTCAGTCCTTCCGACTGGGGCGCGATGGCCTCGCTGTCATCATCATCGCTATTGACCTTGGGCGGCTCGTAATAGGTTGTTTCTCCACTGGCCCCGTTTATGCTCGATTTCCTATCTATTGCCGTTAGGTCATAGGTCCACTTATTCACTAGCTTGAGCAACTGGGAATAATTCAACGGGGCCGTCTTTCCTGCAATTTCCAGGTTACTTGTAATCTTGACGTCAACCGGGGTGGTCATGTCCTGAATCAGTTCTACGTTATCCACTCCCAGGTACTCGATATTTTGGCTGATATCGGTTTTTCCGCAGTTCGGCGTATTGGACATGGGCGCGATAAGAGTACAAAGTACGAGTTCCGGCAGGATGACCCTGGCAAGATGGCGCATTTTGTTGTAGTTCCATGCGGGTGGGTTGTCGCGGAGAATCTCGGATTTTGCAGCCTGTATGCTCTTTCCGGTTTTCTGGGCAAAGTATTCCGCGAGGGCGTTCAATAACCCCGGTTCCCGGTGTATGAGGTATGACTTCATTCCGCATTCATCGAAACATATCCTTAATATGCCTTCGATGTAACGTCCGGACAGCAACGCGACATAGTTCTTTAAGTTCTGCGGCCAGGAATCGACATCGGCCAGGTCCTGCACCGATATCGGCGCATCGTGCGGCGTAACTTCGTTATCCTGTTCTTCACCGTCATCCTGGACGTCGGCGTTTTCTTGTTGCCCGGTCGACCCGTCTGCTGACTGTTCACCGTGCGGTCCGTCGTTCCACCCGAACCAGGCTACCACTTCTTCGGAAGAACCGATACCCATGTACTGCGGGTGCAGAATCTGCGCTCCGGCATACAGCCGGATAAAATGCGCAAGGTTCGAGTAACGCGAATCGCTGTACCGGGCGTCCTCCGTTATTCCGAACCGACGGCATATGTCGGCCTCTATGCGTTTTGCCATCGAACTATCGGCCGATGACGCCTCAAGCAGGATGGACAGACTATCGAGAAGTGCATAACTCATTGGTCATTAATCCTTTCTAGATATTCCCGGTAACTTATGGACGGCCGTCCGGCCCTCCCATTGGCCCGCCGAGTCTCCTGGCCTGCTGGACGTATTCGGGGTCCTCGGTCTCCACTGGGGGGAACGCGTCGTAGAACGGACGTCCGATAAGGTCGACCACATCTTCTTCTTTGAGAAGGTAGTCGGAACTGCCGTTGGCATCGTTCCATCGGGGGGTTGCCGTCGACAGGTCCCCGTCGGTATCGACAATCACGGCTATCATGCTGGTCCCGTAGTCGTCGAGCGGGCAATTCTCCCCGGGCTCGGCCGGGACATCCTCGAAACCGTCCCGCAGGCAGAAATATACCGTGTTTTTCCCTTCCAGGGTGTAGGAGTCCCACATCATCTGGGAGGTGGTGATGCACCAGGGGGATACCGTGAAGTACTGTCGGTACTGTTGGGCAGTCTGGAAGTCGGGTATGTGGACAATACGGTAGTTTCCGGGTGTTGCCTCCGATGAGTATCCGCGTATTGCATCACGGCGACTCGTAATGTCGCCATGCAGGGTGTTGCCGAAGTTGTTGCGGATATCCCGGAGCGTCATGCCGTTGAGGTCGATGTCGAATTCCGCGCCATCGGCCTGTGGGTCAGGGCATATCTCGCATACGTACTTGACAAAGGTCTTCAGTAGTTTCACTTCACCGGGGTCCTGCTCGGGACTACCGAAGCCGCAACCGCCCATTCCGTTGCGGAGCAGCGCTATCCTGGTTACGCCCGGCATGTAGTCGGTATTCGCACCGTTGAAGTTGAAGAACGTTTGCCTGATGTTGTTGAGGATGCTCTGCATCAGGGTAAGCTCGTTACCGCGCCGGTTGGTGAATGACTGCTCGTTGAATTCGGGAATGCTTATGTTTTGTCCGGCCGGGGATGCCTGGAACTCATGAAGGAACTGTGAGACTGGCTTCATGTGGTCGTCGTGCACTCTCTGGTACAGGTCGGTCACGCGGGGGTCATCCCAGTTCTCGGGAATATGGCCGATGATGTTGGATACTATGGTCTTGTACACTGCCTTCCTGGTAAGTTCCTCAATTTCCCGCTGGGATTCAAAAAGTGCCGATTCCGTGAGCGGTTCGCCGAAAATCGTTGAGTATGCCCTGGAGATTGACTCCATCATGGTTGCCGGTATGCTTAGACCCTTCATCTTGAACCTGTGGTTTTAGTCCGTTATCAGAGAGTTTATATACCAAGGATATGCCCTGAAGGTATAAACTGTGGTTAATCACACAATTGTACGGTGTTGCCGATGTTTTCGAATTCAGACTACAAGGAATTGGTATCGAGCGGTATTGATATCGGGATTATGACCCTGGTGGAAAGCGCATACCGGGTGTTGTTCGAGGGAAATAGCGGGAATTCGGTACGCCCGGTGCCATTTAGGTACGATGATGCGGCAAGGTTTCTCGGCATAGATACGACGGATTGTGAAGGGAGCAGCACTACCACATCAATAGCACGCAAGTTGAATAGCGACCCGAGGTTTATGCAGGTCGATATGCTGGTAAATTCTTCCATGGATATGGCGATGGATGAACTTGGCCTACGTTATAGGGATGATGGTGGTGAACCTGTATGGGTGTATCAGGACGTAAAGAACAGCGCAAATTTCAGAAATGTTGAAGAGAATCTAAAGAATGCACTGAAATTGGCCATATTGAAAGACTTGTCCTCATGTTCAGATAACGAGAGCTTTACCGCCAGGTTGAATAAAATAGACCGAGTTGCTCTTGCCGATGAAATACAGTCTTTGTTCAATGAACACGACCTTATAGAGAAACTGACAAAAAACAACAACCGCTTTGAAAAAACGATATTGGCGGATACGGAAAATTTTACAACATCTGATATCGCAGATACCGCGGTTAAAAATAGCAAAGGAGGAATGGCGTGGGAAGCTGCAGGCATGCAAATGATGCTGAGAAACGAGGATGGCACCGAATGGGTAAAGGAAGAAAATGACCGCATACAAGCCTATCTAGTTCCTGGTTCCGGGGTAAGTATAATGAGACTGGACCTGATGGAAGATGAAGGCGCATACCGCATTCAAGATATTGTCTTTATGTTCCCCCAAATAATAAGTCACAGGGTTGCCGAAGATTTTGTCAACTTCCTGACAGCGGATTTCTGCTTAGGCCTATGGCAAGACGCACCAAGCAATGACGACTTGTCGAAGTTACAGTTCAAGCTTACTTGGGATGATAGGGTTCGTATTCTGAAGAAGAGTATGTCGAGACCGGACACGTTTATTTCTAATTTATGGAATGAAATCTATAGCGGTACTGAGTATTTCGGGCGATTTAATGAACTGCAATTTCTTGCTGCATGTGTCGACCGTGGCTTGGTTGATTCCGACGACCTGAGCGAGTGGGTCGAGATGGCAGTCAAGGAGAATAAGGTCATTGTACATGACCCTGAAATTATGAGTATTGCCAAAAAATATGGAATATCCACCGGCTATCCAGGTGAATTTGATTACATAATCGGACTGTCTATATTAAGACCCTTCGATGACCCCAATGGCCTAATCCAAGCTTTGACCGGGACACCGGGACATGCCACCATCCGGGTAGCTGACTTCATGAAAATGCCCGAAATAGCAGATAATGCCTACAGCCTCAGCAATACATTTTCACCGAAAATGCTACGTGAACCCAATGTACAGGTGGCGATATTCCGAGTACGTGGAATCAATGCATTAATGGATGCGTTGAGTGTTTCTATAGGCATTTCCGGTCAATATATACCGTTATCCGAAGATGCTGTTGAATATGCATTAAATGATTCTGGAACCAGAGCGATAGATAATTGTTTGCGCTTGATGAATTATTTCGATGGCTTAATGAGGTCCAATTCCATGAATGCCGCGTCACGGGATGCCTTGTTCTCGGATATAAAGAAATTCATGACGCCCAGAGTGCAGCAAACACTCCTCCATGCTATTGATAATGGCCCAGCCAAGCGGTGCTTGCTCAGATTCGGGAGTGTTGTGCCTGGTTTCAGGGTATTTTCTTCTGAATTATATGGTAACATTGTTCCGGACAACAACGAGAACGATATCAACAAATACCGTGATTCGGTCTCCGGTAACATGCTGCTCAGGAGAATACGCGAATTTTTGACTGCTTACCCGAATAATACCGAATATGCATTAAGGCTATTCCTCAACCTGTGTCTTGGTCGCTCCATTGTCAAGGAAGTTGAGAGCAATTCCCCATTAGGAAAGCGGATATTGTCGACCTTCCTGAAGTTAAATGAACCACAGTCGGGTGGCTGGAGGTTTGATGCATTAAGGCATTCTATGCTGATTAATGGGTTGGTGACAGATGACTTGACAACGTATTTCAGGACATACATAAAGCCATTAAAACGAAATTTTTCTTTTAGTACGTCGAGGGTGAGTGACAATACTCACTATGTTGGTGAATACATAAAACAAGTGCTTGACAGTTATATGTCCCTGTATGAATCCGATTCGGGACTTGCTAGGGAAATATTCCTGGATAGCAAGCGAGGTGGGATAATTAGCTGCAATGAGCAAACGTTGGTGGATAATGGGGCTGGTTCAAAGAAGATGGCCATGCGGAACGATGTCCTAGCACGATGCATCATAGCATACGAATTGTGGGAGCTATTGGCTCATTATGGAAAGGAGTATTACGAGTCCAACTCATTCAATGATGTCGTGGCGACTATTTTAGCCGGTCAACATCTGGTGCTGAGCGTCGACGACTTTGAGTGGAAATCCTTGAGCTTGCATGGAGACAGGGTGACTAAGGCATTGTTTGATATATCAGCTAAATATGATAAGAGCCTTTCCAAAGATGACCCTGCCGTAATATCCACTGAAGATATCGAAAAGCTTCTGAAGGACAAGCCTATGGTTCTATTGTCTTGTATCAACATGTTGCCGGGTAATATCGCCCATGAGGTTTGCAAAAAGTGTTTCACCCCGGAAACTGTACGGGACATGAGTACTACTCCAGAAGGACTGGAATTGCTTCTGCGGCTTGCCGCCATGGGCGGTTGGGATGAGTTCACTACGCAATTCGTTAGGGCACATGAGATAAAAATCAATTCCGTTATCGAGAATCTGCCTTCCGGGGAGGCCGAGCGGGTAAAGCAGATGCTGGCCCCGTATTTCAGCAGGGGTGGCGAATTCTCGGCAAATGCTGGCTCGATGGCCAGTGCCGAGCTCGGGAAGAAAGTGGAATACCACGAGGCGAACGGGTTGCTGTGGATGACCGGGTATTATGACGGGGCAACCGGGGTGAAATCATCCAGGAACGTGATGCTGTACAGCATGGAGGATGCCGAAGCCATCATGGCCCAGCTCGGCTCAACCGGTTGGCGCCTTCCTACGGTGACAGAACTCAATAACCTGGGACAGGATACCGGAGCAATCGCTTCCAAGCAGCTCGGGTTCAGTCCTACCGGCAAGGCCGACGTAGACGGGTCAATGTCGCCTAACTCGGAATATGTATGCTATGCCTGGTGTGTCGATGATGACGGTGACCTGTGCGGGTACTCGGTTGACAATAACGTCATCGACACCGATGCTGAGGATATCGAAGATGGTGACATGCTCGCAATCAAGCTCGTGAGGTAGAGTAGCCTACTCTGGCTGGGGACACCCCGTTCCTTTCCACGTATTCCATTTCGACTTTCGGTGCCATGAACAGTGGCACCGATTCCTTTTCCAGCCAGTATCCGAATATGTGCTCGGCGAAGTACCCCTGAAGTCGCCCGTGCGCCTGCGACGGCGGGCATAACTTGTCGTACCTGGACAGTACGCTGAAGATGAACTTGCACCACCTATCCATTACAGGGCGTTTCCCTATGAACATGTTGCACTGTACCAGCCGGTGCCTCCCGAGGTATTCCTTGAATCCTTCCTTGTCCTTGTCGTCAAGGACATCGATGAACTTGTCCAGGTAGAGTATGTAGCTGCTCCCGTCCTGAAATTTCGAGTCCTTGAACCACTGGAGCGCCGTATATCTTGGACCATGGTCATATTCTGTGACAATCATGTCGCATTTTTCCAGTATTTCCTGGGCTTCGTCCACCTTCATGCGCTGTTTTGGACTCTTTATAGACTCGAAGAACCTTCTGTAATGTTCCAATCCGACGTAGAATGAATCTGAGTTCTTCCATAGATGGTACAATCCTGTCAGTTCGCAGTACCACCTGTTCAGCCGGTCTATGTTTTCCCCTTCATGGGGCATATCTGTGAGAAATTTCTCCCTGCCCTCGTCGAGTTCGGGGAACATCTTCTTGGTGTCGCCTACTACGTATATGCTCATGTACCGGAAACTACGTCAGTTCGTCCTCGTCTGACGGCCCGGGATTGAACATCGGCAGCTTGGCGGCATCCTCGATGTCGGTAAGGGGGTTGAACTTCTGCCCGTCCCCGTTGAACATGCTGATTTCCGACCCGGATTCCTTGGTTTTCTCATCGGAATCGGAGTTGAATGCGGTTATGTCGCCGTCTGTTGACTGCTCACCGTTATTTTCCGGCTCTCCCAGGGTATTCGCGAGCGCATCCAGGGCTTCCTGGGCCTCGGGTACCTTCACCGGGGAGGATTCACCCAGTATCTTGATGGCCTCGTCCTCGGTGGGATAGTCCATTATCGGCTTGTCCTTTCCGGAATTAGCCGCCTTTATTTCCCCGGTAGGTGCGTTTTCGGTATTGCCGCCATTCAGCACGGTGATTTCCCCGGTAGCGTCGTATTCCTGCTCGCTGTCATGGTCGAGGACTTTCGGCTGTGGTTCCTCCTCGGTGTAATCCTTGGGGAACTTGGCCGTTCGTGCGGCCTTCATGATGGTGGACGCGTTGAGCATTATCCCGTTGAAGGAGGCAAGGAGATGCTTGCAGACGGTATTCCTCCCCTTCGGGTCCTTGATTCTTGGACGGATGTCGGAACCGTCGGGAACTCCCTCGTCGGAGGTGTGCCCATCCTCGTACCCGTCGTAGCGGTGCTTCATGTTGTACTTGGCACCGGACCAGTTGAAGTCCGGGCAGGTGCAGAAACAGCGCACGTCCGCATCCTTGATTAGCTGAATCTTCTCCCCTATCCTGCCCTTGGTGGAGGCCAGGACGAACAGGGTGCCTCGCTTGGGCTCCACCGAGATGTAGCACTGGTAGTTCTTCTCCGGGTCGGACGCGGAAGGCACTCGCCACTCGAGAACTGCATGCCCCCGGTGGTTCCGGGAGATACCCTCGAAGTAACGGGTGAGCTGCTTTGAACGCAGCTTGCGTCCGCCATCGGCCTTCTTGGAGAAGAAGGCCATGTTGTTCTCGAGCATGACCCTCGCGTTCTGTAGGAAAGTATCTAGCCGCATATCACGTTAGGCAGAGAAGTAGAGTTTAATGTCTTCGGGTGACATGAATGCGGCACCCTTGTGGTCTCCTATCTTCATGGTAACCATGTGCACCTTACCGCCACTGGTACCAGCCCTGCCGGTTTCGGCTGTCGATATGATGTCGACTTCCTTGTTGGTTGACTTGGGCTTGAGTACATAGAATGGCGGACGGCCGTGCTTTTCTAGATATGATACCCATTTTTTCTTCAGTTCTGACACAGTATCCTTGTTTACCGATGATGGCGAATCCGCTTTTTCACCGGTGAATTTGTCCTGTACGGCACGGGCGGCGCCCGCGAGTTTACCAAAAACACCCTTTCCTTCGAGGAGAGCGCCGTCATCGTCTTCAATGGATTCATTGAGGCTTTCGGCAACCCTATCATCCGATGCAAGAATTTCGAGATAAATTTTTGCGGACTTGATTGGGTCGACCGCGCTGTATAACTGTGCAAGCGCAGGTGCCGGGACTTCTAGCTTGCCAAGAACTTTCTTCTTTGACCTGCTATATACTGCTGATGGGATAGTAAGTTCTTCGTTATCGGCATCGGCATCCATCAGTTCATCTGCGCCGATGAACAGCAGGTTGCGATGAGCGATATGCCCGCCCTTTTCATGCAGTTCCTTGATTATGCGGTCGGCCCTCTTGCCTGCATCCAGGGTTGCACCGGCAATGCCGAGAGTTAGCAGATTGGCCATCTTGCCAAGCATACGGGCAATTCCGCCTTCGCCGAATACTGCGGTCAGGCGTTTGTCGCCATAGATTGCTTTCTTGAATTGCTTTAGTTCGGCGGGGCATTCGTCTTCCGGATTGTCGCTGCTGATAATCTTTGCTACTGCCGGGTGGCTGAGGTTGATTAATGGCATACCAAACTCATTTACAATCATCTCGTTCCACATCGAATCGTCTGGTTCGGCATCGAACATTGGCGGCATCTTGACGTCGCCATTGAATTGGGTTTCGGGTTTGGTTTCTTTATACAGCTTCGGATTCTTAGCGTCAAGGGAAATTATCCCGCGCTTTTCAAGACCCGTGATGGTTTTTAGCATTGCCAGAATTTTATCCGAATCGCCGGATTTTAATAGTGCTTGACAATGTTCCACTGTCTGCTTCTGCTGCGCATTGGGCACATTCCCATCAAACCACGTACCGTTCATCAAGCATCTAACGGCTAATGCTAGCTCATTTTGGGTATCCTGGTTCTTGAATGTTTCGATTGCTTTCTTGACAACTTCTTCTCGGGTGGTCTCCATCTTTGACTCATCTGATGCCGTTATGGCGGCTTTCATTTCATCATTCGGTTCAAGAAGGGTTTGCTTGCACAGGAATTGAATATTATTTGAACATTTGGCGAAGTCATCCTTGGAGAGCTCGATGAATCCGTTATCGAATTTAGGGGTTACTCCGGCCTTCGCCAGCACCTGGGCTATGTTTTTATGATTATTTTCCGTGTCCTTTCCATCGGGAATCTTGAATTTTACCGTATCCGGTGCAGTTGGTGCCCCCGTGGTTGCTTCCATCAAGGCCTTCTGGTTGATTATTGCCATCTCGTATAGCGACTTGCCGCGATTTTTGTCTTCCCAGATATAGGACATAGAGAGAATCCCCGTTAAAACATTGGTAGTTTATCGGCACTCTCGGTGTTTTTTTCGTCGATTCCACGTATTTTTTCGGAAATTTCAGGTATTCTATACGGCGAACAGCATGTCCGCTAGCTTTTCCGGCATGATGAACCCACCATCATGGGTACTAACCCTGGCCCTAACGAGGACGGGGGCGGTCTTCGAGCTGAACAGCTCGTGGAACAGGCTTCCCTTTGGTCCCCTCATGAACGAGCACTTCTTCGGGTTCAGGATGTATATGGGAGGTTTCCCTGTCGTGGCAAGCGTGTCGAGGTATGCCCTGGTGTCCATTCCCGTGAGCTCGCAATATTGGCTCACTGCGTTCACTGGCGATAGGACTCCGTAGAATGCTGTCAGGAAGTCCAATGGAATGCTGGCACTTCCCTTGACCTTCAGTACCTTGCTGTACGGGTCTATAATCCCGGCACTGACCGTGGACCCCGGTTCGGCCCTGAAGAGCTCCTCGGCGTCTACCGTTACGGCGTTCAGAGTGCAGTTACGGTACTTGGCGTGGGCAAACTCCTTCAGCGTCTCGATGGGCTTCTTCAGTCCGCACTCCTTGAACAGGGGCTTCACGCTCTTGTAGGCGGACTTGATTGATTTGGGGTCGGTCCCCCGGATGATTTCCATGATAGGGGGGCAGGTGAAGTTCACGAAAGGAAATCCCAGGCTCCCTATGACCGCGCGGCTCCAGATGGCCGGAACCTTGTCCTCCTTGAAGGCCGGAGGAATCATCACGGTCTTTCTTTCCCGGGGGTCTCCGGCGGTCACCCGGAAAGGCCTGTGCTCACCACGGTCGGTGCACGTGTCAAGCAGCTGGGCGACTGCCTTCTCCGTGATTCCCGGGTGATACGTGGTGATTAGGGGTACGTTGTAGTAACTGTTCCCCATTATGGCATCGGCGGCTTGCTGCAGTTGTTCATCATCGTACGCCATCCCGTTGAGTAGTTCGGCAGATTCCCTCGGTAATGGTGGAAGGGTATTTTCTGCGGTCGGGTTGGCTCGTGCCGACGGTTCACCGTCCACCGATTGTTCCGCTAGTTGGCCTGGCACTGATTCGGCCACCTGGCCGAATGAGGCCGGGTCCTTAGGTGCATCAAGCCTGGAATTATCGGATTCCAGATAAGCCGTCAATGCATCTAATGCTCCCTGACCCTTTGCCTTGATGTCCGCGGCAAAGCCTTCGAAGAACTTGTTGGCCTTTTCATTATCGACTTTGTAGTCCTCTGAAGGGTTGTTCCAGAAGTTTGCCCTCAACAGGTAGCTTTTGCACTTATTTGTAAGTTCGGTGCTACCATGGAATAGCGTATCGGCTGCCTTATGTAAATTCTCTGTGTCACTTATGCCGCTGCCCTGATTTCCATCGACCGGAATGTATCCCAGTGCGTTGACTACCAGGGCCGGGATTCGACTGAGTGCCGCGGATACATGTGGCCGAACGTCCGTAATGAAGTCAAGATTGCGTGGTGGATTACCGTTGTTTGCTCCATTGAGAAGCGAGCCGATTAGATTGGCCGCTCCAGACAATGGATTGATTTTATATCGTTGTATGAATTCTAGCAAGTCAGGGTAGGCTTGAACGGATATGCTGGACGGTTCAATTTGAGTGCTTACTACATCTCGGTTACAACTCCTGGCCTTGAAGATGTCCCATATAGTTTCAATGATGCTCTTGATAACATCGGCCTGGCATGAGTCGTTTAGCTTCAGGATAGTATATCCAAACGATGCAAGAATAAATGCACGGTTGATTGCTTCAATGGAAGGAGTTTGGCCGGGTTGTATGCCGGTCAGGTTCATTACCACCCCTACAATGTTCTCATTTGCCGCTTCTGGTGCGTTTGCCATCGGGAATACCTCTACTTGGCCAGTTTATATGAAGTTACTAGCATTTCGGTTGCCGGCGAATGCAATATTTGCGCCCGAATCGTATAAACTTGCGGCAAATTGGATACCAGACTAGGGGTACCGGATGAACAAAATTCTTACTGAAGCCAGGTTCGAGGGCGATTCCGCCGCAATGAAGGAAATTACTCGCGACTTCATTAACGCCAATGACGTAATACGGAAAATTGCCCGACGAATGGCGCAAGCGCCGAACGCCTGGATGTCAAACTTGTTTTACGTAGTATCATTCGTCCACCCCGAGGTAAAGGACTTCTATTTCGCTTCGACTAAAGCGGCAAAAACACCCGGTGCTTCCGAGACGTACGACACTATCATATCGTCGTATGCCGGCAGGGACACGATTGACCTGGTAAACAAGGTCCGGGCTGGCGTACTGGCTTTCTCCGGGGGTGCCGGATTCATGGGTGTCGGGGAAACCGAGGGTACCTCGACGGCCGCCACCCAGAAGTTCATCAGTGAAATGGATGCTCTGAAGAAAAAGGTCAACGAGGGCGCATCCTACACTACTAAAGCCCAAATCAACAGTACGCGTGCACTCCATAGCGGTGATGCCGCCATGTTGCGTCAAGTTGATGATTTTGAAAGTGCAATAGATTATGATAGCCTGTTCGGGCTAAAGCGTGATGTCGTCGGGGAAGACAAATGGGAAGACCTGCGGGTTATCGAACGCTGGTTCTATTTCCTGGTGAAGAATGGTGGCGAAGAACAGCATAGCAAGGGTGCCGAGCTCGGTGAATCGGTATTCAGCTTCGTTAAGAAGTTCAGGGAAATCATGATGGATTCTGACGTCCAGAAGATGCTAGTTGACCTGGACAAGGTGCTGTGCGGTCAGACTGTTTCGGCGGTGCAGGATGCGTTCAAAGGTGAATTAAAGTCGGACCGCGATATATACCAGCTAGGCGCCATGCTTGTGATGTGCCGAAATGCAAAGGTACAGCAGTCGGAATCCGCCGGCCAGGGCGATGCTGGGGAGCAGACGCTCAAATCCTATGTAGAGGGCTTGCTTGAAGGGATGGACGATGATGCTGGCCTGGAAAAGCTAGTTTCTTTCGCAGATGCACCGTTTGGCTGGAACGAGCGAATCGATACGCATTCCGCGGGTAGCCCGGTTCTCCGCGCGCCGGTTGCACTGAAGACGCCCCTTACACAATGGAGGGCACCCGAAATCCATGCCTTGATAAACGATAATGCCAGCAATGGGGAAAACCCGGCAGCGGACCAGCTATCCAGGAAGATAGCTCTTCATAAAAACAAGATAAGTACCTCGGTGAGGAAACTCGGTGCGTTGATAGCTCCCGGTACGGCCAACTTCTATCGCGCTGTTGCCGTTATAGTGGGCTTGATTGCCGAGGAATACAACCCGAACGATGTCGAGGATAATCTGGAAAACGGCCTCCTGGCCAACCCGTCGGATGCAGCCGATGACATTGGCATAAAAACTGATGAGTTCAAGACGGATGCTGCGGCCAAGCGCAACAGGGCAACTCCTCCCATGGATATAGCCGACCGGATTGTTGGCGACGCCGGTTCTCCCAAGGAATCCGATGGTATCGTGGCAGATGAGTATATTACGTTGCTCGACCCGTCGAGTACCGATGTTACCAACGCCATGATATTACCGAAAGTATCCATTCCTCTGTTCTCGGTGCGCGTGACTGTACCAAGCACCAACGACAAGAATCTGGGCAGCATGTATGCATTGAGCGTGCCGATGCTTACATACGCAATTATTGCGGCAAGCGGTAGCGATATTCCGAAGATGCCATGGTTTACCAAGGAATCCAACTCCGAGTCGGACGACTCTGACGATGTTCAGTATATCATAGACCATTCAGTCGACATAGACTATGTTGATATTATCGACACGATAGAGAGGTACTTTGCCCATGTAGCTGGCAGCCCCGACCCAACCAATGCCGTGATGCTCAGGAATACCTGGATAGATACCATCAATGACACCAGTTTGCTGTCTACTCTAAAAGATAAGGTGGGCAGGTACATACTGGTTCATACTGGTTCCGAGAAGTATCAACAGCAGCTTCCCACGGTCATGGATGATACAATCAAGTACGTGAAGCGTAGCATATTCAATATCAAGGAAGGTGCATACAACATGCCGGTGACCCACGACCTGAAGGCGGAGATGGTACTCCCATTGTCCCCGATAAATCAAGAGTCGAAGGGTAGGCTTCGCCTGAGCGGCGGTGCCGAGGGGACCGTAACGAACGACGGCGAACTCATTTACGCGAAGACCCAGGGCCGGGTAGTTTCCGTCAACGAGGAAAACGGCGAACACATATACCGTGTCAAATTCGGCAGGAACAGCGGTCTTGCGGCCGGAGAATTTACCGACAGCAATATGGCCGACTGGATGCCGAAGGGACTGACCCAGATGCCGGATTCCAAGTCCAAGTCTCCGCAATATGCCCTATGGGTTGGCGTGAACTTCGTGTCTGCTTGGAGCGACGAAGGCTACAGGAACACTTTCCGTCGCCCGGAGAACATGATAGGGATATCCAATGATACTTACATGAATTCCCTCGCCAATAGCGAAAGGACGCTTGATGCAACCGAGAACATGCAGCAATTTGCCAAGATACTGCATACGACGAGCGCACCGGCAATAGACGCTGTCTTGCAGGCAGGCGAGGCGATTAACAGGATATACGACCGGAATCTGTATGATGTCGAGACACTGCTTGCATTGACCCAAACCAAGGGTATCGAGCAGGTCAGCACCCTGAAGAATGCCTTGACGTGTAACCAGATTGCCGCCAAGAAGCCAAGGGAAGCGGCCGCCGATATTTTGAATGGCATACTTGATTCGTTCTTTGCCACGAAGCTGAAGAAGAACGACCAGTTCTATAGCGACGTGTCGTCATTGGGCGCATTGCGTAAGCTGAACAGCATGTGTGCCGATAGGTCCGGTAGCAAACTGCTGACTCCCCAGAGTATACTGCATGCGGCAACTCAATTGCTGGATGTGATAAATTCGCCATTTACCATGGCCGAAGGTGCCGATGGTGCCGTGGAGTTTGCCAGTACCGGTGTCGAGTACAATACCGATGAGTATTTTGATGACCATGGCCTATATACGGAATATAAGAACGCGGTTGACGAATTGAGTGCCAGCGTGTCGGAAGCTTCGACACCCAAGGCAATCATGTCATTCAAGAAACTCGAAAACTTGTATGCGCAGGCGGTTAGCGAGGATTTTAAGGCTGATGAGTCGTATGGCCGCAACGGGAAGATGAGTCTCGACGGAAACATTTCGATGAATCGAAGTGCCGTCGTATCCAATAAGTCACTCGATGCATTGAGCAAGTGCATTGAAACCGTGATGCCGGCACTTGAAAAGTCACCCGAAATAATGAAGCAACCGTTCTGCGATGTATTGACAGCAATAGACTATGCAGCGAAAGTTCCCGATGAAATTTCACAATACAGGGACGCCGTTCGCGATTACAACGCTAACTCTGCCGAAGCGGAGCCGTATAGGGTAAGCTCGGGTGAAGTTGATGGTGTATCCGTTGATGACCTAGTGCAGCCTGATGCGCTGGGGGAACGTGACGACCACACGGGCGATGTGCTTACCAACTCCATAGATTATGACGCACTGAGGGAGTTTGACTTAACTAACGATTCCGCCGACACATACGAAGGCGTAACTAGTTCCACTATGCTTGGGTTGATTAAATGCGGCCCGGGTATGGGAAGCAGCTCCGGAAAGTTCGATATAACAGCCGGCATATCGCCGGCGGAGTTGAGCCGAGTAGCGGCCGCATTGGATTCGGCCCACGAGACCGCCGTTACATTCGGGACGGAGGGTGTGCGCGGGAAAAATATTGCAATTCGCAAGGATGTGAACCGCCGGGTACGCATTCTGGATGACGCAATGAATTCCTTCTACAACTTCATGACTTCTACAGTTCCGCTCGAAAAACGGGATATTCTGCAAGAAGTGGATTCTGTCGGAAACATGTTCGCTACAAAAGTCGGTGATTGTGGCGACCCGACTGTAGAAGACATGCTGGATAGAATGCTGGCTGAGTTCAACCAGCTGAAAGCCGATGTTGCCTCCCAGCAGAAAAATGCCGACGAGAATCCTGAACTGAATCCGGACCTAGTAGAGCTCGAAATGGCAAGTACGGTAAGTACCGGTATTGCGAATATTGTGCTTGCTATCGAATCGTATGCCAATACTGAGCATAAGGCAGGCAATGTGTCTGGGCTTGAGCTATATGGTGGCGATAGCGCTAGGTTGGCCGGTAGTGATGATGCGAATACTTCTGCCGCCGAGCGTCTAGCTATGGTAGGTGCACGTAATCCAGGCAAGGAAACGGACGATACCGTGAACCAGACATCAAAGTCCGCCCTTGACAAAACTATACGTGAAAAGTTCCGCGACAGTACGGATGCCATGCTTCGTGGCAACGAACGATTTAGCAAGACACTGAGCGCTATATACGAGCGCCTGGGTAAAGGCTATACGATTGGCTATGAAGGCGCACTCATACCGTTCGATGACTTGGTTTATAAGAGCAGCACCAAACACGGGAACTCCTACGAGACTTTGTATAGTGGAGAAGCGAATACAGCCCTAGGTGCGGTTTTGAACCTCGCCATTGTAGAAGATGAGATTGATAATAGTTCCGACAATCACACCTACAGGCGCTTGGGTAACATACTGAATAACCTGGTAGGTACGGGCGTTCAGACCGGGATAGAGGTACCGAAATATCTATTGCAGGGCCTCTCCTTGGAAGATGACTCCGATACCAGGTCCCCAATCGACATGAGCACGACTACCTGGGCGGTGTTTAACGATAACGGTTCTGCTCAGGCGAGCGACCGTAGGGATTATGCCCATTTTGAAGAGGCTGTTCCCAAGTTCGCTGGACTTTCTGATATCGGTGGTGCAATTGGCGTATCGCTGGATGATTCCGATACTCCCGAAGGGGTGGCCGGCAAGATAAGGGAATCCATCATTTCTAAAAAACTTGCAGGCAGTGCCGCTTTGCACGAATTGAGCAATAGGGATGCCGGCCATGATTCCAAGATATTTACGGATACTGTCAATGATTTCGAAGAGACGATGAAAGTATCGGCAAGAAGTTGCACAAAGTCCGCGGGACTCCTTTTCGTGCCACTATCGGTACTATACGGATGCATCGACGATTCATTGCTGAATACCGCAATGTATCAGGTTATAGAGCGTGCTTCCATGCGGTTGCGTGGAAAGGCAATCGACTCCGCATCAACGAATATATTGCGCGGTGTGTACGGGGAAAAGTACGGAACGCTGCCTAAAGTACAGGCCAGCATCGAAGACAATATTGATGAGTTGACCTATGACCTGGCCGAGGCCCTTATGATATGGAGGTCAGAGGCCCACGTGGACAAGCGCACCAGGGAAGCCCATGCGATAAATGTCAACTACAGGACTGACCCCACGGATTCTGATACCGAAGTTCCCAATACGAGCCTGGCTGACATTCTTGGAAGCAGGAGTACGGCAAAGGATGTCCTGTCCCTGTTCATAGAGCAGATTCCTATTGAGACATTGGCCACCATGACGTATGAGGATATGACTGACTATGCCAGGAACTTTGTACAGAATATGGTTAAGTTCAACGACAAAACCGACCCGGGAGACCCGATGCGGGAAATCACTAATATCCTGACCACGCTTGGTACTAGTGGGAACGCCGATACGTCCGGGGCGGCTACGGCCATAACCGGGATACTCGGCGCTCGCACGAATACGGTGGCGGGTAAACTGGTCGATGATTTCATGGATGCGTTGGATAGCGAAAAGCCCCGCACTAAGGGCGGCGTATATAACGTGGCCGAACGCGTTCTGCGTGACTCAATATCGCGCAGCGGAGAACTTCGCGAGCTGTATATCGACAAGTTCGGCACGGACGAAGTGAAGGACATTGACGCCAGGCGTACGATGCATGGTACTGTACCTATAATCGACAACGAAACAATAAACGATTCCGAAGGCGCCTCGCGCATGTATTCGAAGATAGAAACGGCGTTGAGCGGCGAATTGCCCAAGGATGAATCGATTGAGATTCTTGATTCGATTAAGGAATTCCACATCAACCAGCAGAGCGGCGAGGTTGCACTGGACTGGTTCAATCAATACTACGATGCAATTAAGGCCGCCTTGATTACGCTGACGCGCAGCACGCACGCCGGTGTAAAGGGTGCGCTGGACAACAAGCCGGCAAAGCAAGCTGCCAACAAGTGTTCAGCGAAAGGAGTACTTTCCAAGGAAGGCGCAGGTCCTACTCGTATGGCTGCTCTTGATGCTTTGGAGGCGGAATGTGCAACCATACAGAAGGTATTGAATAAAAACAGTGATGGGTACAATGCGATACTCGCGGCAATTGAGGAATTTGCCACGAAACATTGCATGTGGTCATCCTACATGAGTCCTGAGGAACTGCAGGCCGCCGAGCATGACAGCAATTCCCGCAACGAGGATATTGCCCGTCACTTCATCTGGATACGTCAGGCTATGGCCAAGGCATTCGCACATACGAGGAATCTATACAACTCGGATGCGGTAAAGGTCGCAGCTGCAGCTTCTTCGGGCCGCGGCATTACGACGATGGGCGAAAAGCCAACTTCGTACCTGAAAGCAGTGCTGAACAGACTTGTAAGGGCCAAGGGTTCACCCATAAAGAAAATCGACGATGATATGTACCCGGAAGGATACGACTATGTAGTGAACGGAAAGCCCAGGGACGAAGGTGACTGCCTTGCCATACTCAGCGATGCGGTCAACAAGTATACTTCCGTCGCCGGGCCCCAGGCAGTTCAGTTTATCGACGATATGATGAACGAGGACTTCTTCAACTGCATCAGGATGTGCTCTTCCATGAAGCGGGATTCCTTGATAGATACGAACGGTATCGCTACCATCCTGTTGAAATCAATGCGGGATAGGAAGACGATTTCCCTCAGTAAGTACAAGGGCTGTGTCCGCTTCAAGCATCGTATTAGGCAAGATGGCTACAACTCATGGTACACCTTTGACATTCCGGTCTCGATAATCAGGGACATGGTCAACCGTAGAATGAGCGGAATGGATTTCAGCGAAAGTGCCAATGAATGGAATGAATTCGCCATCGAGATGGAGAAGTATACCAATCGCGGTAACTATGTGCAGAACTCGACTGTACGGAATCCGAAACTCAGGAACAAGCTGTATGAACTGTTCTATAACGTGGTGTCGGTTACCCTGACTAACTTCGTGACGGATAAGGTCAAGCACTTGACGTCGGAAGAGGAAAATACCGTAAGACGCGGACAAACGGTGACTACCGACGATGGCGTTCACATATCCACGACACGCGGCGTCGACGGTACGTATGATATCAGTACCGCTTTCCGGGACAGGGCTACGGCAGACTGGTCTACCGACGAGGACGAAATATCGTTGCCTGAACGTATGCCGGGAAGGGACGGGTTATCCAACGACTCTTCCCGGGAACCCCAGGAATCCCCGGAACCGCCGGTGCAGCCAAATAGCGGCGAGGAAGAGGAAAATGACCTCGAGTCGGACGAATAACTGAATAGGGGCGGTCGATGGCCGCCCCTTCCTTGTATTGCATGGAGTTATTCTCTAGTTCACCCCGGTAAACCCCGGATATTCCCGTCCGGAAATTTTCCGGTAGGCCATGAGGGATGCCTCGACCGCGGCTGCCGCGGCGCTTACCGCCTCGTCGGCATCGCTCATCATGGGGTCGTCCACGGATTCGCACCCGTCGGCACCGCAGTAGAACTTCCCGGTGCCACCGTCCTGCAGGCTGTTGAACATCTGCCTAATCTGCGGGACGGCCGCGGAATCCGGGTATTTTTCCCCGATTGCCTCAAGTACCGCGTTCAGGCCCTTCGGACTCAGGGATTCCCCCATTCCACCACCGGCAGCTCCACCGACATCCCCGGCGGGAGCCGGTGCGCCCGCGCCTTCCCCAATCTGCGCGCCCTCGCCGTCGGCAAGGCCGTCGAACGGTCCGCTTTCCCCGGAACCCGCCAACGGACCCATGGCATCCCAGGCACAGCCGATTTTCGGATGCTTCTTGCCACCGTCTACCGGGTGGGTCACCTTGACCTTTCCGACCTTGGCGTCGTTTGTTGTATCGACCTTGGCCTCGTTCAGTCCGGTCGGAATCTTCTCGTCCTTGGGCTTCTCGGGTGGTTCCTGGTAGTATAGGTCTACAAATTCCTGTTCCGACATCTTATGTCCTCGCGATTTCAAACCGGTTTATCGTAGTTTATACAGGGAGGACACCATGATAGACGCATACGGAATACTGGGCGTGCCGCCAACCGCGACCGACGACGAGATACACAGGGCATACAAGGAGCTTTCCCGGAAGTACCACCCGGACCACGGCGGAAACCCGGACGACATGGCGGCGCTGAACGAGGCGTACGCACTAATAAAGACACCGGAGCTTCGGCGCAAGTACGTGAACGGCAACGAGTTCGCCGTCAAGTTCGCCTGGATGGAGCAGGTGTTCGGAAAATCCGACGTCGCCAGCAACTTCGGCAAGCCGCCGGAGGACGACCGGTGCGGCGAGCGCGGTTCCGACATAGAGGTCACGGAGAACGTGCCCATGGAAGCCTTCATATTCGGGAAGTACGGGCTTTCGGTGAGGTACGCGAAGTCAAGCGAGTGCCTGATGTGCTCCGGCATCGGCGGCGAGAAGCAGGTGAACTGTCCCCGGTGCGGGGCGACCGGCAAGATTGTGTTCAGGAAGAAGGAGAAGACCTGCCCGGGGTGCTCCGGGAGGGGCACCGTGGTCACCGGGGAGTGCCAGGTGTGCCACGGTACGGGGAGGACCGAGCGGGAATGCGAGTACGGGTTCGACCTTTCGCCGGGAACGGCCAGGGTAATGGCCACCGGCAAGGGGAACGACGGCATGAAGGGGGGCCCTAACGGCGACCTGGTGGTCGAGATAAACCCGCTGCCCGACGAGGAGAGGGGTATCGAGGCGTTCATGTCCCCCGACGGCTTCCCTTTCATCAGGATAACGCGCCGAGTGCACCCGGAGGACTTCGTCCTCGGGACGGCCGTCGACATAGACGTATACGGGAGGCTCCTGGCGGTGGACGTGCCTCCAGGCACTTCCGACTTCGCCTACGACTATCCCGTGGAGAACCTGTTCGGAACCGGGCTGAAGGCCATGGTGAACGTGGAGCTCGCCCCGGAAGAAGGCGGGGAGGCCGTAAAATCGGCATATTCGGCCCTCAGGGAGGCCAGGAAGGCCGAAAAGACATAATTTAATGCATGTAAAGCGAAAAAATATCAAGAGGGGACACCCATGGCAAATATCGTTAAGCTTACCGTCAAGGACAGGCACAACATCATCAAGTACGCGCACAACCTGCCCAGCACGATGCAGACATACTTCTACTTCGACGAGTTCCTGGACCTGCTGAAGTTCACCGACGAGGAGGAGAAGGAGTACGGAATCGAGCTCGTTGACGGCGAAATCAAGTGCAACTGCCCCGACAGGCTGTTCGACGTGGACATCGACAAGATTCCCGCAGGAATCAGGGCGGCAATCAAGATGCGCGTGTCCGATTACAAGGCGGAGATGAAGAAGCTGAGGGAAGCCAACAAGGGCAACGACTCCTACAAGGACTCCCCGCTGTTCACCGCCATCGTGGAGAACCTGTCCAAGCTGCTCACCGCCGAGGAACTCGCCGAGACCGAGCCTACCGACGGCAAGAAGGCGGAAGGCAAGCCGAACCTCAGGCTGGTCAAGAGATAGCGGATGCCTTCGGTCAGCTACATGTGCGGACTCTCGTCCGTGAGGACGCCGTACGCCGTCATCCAGTCGGATTACGACGGCAGCGACGTCGTCGACGAGCTGAAGGACGAACTCGACAGGATGTCTGACGACCCGGAATGCCAGGGCCGTCCCGTTCCCGTATATTCGATAGGCGGGGCGATAGGCTCCATACGTGTCGAGCTCATCTACCTGTACATGCTGGGGGGAGTGCCGCTCATACTCGACCCCGGTATCGTTGTCGAGGGGAGCGGCACCGACGATGCCGCCATGGTGAACCGGGCCGGCAGGTTCATCACCGGGATGTACATGAACGACAACATGCACGTCTACAGCATCGGGTACGTCGACGACCCGTGCGACGCCTACCGTTACGCGGTGGATTTTACCAGGAGGAACGTCCCGTCGAAGGATACCGGCATAGATGCCGACCTGGTGAATACCCACATAGCGGCCAACCCGGACTCGATGGAACACGTCGGGACGATACAGAACCCGGGAGGCACCCGGTTCGACGTGTACGCCATATCGGCGACGGAGTCGGCGATGTTCAGGCCGGACAAGGACTTCATGGGAGGCGAACCGGACGTCGAGAACGATGTCGACGGGGTTGCCGGGAGGACCGAGGTGCTGCTGTGCGGCGGCAACCCGGACATAGTGTGCATCGGCTCGGTGTGCAGTTCCGACGGGTGGGTTTTCAGCGTGTGGGTACCCAACGAGCGGGGTTACGTTGACTGCGGCACCAGGATGCTCGAGCAGGACGACATACCGCACGACGTACTGTACGTCGACGAGGACGAGCTGGCGCAGGCCTACGCGATGTACTTCGACAAGCTCCGCAGCGACGAGATGGAAGCTGACGGGGTCGACACCGACGAGGAGTCCGACGTGCCGGACTTTGACTACGAGGAATACTATTCCGACGAGGAGCAGGCCAGGGAAACCCCCGACACCGTATAAACTACGAATGTTTTACGGGAGTCATCTAGCATATGGCCGGTTTTATATACCCTCGAGCACTACTGGAATCATGGTTCAAACTGAACAAGATGCCCGCCAGGCTGGAAGCCAGGGGCGAGTTTGATGACATGTCCGGCGATGACTATTCGGCTACTGGCGATTCTGGAAATGCCGATGTCATGGATTCGATGGGAAGATACGGCCAGATGGTCGACTACAGCGACGAGAACACCATCGGTTACTCGGAAGCCGGTGTGGATGACAGTTTCGACTCCATAATGTCCCGCCCGGATATGCATATCGAGGATGCCGGGGCCGCCGAGGAGCCTCCCAAGAAACGCCCCAATGGCGGTACGACGAAGGACAGGCGGGAATATGGGGCCTCGCCCGAGGCCAGGGCCAAGAAGATTGCCAGGGAACAGTTCGACAATGAATGGAATGTCAGGGTGAACGAGGCAAGCCGGATTAAGGAATCCGTTGTCGCCGCATACGAGGCGTTCCCGGAAGCCATGGAAAATGCCGACGTTAGGCAGCGGCTGGAAGAACTTAAATCCGGGTTCGAATGCGATGAATATGCGAAGGCGCCATCGCAGATTGACTGGGAAAACATGGAGCGGCTCGGCATAGCGGCCCACGATGCCGACTGCGTGCCTCCCGGGTTGCCCGAGAACCCCCTGACCATAGAGACGCTGGCGTCCCTCGCCTACCTGAGCATGGGCAAGAATGCCTACATGTACATACTGCAGAACCCAGACAAGCTAGTGAACCTGTTCGAACGGGATACGATGGCCAAGGTCGCCAGGGAAGTGAATTCCCACATCATGGGCACGACCGGGGGAAAGCCTAGGCTGGCCGGCGACCTGTACAGGGGATATACCCTGGATGCTCCCGACATGAAGGCCAAGTCGAACCAGGTGCGCGCGACCGCTTCCAGGTCCAAGGCAATGGCTTCCGACGAAAGCATTGACCGTGCGGAAATGAAGCTGGCCGGGTATACATATCCCAGTACCAAGACGGGCTCGGTATACGCGGCGCCGTATGACCTGGTGAAGGGCGTACTTTCCGTCATGAGCGACGACAGCATGGATAGCAGGAATTCCGCGGCAATCGCCAGGCTGAAGGCCCACGGGCTTACCGCGGACAAGCTGGCTGCCGAACTGATATTCATGGGCAACAGTAATTTCAAGAAGAAATACCACGTATCCCCCACGCTGACGAAAGTCGGAGACAAGTATATCGCGCATTCCTGCTTCATCACCGTCCCGAAGGATATCGAGACCGGGGTCACGATGTCCAGGAATTGCGCGGAGCTGCTCCGGAAGGAGCTGGGTCGTATCCGAGACGGCAGGAACATCAAGTTGCTCAAGAACGGGACCGTGGCGGAGAAGGGTGTGCTCGACGACGCGTGCTCCGACTTGGACCGCATGCTTTCGGATACGAAGAGCACGATGTACACGTTCGATTCCCCCAGCATAGCGGAACTGCTGCACGGTGATTACACTGCCCAGCAAGGCAAGAAGAACAGCTTTGTCGACGGTCAGTTGAAAGTCGTCACCCCGCCACCCGAGCCGCTCTTCGGGTTCATACAGTCGGAAACCGGCCCGACCGTCCGCGGCGACGAGCTGCAGCACACGGATTACGAGTCGGATGACGATATGTCGAACAGCGCCATGGCAAAAATTTCATCCGGGCACGGCGCGATAAATGCGGATGCCGATTCCGGTAATGTCCAGTTCGACGCGGTCGCGGCATATGTCGATACTTACCTCAGGGTGAACGACGACATTACGCCGTTCTACGGGAGACTCGGTTTCAGCAAGGAAGACATACCTTCCGAGGATGCGGACCATGCGGAAAAGGCAAAGTTCTTCTCCTCGGTCCTCGAGAAAGTGTCGGATTGCTTCCATGAATTCGGTGTGGAGTCGGGACTGACGGCGGAAGGGCTCAACATCAGCATAGATATCACGCCGGAGGACAGGGACCTGGTGGGCGACAGCATCCTGGCCGTATGGAAATATTACGCGAAACAGAAAGCCGAGGAAATCGATGCCAGCGAGAGTCCGATAAAGTACGGCATCAGGAGGCAGTTCCTGTGGAAGATGCTCGATGCCATGCTGAAATGGTTCGATACATTCGAGACCGGAATCGACAGCGTGGACGCGATAAAGCGGAAGCTGAAAAGCGGCGACTACGACAACGGCGACCTGATGAAGCTGATGCCCAGCGTGAACCTGGCAACCCTGGTGAAGGAAACCATCGCAAACGGGGCGGTGACCGAAGGCATTTCGTCGGAGGCTGGCAAGTGCAGCCCTGCCGAGGTGTTCGCCTTCGTGAAGAAGTTCCTGGCCAGCATGGCCAAGAAGCACAACGCGGATGTCACCACTGCGCCCGTAATCAACCAAGTATTCAGGTACATCAAGGAAAAGTATGGCTCCCGTGAGGCCATTATAGAGGCAGGTTCCGATGAACCGCCCGACAGGTCCAACGAGCCAGAGTTCTACGAGTGGTGTGTCCTCCGATTCATGGCTTCGTCCATATTCGATGCCAATGGTGCCGGGAAAGGCAGGCTGGTTCCTCCGGAAGAAGTGGGAAAGGCCGGCAGTGCCGATATGGACGTCCCGGCGTCGGTGTTGCGTAAACGGCTGCGTAAATACGAGGAGTGCCTTGCTTCAAAGCCCGCCTATCTCAATGCCCATGCATGGATAAGGAAGTGTGGCGACGATACGCTTTCCCCGGAAGAGTACGATGCGCTGCGTAGTGCAGATTTCCGTGTAATGGACGAGTCGCCTGCCGATGTGAGTGTCTGGATTCGGGATGAGTATATCAAGTATGGCGACCGCAGCGAGGCCCTTCTCCTCCTTCTGTCACTCCTGTACATCTGCATCGCCCTCAGGGAGGCGAATTACTCGGCTCTCGGCAACGGGGACGACATGATGTCCGGGATTCCCGACATATTCGGGAAGTGGCAACCGCTTGACGAGTTGTGGTCCGAGTACGGGCAGGACGTGGTGAACGCCATCGTGGGCTACGACGTCGGCGATGGCGGGGTTGCCCTGGACGAACTGATGTGCCTGCTAGGGGGAGTACCCAAGAACATGGACTCGGTCGACAGGGACTACGATTCTAGGTTGGGCTTCTACGGCGCAGCCGGAGTCGGCTTATCGGATGACCCGGGTATCATAGACAGGCTGGACAGCATATATGATACACTGAGGGGCACGAGTTTCCTCCGGTTCAACGAAATTGCGTAGGATTAGATTGATATGCTGAATGTTATCGAGGAAATGTCAGGCTATACCGGGGATACCGGGAATTACGTCTTCGCTCTGCGCATGTCCGGCAACGTTCCAGACCCGGGCGAGTACAGGGCCAGGCTATTCTTCAGGTATGACGGCATGAACGACCTCACATCGGCCACGGGTACCGGGGTGTACGCGGTACCGTCCAACCCGTGCGATACGGTGACCTACGATGACTGGAACGGGGTGTTCCGCCGCCCATACAACGACACTACCGGTTCGACCCACGACTCCTCCTTCAACCTGGAGGTGGTGTGCGAGTTCTCGGGGGACACGTACGAGCATTCGCTGGAGTTCATGGATTCCTCGGGAAGAACGGTAAGGCTCTCCGGTGAATCGAAGCTGAACGGGACTTATTCCTCGGGAAACATACCGGTCAACGTGCTTATCGAACGCAGGCTGCCGCCGGTATCGATTGAGTCCGCCGAATACGACCCGGTTACCGGTACGGTGACGGTAGTCACCCGCGGAAACCACGGGTTTGCCGACGGCGATGCCGTCACCATGAGCGGGTTTCCCAGGACCGACCATTCATGCGGCGTTGCCGGGGAGAGGTTCAACGGGACCTACCGAGTTTCGGTGACCGCGGACAATTCGTTCACCTACAGGACCAGGTTCTTCACGGGGTTCGGCTGTCAGACGACTAAATACGAGAATTGTGAATTAGCTGTTGCTACAAAGTGGATAACTTGTGAATATCTTGTTGATAAAACTGCCATCGCGGGAATGTCCGAAGCGGTCGTCATATGGCCGGCACATACGTTCAAGAACGGGGACAGGATTACCCTCTGCAGGGGAGGCTCCACCGTAGTAGCCAACGCGGTAATCGACATCAGGCCGGCGAATGGCGGCGCGGCCAATGCGTTCGTGTGCCGCAGCAGGAACATAGCCCTTGGGCTGGATATAGATTCAATCGCCTACGCGCCCAGGACGCCGGCCAAGGATGTCCCGGCGAATTACGGCCCTTACCCGGAACGGGAACCTCCCGTATCCACCAAGAAGCTTCTCCGTAGAACTCTCAAGGCTCCCGCCAGGAACGCCACGACCGAGCCGAGCGTGAACAACGGTTCCACCATCGAGAACGAAGCCGTCATACTCTACCCGTCACTGTACGGGGCGTTCGACTTGGCCAACCCGGACAAGGGGGGCGGGGTCGACGGTAGCACGATTGCGGTTTGCGACGGGAAATTCGCCGTCATAAAGTTCAACCCGCCGGTAGCCGCCGAGGGGGGAACGGGAAGGAAGTTCCTGGTGGAGGTTCTGGTCAAGGCCAGCACCGAGGTGCTCACTGACATATGCATGTCTCCCCTTGCCGACAGTTTCTGGGATACCGGCGACAACGCAACTGCGGTCAGCAAGAAGATTTCGGCCATCCCGTTGGCCCGCATGCCCATACAGTCAGACGAGGGGGACGAGCAGACCTGCGATTACGAGAGCCAGGCCCGGGTGTTTACCTTCGAGGTACCCTCGTCCACCAGCGAGAAGTGGTGCGCAACCGGTAGGCCGGTGTCGCTCGCCTTCACCCTGTATGGACGTACCGGGGCCGAGGTCCTGCTCGGGGCCGAAGGGCCGGGCACGCCATGCTTCAGGATAACGTACGCCGCCGGCGAGGACTCCGGCGAGTTCGTGCCCATCCCTGTCAAGGTCATGCCCGATGTCATAAGCCCGGGCGACGTAGTTTCCGTGATGTCGATGAACAGCGCCTCGTTCGATTTCCTTGCCGGTAACATGCGGGTGCGCCTCGGCAACGAGGATGACCCCGCAAAGTGGGTGCCGGTCAGGACGAACGACGGGTCCACGCTCACTTTCGAGATGCCCCGGGGATATGGCGGCAACATAAGCCTGACCGTGATGAAGAAGCCCACTAATTCCGACTGGGTTCCCGGGGTTGCCGAACCGTGCAGCGAAACCGCGACCGTCAACGCCCTGGTGGTGGTCCCCAGGGTGGTCAAGCTCAACGACCGGATGAAACCCGGCGTAATAGATGCCAATGTAAGCCGAAGCGCCTCGTACAACAGAGATTTCGGCTACAAGGGATTCACCGAGATTACCGACGAGAACAGCATGATACAGAACCTGTACAGCTGCCTTCTCACCCGGAAGGGCGAACGGCTGTTCAACCCCGAATTCGGTACCAACATCGAGGAGCGCATATTCAGTCTACGCACCGGCGGGTACCAGAACGACATACTGCAGGAGTGCTTCGCCGCCATTCAGGAATACGAGCCCAGGATTAGGCTGGTGTACGAGCAGTGCAGCGTGGAGGATGTCGGTCCCAACGGCATCTACCTTATACTCGGCGTCATAGTGCCCGCGGGCGAAGTGCAGACGATAACTATTCCTTTCAAGAACAGGGGCCGCGTAGTATGATACTCCAGCACATGGGGAAGACCCAGGTGGTGTACATGCCGGACATCGACGCCGGCCACATAGTGCTCGGCGAGTCCATGGGCCTGTGCGACATTCACGGGAAACCCGAGCCGCACGCCACCATAAGCAAGGCGAAGTACACTACCGACTGCGGCGTTACCCTGGATGCGTGGAAGATGGTGGGGGAGACCGTGGAGGTGTACGCGCTTCCCGACCGGGTTCCCATCAAGAGCAGGGAAGGCACCGACGTGTGCAACGCGCTCAACTCGTTCAATTCCCCCAGGTTCGATTTCGATAGGTACGTATTCACCGGGAAGTTCAAGGGAATTCCCGGGAGGAACACTTTCTCCGACAAGGCCGACAGAAAGTTGACCACATGTACAGAGCTGATGAAGGATATTCCTGGGATATACAATTTGATGGCGAACCTCGGCGCAGACAAGGGTGCATTGTTCCAACCCGTCATCGCCAGGTATATGTGGGGGATATGGCACCAGGCGAACCGTCCGGTGAAGCACCAGATGGTCGGGTACCTCGACCTGCACGAGTACCTCCAGGTCATGCGGGATGACCGGAGGAACATGTTCAGCCGGCTGAACGGGGCGGCCCTGGTCAACATAGAGCTCGGGAAGAGGCCGTCCGTCGTCGTGAAGTCCGTCGACCCGAAGACAAACCAGGCGATTGTTGAGTTCGATGACGCTGTCGTGATAGACCGCGAGAAGGACAGGACATTCAGGCCCTTCGTCCTGATAGCCAACCGCCCGTTTGAACTTCCGAACAACCTGAAGTTCAGGTGGACCAAGGTGGAGTTCCAGGGACATCACGTGTTCCTAATCCCTGTTATGAGTGTCGGTGGAACCTGGTCGAGCATGCTGAACATGGTTGACCTGCTTTCGAGCAAGCAGATTTAAAAGGCTATGTCCACCCAAAGTGTTGCTGGCCGATAAAAATGGTCAAAATTGGCTAAAAACAGCATTTAACCCACAGACCCCATAAATTGCTATATTTGTATTGAAAAAATGTAGTTTATTGGGTGAGTAAATTAGATAAGGAGATAACTATGAGTGACTCATTCAATCCGCAATTTCCAACTGAACTTGATGACAATTTCATTCCGAGCCGCCAGGAAATCCAGCGTATTCTCCGTGAGGAAGAGTGTCTGGTGGAAGGCAGTGACGGAATGGAGCATCTGGCGGTAGAAGTACCCGATGTGTTCACCGCCGGTTGCGAGTATATCCTGAAGAAGTTGGGATACGAAGAGTGCGAAGAGAACGGAATGTGGGGATATTCACCGAAAACGACAGCTAACCCTACCGACGATAATTTTGATGCGAAGTTTGACAAAATTGTGCCTTGCGTGTGTAAGGAGAACCATCCCTTGTATGTGGTGTATAAGTTGGGCTACGCTTCCTCCGAGCTTCAAAAGCAGTGTAAGTATTGTGGCAACGTTGTCTACATCGGTACAGACACCGAGGAAGAGTTGAAGACGCTTCCTTGTCAGGACTGGTTCGCATCGAGCGATGCGGAGGATAGGTGCGGTATTATAAACGGAGTCATCAAGGTTGTGCGTGATGCTAACCTCAACGGAACGAAGACGGCAGTTGTTGCCTATGTTGACCCTCGTTCTAATGAGACTATGGCATCGCTCACAGTAAACATTGCGTAGGAACCGGGACCGAGTTTGAGGATAAACGAACGGATATAAAAGAGGATTAAAAGATGATGACGCAACCGATTCTACTGATTGAAGTGATTGAAAACGCACAAAAGTATGATGACGAAATTCATATTGCAAAAGACTGTGACCGTTTCTACGCCTATGTCCTCGGTCGTGGCTATACAAGAAACTTCTGGATGTCTGCAAATCAACTTGAAAAAGACATCCGTGAGATGGGGTTCAACGGAACGATAAAAGTGGAGTCAACGTGATGGAATGGTCATTAGACGCTATTGAATCTAGCTTACGGCTAGCGTTCGAAGAAGGGTATAACGATAGGTACACCTTCACATTGACGGATAACAAGTTGTCCGTTGACGACCTACATCTTGGGGTAAACGTGTGTACGATTGAGCCCTATGGTGAAGGATATATTCTGCATCCTCACGAAGAGACCGTAGATGCAATCGTACTGGATGGAACGAGCGAGAGCCCGTGGCTTGGTGCCAACCAATTTGTTGACCTGTATGATACGGAGCATCCAGTACCGCAAGAGAAGTATATAGCCTATCTGGAACACAAAGTTGAACAACTCGAAGCATCGTTGACAGAGAAGCAGGGCGAGTTGGTGGCTATGGATATACTGAAGACAAATAAAGATACCGAAATTACCGCATTGAAGGAAGAAAATGCCCGGCTCATTTCGGAACGTGACTCCCTTTTTCACGATACCGAGGCATACAAGCAAGTAATAAGGTGTCAAGATGAACAATTACGGAATATGAAACAAGATAGCCTGCGGAAAACCCGTCAAATAGCCACGTATGCTGAAAATTACTATGGTGCTATGGCAAGATTGCAGCATCATAATGATTTGGCTACGGAGAAAAATAAGGACTATCTTGCTATATCTGATAAGTGGACGGATGTAAAGGAACGGATTGAAGCGTTATGGAGGTAACAATGATTACTGCAAAGCTCGTGAGGGTATATGGAATCAAGCGTGAATCTTTTGACCTTGGCAAGGCCGAATGCATTTCCGTTGCACCAGACTCAAAGGAGGTGCGGATTACATATTCCGGTCAGGAACACTTGATAACGGTGAAAGATGGCGGTGACCTTTATATCAATGTGTACGGTATTCTGCCTAAGCGGTTGGGCGCAAACCATCTGGACGGCATAGCCAAGAATGTAACTGATGCACTGCATCATATCAATTCGGTATATGAGCTAATTGACAATCAACCAGTGCTGAAGGAATACATTATGTATCGACTATTCCCTACAGAATTTGCTGGCGATATTGCCGCAAGCAAGGTATAAAATATAATTTAACAGGTAGTTTAACAAGTGAGGTAAAGCTATGACTACGGAAACCAATCAACTAGATATGAATGCTAACAGACTAAAAACCACCGAGCGAAAGATTGAGTGGCTTAAAAACGAAATCAAGGATTTGGAATATGTGTTGTCCGATGACTGCATTAACCGAAACCTAAAACTCTGTCAGCTTCAGATGTATAGAGAGCATTTAGGTATGCTTGAAGATAACTCCAACAAGATGATTTGGCATCCATACAAGGATTGTGGAGATGCTCCCAAGGTTGCCGAATATCAAAAGGATGTTTTCCTCTGTAAAGTACAAATGTACCATAGCGATAATAACGAACCAGTTGGTACACCTGTCTATAATGTGCTTTTGTGTGGTGATAACGGCATTTTTTACGGCTACCGTCCAAAAGAGGGTGATTGTTACAACAAGGTTATTGCGTGGACTGAAATTATAGGATAACATGTGCAAGATTATGTACGCAATATAAGAAACCGTATACCATAACAAAGGAGAAACCTAATGAAACTCAGCAAGATAATTGACGAGCTCACTAAGTTAAAGGAACACATCGGCGACAAGGACCTGAACGAATGCACGGTAACCGATTGGACCAGTACGTCTCTGGAAGGTGAGAAGATGGAGAAAATGGGCAACCTGGCTTACCTTAATGCCAGGGCGAAGCTGGCCGAAGTGTATGGTGACGAAGAGGGAGCCCGACGGGCCAGCACGACGGGCCGCCATCAAGAAGGAATAGTGAAAGAAGAACACTAAATGAAAGCTGTCTTGTTGACTATCCTAATCGGAGTAGCAGTCTCACTCGCTGGCGACGGAACTTGCAAAAAGTTTACTATTTGGAATCCGAATACCAATGACACATTATACCATTTCTTTCGTGGAAAGGGACAGGTTGGTGATTGTTGGTACGATTACCACATGATAGGTCATAGGGTGGAATGGCATTGCCAGAAAATGGCAATGGTACATAAGTCTGGTACCAAGGTAATTAAGTCTGATACCACGGTAATTAAAGACACACGTGGAGAAATCAGTCTTAATCCATTCACATATTACTGCGAATCAGTATGGTGATTTAGTATAAGGACTAGACGATGAAATAGCAGTGCGGCAGAATTATGCCGCCAACGGCAAAGGAATAGGCGGACGGAACATATAAGTCCACTTTGAGTCATCGTAGATGGCTTCAGCATTATGGCGTTCCCATACGGATTCCTTGAAGTTGAAATCACCTTCGGCGTAGTTGCGAAGATTGTGCCATACCAAGTAGTTGTTGAGATACTTGGTAGCAACTCCGTGGAAGCGTTCCATGAATGTCTTTAGCTGACTATGATAGCCGTTGATGTGCTGGATACCCAGCGTGCCACTGACACGCTGGGTAGATTTTAACTGCAATAGGTTGATGCCTTCCCGCTCTGCAAACCCTACATACGCATTGTGCTTGTCGGTGCAGAGAACCGCATCCGGTGAGATACGACCACCGAACACGCTGGAAATGCTCCGCACCGATGCACGACCCAAGTTCGCAATCTGTGCAATGGACTTGCCGTCACGGTTGACCGCACACGGCACACATACCTTTTCCAATGAAATACCACGCTTTTTGGAGCGTTCGCCTCTCATGTGAGGCTCACGGGGCATACTGAAGAACTGGCTCCGACTATGGTTGCCCTTGAATGAAATACGGAAGAAGGTCTCGTCCGCTTCCACGATGCCGTCCAGTTTCACCTTGGACTGCATTTCTTGCAGAGCATCCAGAATCTTGTGACGGAGGAAGAAGGATGCATTCTTGGAAATATGGCATTCATAAGCCGTTGCCCTGACCGTCATACCGTGCATCATGCAATGCACATAGCGGAGATAGGTGTCAAGCGGCAGCTTGGCTCCATGGAAGATGGTGCGGGTCGCATAGGTGAATGACTTACCGCAACCCTTGCATTGAAACCGCTGGTGTCCTGTCTTTGTCTTGCCGTTCTTCTTGACATCCACTAGACCACAATGCGGGCAGCACACGCCATTGTGGAAGCGGTACTTGTCAAGGAACTCTTCCATCGTGGATGAGTCGATGATTTCGGTCATCTGCGGAGGCATGCCGAGCATCTGCATGAAGCGCATCTTGTCCGATTTGGACAAGGTGTTGTACATCTGGTAAACAAGATTTACTTCGGACATAAGACCTCCTTCTATAATGGAAATATAGCAAAACAGGAGTGTCATATTATGTCAATAGCAAACCCTATGTAAAGTTTGGTTTACATAGGGGTGGAAAATGGCGAAATTGGACTAATTTCAACGATTTTTCAAACTAGCAACACTTTGGGTGGACATAGCCATTTAAAAAATTTGCATAAGGCACTTGCATTTTATTTTTCCAAAAGTTATATTGCTTTATGGACCTATGGAAGAAGCAATCTTATTATACAGAGATGCTCCCGGTATATCGCGTATAACCGGTTTGAGCTCAAGGGAGCTGCACGAAGCTGGCGTATATGTCGGATACGACATAGAATTCGGTTTCGTCAGCACGTGGGATTTCGACATCCCGGTGCAGCCGGCGCCTTATGGCGTGCCAACCGACAGGCTGCTGCACGACAACCCGGCGTACCGCCTGTACATGGAGCTGAAGAAGGCCGGGCGCGTCTTCAACCATAGCACCTACAAGAAGTCACACTTTTACAGCGTACTGACCGCGGGAAATGCGGCCGGTTAATTTTTTATTGAAGAGGTAGCTATATGGCTAGCAAGAAGAAAGGTGCGGACGCCCTTGCGGAGAACCCGTGGGCGTTCTTCGACACGGTGGTCACAACGGACAAGTTCGTCGATGCGGGGGTCGACCGCCCGACATACGGATTTGCCGACAGCGGAAGCTATGCATTGAACGCAGTCCTGTGCGGCGACTGTTACGGTGGTTTCCCAAAGAACAAGGTGGTTCAGGCCGCCGGTCTCCAGGGCTCAGGCAAGTCCCTGCTCGGCAAGTACAACTTCTGTCCCCCGCTGTTCGCCGACAACTACTTCATCTACTATATCGATACGGAGAACGAGACGACCAGGGAGGACCTGAGCAACTACGCTTCCTTCCCGGCAAGACAGTTCAAGGTGCTTCACTTCCACACGGTGGAGGACTGTCATCACGGTATATCCACAATCCTCAAGCAGCTCGAGGATTACATGGAGAAGAACAAGACCCTAATCAACCCGAACAAGGTTGCGTTCGTGCTCGATTCCCAGGGTATGCTCTCCACCAACAAGAACATCAACGACGTCCTTGCCAACGAGGACAAGACGGACCTCACAAAGGCCAAGAAGCTGTCCGCCATGTACAGGGATATCACTTTCCGCCTCGGTGAACTCGGTGCCCCCATGTACGTGACCAACCACATGTATATCGACCCCAACGCGGCGGTGACCCATACCGAGACGAAGAAGGTCGCCGGCGGTGAAGGTGCCAAGTATTCCGCTTCGGTCATATTGTCTGTGTACAAGCTTCTCGAGCGAGTCGACATCCAGAGGGATGGGAAGAAGGCAAAGGAAGTGCAGGGCATATTCATCCAGGTTGGCAATATCAAGAACAGGATGGTGCACGAGGGGTTCGGTACCCGTCTTTACCTCAGCTACAAGAACGGCCTCAGCCGTTATTACGGGCTTCACGTTTGGGCAGAGGAAGCCGGACTTATTGTACCATACACGAAACAGGCCGACTGGCCGGGGTTGGAGCTCCCCAAGGATGAGTCGGGCAAGACCTTTATGGGAAAGAAATGGGTCATCTGCGACCCGCGCAAGCCCAGGACGGAATGGATTGTCGCCCCGGAGCCGAAGCTGCATTCGGCCAAGTACATCGGCACCATTCTCGACCCAATCAACGATTACGTGAAGGCCAAGTACAAGAACCAGAAGCTCGGCGTGTTCGGCGACGACAACGCGGAGAACGCCACGGAGGAGGAACTGTCCGGTCTCGACGAGTCATTGCTCGATACGGCGGATGCCGAAATCAACAGCAAGCTCATCAAGAAGGCCGCGCAGCAAGCCGAGGCCCTCGGGCTGCAGGCCGAGTCAGAAATGGATTCCGAGTAGGACCTTCCTGGAATCATGAAATTGCCCGGGTTGACCGGGCATTTTTTACTATATTTCTTTTCGAGATAACGACGGATTTGGACCTATGGAAACCTTTCAAACCCCGACGTATCCGCAACAGCCAGCGGTGGCAGGACAAATGGAACAGCCGACAGCACAGGCTGGGTTCCCGCCGATGATGCAGCAGCAGGTGATGCCGCAGCAGTATGCCGTCCAACCGGCAACACAGCCGGCTTACCTCGTGCCGCAGCAGCAGGTCATTGCGCTTACCCGGGAAGACTTAGTAATCAGAGTATTTTTCCAGGACTCCTCGGTGGGCCCTAAGATGCGGGAAACCCTGCGTCCCGAGCTGTTCCAGGATGAGAACAACCGGAACATTGTCGACATAATCAGGAAGTTCGAGCACAAGCACGGCAGGATGCCTACCGCGCAGGAACTCATCACGGGAATGGGGGCGAACGACTACGCCATACAGGCCCGCGACAAGCTGATGTTCATCTACAATACCCCGATTCAGGCGATGCACCAGGACTACGTTGTCCTGATGATTGAATCCTTCTTCAAGGAACGGCTGTCGGAGGAAATCCTGGTCAGTGCGGCGGAATCGATTCATGACAAGCGAGTAGACGGCATACGCGACCTGATTCCTAAGCTGCAGGCGGCAGTCAATTACAGCCTGCATACCGACCTCGGCATCAACATGTATACCGATGCCGATTTGGCACTGGCGAAGTTGCGTGAGCAGAAGCAGTGCATACCGTCCGGAATCAACGAGATTAGGTACTACACCGGGCGGCCCGACGTCAACGGTATCATGGCCGGCGGCGGATACTACCGCAAGACGCTGACACTATTCGTGGGTCAGCCCAATATCGGTAAGTCGCTGACTCTTTGTAGCGAGGCCGCATTCGCCTACAAGAACGGCTTCAATGTACTGTATATTACCCTGGAACTTGCAGAGGATTATGTCTGGCAGAGGCTGGCATCGAACATCTGTTCCACCGATTTCTACGATGTCCTGCAGCTTACCGGAGACATGGTTCGCCAGAAGATTGACGCGGAAGTCGAGGCATGCCGGCAGACCGGCGCGCGCCCCGGACAGCTACAGGTGAGGTACATGAAGACGACCACCACTCCCGTCGAGATTGAGGCGGTCATCGATTCCTTCGAGATTGCGCACGGCAAGCTGGACCTTCTGGTGGTCGACTATATCGGCATCATGAAGCCGGCCACGAGGGGAAGGGTCAGCGAGAGCTCCATGTACAACGACGGCGTAATGAAGGCCGAACAGCTCCGCGACATCGCCATAGAGAGGAACTTCGCTTGCGTATCCGCAGTGCAGTTCAACAGGAGCGGCTACCACAATGTCGAAGCTGGTATTGAATCCGTGGAAGGTTCTTCCGGTTACGCCGAGACTGCCGACTTGATGATTTCGCTGACGGCCAACGACGTGCTGCGCTCGATGGGAATGTTCAGCCACTACATTCTGAAATCTCGTCTCGGTCCTGCTCTTGTCATGTTCCTTACCAGGTGCGACTTCAAGCAGATGAGATGGTTCAGTCCGACCAAGGACGAAGTCAACGCCTACAACATGGCGATGGCGGAGGCGGAACCGCAGATAAACGCCCCGCGTGGCGGCAAGAAGGATGGCGGACCCAAGAGGGCAATAGGTAAGCCCCAGGAAGCACAGGCGGTTCCCGGTACGAATCCGGAACTTCCCAAGGAAGACGTGAATGTGGAGCTGGAGACGGTGGGCGACTACGTATAGGCGGATACCATGAAGATTGCCGGGATAGACCCATCGATGAACTCGTCGGGAAAGGTCATAATGGACCTCGACGACGAAAACTTTGACATCAAGGATATCCAGTTCTACGGATACCAGCCAAAACTGAATGCCGTCCTGGAGACCGAACACGTCCATATCATGTGCAGCGGGACCGACTACGACAAGGTACCCATGCTGGTGAGGCAGGAACGCGCGGTCAGGATACTCGAGCGCGACATGGAGGACGTCAAGTACGTATCCTTCGAGGATTACGCGTACGAGAAGGCCAACGAGGGCAACAGCAACTCCATTTTCCAGATTGGTGAGTTCTGCGGGGTGTACCGCAGGCACTTCTACCTGCAGGGCAAGGGTATAATAACCTACGGGATAGGCCAGATTAAGCATTTCGCGACAGGTAACGGCGATGCCGGCAAGATTGCCATGTGCGAGGCGATGAAGGCTGTGTACCCCCAGTTCTACTATCCGGAGTTCGAGCAGTTCCCGAGGCAGTACGAGAGCCCGCATTCCGACCTATGTGACGCATTCTGGATGTGCGAGATACTCAGGAACCACATAAAGTACGACATTCTGGGTCCCGACAGCCTTCCCCCGGACATACTGGCCCTGCTGACTTACCATACCACCAGGAAGCTGTACGATACCAGGGCCCTTGTCGACTATTCCATGGTCAGGATGGACGACTGGCCGGTCGACCTTGAAGCCTTGGCCCAGAGAAAGAAACCCACCCGTCGAAAATCCACCAAAAAAGCATAGTTTTCCTACCGGATACAAGCATTCGGCAGGATTTTATGAACTACGGCATGGAAGAAGACGATATCGAGCAGTCTCCCGGCGACCCCCAGGAAACCGATGGCGTCAACCGCGGGGACGAGATGGGGCCGTCCGGCTCCGATGCGCAGGGAAAGCTCGGAAACGACGACATAGCGGCGGAAATCAACAAGTTCCTGATGACCCAGCGGTTCCCGGGCGACATCTGCATTACCCTCACGATGCCCGACACCTACCTCAAGAAGGCGAAGGACAAGGTCAATCTGGCCCTGTGGAACGCCTACAAGAAGTATGCGCGTACGGTGAAGCGAGTGGACCGCAGCGGGAGGGAGTACGAGGTCCCGGGATTCGGCATGTTCGACATACTGATGACCCTGGCGCCGTCAGTGGACCCCATCAAGTTCAGCCTAATCCTGGAGAACGACATCAAGCAGAAGGTCGCCGAGGAGAAGGGCATCCGGATTTCCGACGCGGAGCTGGAATATGTTGCCAAGCACCCGGTGAAGCTCCGGGATGACCGTCACGACGACGTGGTTACCTGCCCGGAATGCCACGGTGAGGGCGAGATAGACGGGGAGGAATGCCCGCTGTGCCTTGGCGAGGGCAAGGTGAGGAAGGTCGTCGAGGAAGTCGACAGCGTGAAGCCAGACTTCGACGAGATGGACATCAATATGGACGAGATTGACGCAATCATGAGGGACATGAACAATGGCTAGGTTCAAGTTTCCGGAATACGGCAATACCCTGAAGGCCGAGAACGACGAGTACGAGAAGAAGTTCGCCGGCAGGGAGAAGGAGATTGAGACCACGTCCGCCCTCATAGTGAACGCGGACTTCGACAAGTCGGCTCATAGCCAGCTGGTCAAGACCGAGGCGTACAACAAGTGGATTACAAACCTTCGCGAGAGCAGGAACAATCCGCTGCTGGGCAAGGACTACATGATGAGGGCTCCCGAGTTCGAGCGTGAGTCCGAGGAAGTTTCGGAATCTACGTATATGGACGACAAGGAAGCCGCAAAGATTCTTACGGTCAAGGACGAGCAGCACGAGGGTGTCATGCACGTGGACGACGAGTACAACCCGAACGTCACCGAGGAGGCCCTGTCGCACGACGAGGTGTCCAGGCGGTTCGTCGAGGCGTGCATCATCGACAACACGACGCAGAAGTGCATCGGGTGGAACTTCGAGGACATACTGTCCGAGTGTGCGGCCGAGCTGGAGAAGGAGTTCGCCACCGAGGAGGACTACTCCATACCCGACGATTTCGACCAGCTTGTCGAGGCTTCCCTGGAAAAGGCGGAGAAACTCCAGCTTATCGGGCACGAAAACGGCCCGAAAATGGCAATCCCTCACCTGAAATCGACCAAAAACGAAGAAAAATCTTCAGAATGACATCTTCTGACAGCCGATTTTACTATATTTAAGTGTGGACCAGCACCCGGCATGCTTTAGGGTGCGGTCCATGAACTATAGTTAAACAACTTTCAGAAGGATAAATCCTATGGAAAACATGCAACAAGTACCCAATGGTGGTATGCTCATGGTGTCCGCGCCGGCTCCTGCCCCGCAGGCCACTGCACAGGGCGGGGTGAATACGGACCCGCGAATCTGGCGTCCGAAGGTGACGAAGAACAACACCACCTACAAGGCGGTCGTACGTGCCCTCCCCAACGGGAGGAACCTCAATGCCTATCCCTACGTGAGCGTGATGATTCACCGCTTGCGCGACGTGAACAGCGGCAAGACCCTGACGGTCAAGTGCTGCAAGAACATTCCGGGCGAACGCAACTGCCCGTTCTGCGAGGACGTGTGGGCACGCTACCGCGCAGCCAAGGAGCAGCCGGGCGCAACCAAGGATAGCTTGAAGAGATACCTCCAGCAGCTTCCCGAGGAAGAATGGTACGGTAACTTCCTCATCCGTCAGGATACAAACCACCCAGAGTATAACAACCAGGTCAAGGTGTGGCCCCACTCCAAGTACCAGCACGCTGCCTTCCAGGAACCCGTGGACAAGTACAACGAGAAGCTTACCAAGGCTGCACAAGGCATTACTGACGATGTCAACGTTGATACAGGTGACGCATTCGTGCCCTATGACCCGACCAACGGATATGACTACGTGCTCAACGGCGTGTGGGATGCAGAGAAGTCGTTCGGTACCGGCAGGAAGGGTGCTCCTACCTACAAGGGAAGCGCCTTCGCCAAGAACCCGAGCCCTCTGTTCACCAAGACCGTAGTCGACCCCGCTACAAACGTGGCCACTTCGGTCATCGATACCGAATCCATCTATGCGATTCTTGACCAGTGTCATGACCTCAGTTTCGTGATGCAGGACATTCCGACACCGCAGGAAGCTATCGCCATGCTGCAGAAGTTCTGGGATGAGGCCAACGCCCTGTCCCGCCAGAAGGCCGCTTCCGGCTACCAGACCGGATATGGTGCTGGTGCCCAGCAGATGGGCGTGGCTCCGGCCGCCGTTGCCCCGGCATATGCCGCGCAGCCGTTCCAGACCGGTGCACAGATGCCCATGGGCATGCAGCCCGGTACTCAGAACAGCATCCCGCAGGTGCCTGCCAACGCCAAGATTACCAGCAACACCAACCCTGCAGCGTTCATGGGCCAGCAACAGCAGATGGCTCCGGCTGTACCTAACGTGCAGATGCCGGCTCCTATCCCTGCAGCCGCAGCTCCCGTGACGCCAGCGTTTGCCCCTAACCCGGCATTCGCTCCTGCTCCCGCAGCCCCCGCTCCCGCAGCCCCCGCATTCCCCCAGGCAGCCCCCGCTCCTCAGTTCGGAATGCCCCAGGCAGCCCCGGTAGCGCCCGCTCCTGCAGCCCCCGCTGCCCCGGTAGCACCGCAACAGCAGGCATATGTTCCGCCCGCTGCGCCTCCCCTGGCACAGCCGGCTCAGATGATGCCTCCGCAGGCTGGCCCTGCCCCGATTGTCGAGACGGACAGCGATGACGATTTGCCATTTTAGCCTAGGCTAACTTTTTAGCAAATCAGTAGCAAAAAGGACTGGAGATGCTATCCAGTCCTTTTCTTTTTTACTATATTTCTTATCAGAATGGCAATATCATACGACGACATACCGGCCGCAGTCTACGACGACTCGATACACGAGCAGTTCTCCGGGTTTGCCCTGGATGACTCGCATGCCGGGTACTACAACTTCGTCTGTCCGAACCCGGAATGCGGCGACATAAACCGCCCGAACAAGAAGAAGGCGTACATCTATACCGATACATGGCAGTACGTCTGCTACAAGTGCACCCCCATGATGCCATACGCCAAGTGGCTCCGCACACACGACGAGAACGCCTACCAGAGATTGCTGTTCAGCGCTTTCGGGGCGCAGCGCGGCCGCAGGGACAAGGAGACTACCCTGCAGGCCGAGCAGCGGCCCCTCGAATCGGCCCTCCCGTTCAAGGAAGGCGAACTCGTCCCGATAATGTCCGGTCATCCGCTTGCAATCGCGGGGCTGAACCTGTGCCGTTCCCGGAGGATACGGGAGGAGGTCTACTCCGAGTGGTTCGTGTGCCAGGAGGGTGACCAGTTCCTCGACCGGGACGCCAACGGGAACGTCATGCTGGACGAGCACGGGAGGCCTCTCGGAAACCGTTACAAGAACAGGATTATAATACCGTTCTACCATTTCGGTGGCAAGTGGGGACAGTTCGACGCGAGGGCGATAGACCAGGGCAACCCGCTCCGCTACCTGAACTTTGCAGGCGTGAAGCGCGGCGCGTACAACATAGACTTCATCAACTACGACGAGCCCATATACATCCTGGAAGGTACGATAGATTCAACATTTATCCACAATGCCATTGCCATAGGCGGAATTCCGCACTTTGATTCGGTGTTCAATGACAATCCACGGCTGAAGGAGAACAAGGACAAGGTCGTCGTGATATGGGACAACGACGAGAAGGGCCAGGAGGCGAGGGCCAGGACATGCGAACTCGGTTTCAAGTGGTTTACCTGGGAGGGCCTGAAGAGCAAGGACATCAACGGTGCCGTAATGACCGGGGAGCTTCCCGTCGACGAGGAGGGGTTTGCCCGTCGTGACGCAATAGAGGCCAGGGTCCGCAACCCGGAGGCGGCCGGCATACTGTTCGCGCTGAAGTACGGGAACATGAAGAAGGAAGCCGCCCGTAAGCGGTTCGAGGGAATCAGGGCGTACAAGGAGAAGAAGCAGTCCTTCCACAAGGCGGAGGTCTTCTTCTGATGCCGAATATACTGAGGGTCGCATACAGGAACAGGAAGAACGGTCCGCCGGAGTTCGTTACCGCCTCATGGGTAGCCAAGTACCTCAACATGCCGGTCGAGAGGCTGAAGCACACCGGAATCCTGGATGAGATTCCGTACAGGTACACGCCGGGAAACACCAAGGAGTACCGGCATGCCGAGGTGATGGACGCGATATCCAAGTACCGGGTATATCCCCCGGACGACCTGCACCCGTTGCACGAGTTTTCCCAGGCGGAGGCCATGCTAGAACTCGGGATGACGCCCAAGACATGGCAGAAATACGTAAAGCTCGGATACATAAGGCTGAGCGTGTCGTCGCGCACAGGCTACCGCGTCCTGTACAGGAAGGACCTGGAACGGTTCAGGCGGGAGTATGACCCGGAATACCTGTGTTCGTTCATAGTGAATCCGCTGAAGCGTTCTTTCGCAGCGATGCTAATCGGCATCAAGGTAATCACGCTGAAGAGGCTGACGAGGAAAGAGAAGATACGGATAGAACCGCACAAGCCCAGATGCCCGTTCAAGTACAGCAAGGCGGAGATTCTCAGGTACCTGCACGAGAGGGGGGAATCCCACAGGTTCAGGAAAACGCCGCTCCCGGACTTCCTTCCCCCGAAACTGGCAAGGGTATACATGGGTGTCACCGACGCATGCTTCGACAACCTGAAGCAGATGGGCATGCTGAAATACGCGGAAAACCCGGTAGGTACCGGGGCATCCAAGTGGTGCTACCGGAGGGAGGACCTGGAAAAGCTGATTGAGTTCCGGGAGCTACGGAAATACTACTGCGAGGGACTCCCGTACTACAACCGGCGCGCGATACGGTACAAGTTCCTGAAGAGTGAACGGTGGATTGACGAGTTCATAGTCGGGAGATGCCGCAGGGTGCTGCATGGCGACGTGGTCGTGCCCGCGAAAGGATATACGAAGAATGCCCCCAGGGGCTGGCTCAAGGAGGATGTCGAGAAGGTGGTCGCGTCCGGAGTCGAGGTGAGGGTCCGCAAGAAACAGTCCATGGCCAGGAGGAAGCGCAAGGCAAACAGCACATACCAGCTGGCCATGTCCCCGGTGCAGTTCGCGAACCCGGTCGAGCAGATGGAGGCCGCAATCGCCGCGTCTTTCCAGCAGGGCAAGGAAGAGCGCAAGCAGAAGCACCTGGAGATTATGCGCAAGCGCATGGAGGAGTCGGCCAGGCTGGACGCGATACGCAATATACTCACGACAGGGTCTCCCGTACGGAAGACCAGGCCGAACCGGAACGACATACTCAGGTTCTCCGAGGAACCCCAGATTGTGACTTTCGTGATTCACTCGTCCCGGGGAACTCCCGGCATATACGAGTCGTACCCCAACGCCAAGGACGAGTGCCTGTTCCGCGTGTCATGCGGGAAGAAGCTCGGACGCAGGGTGATACCGCCTTCATTCGCCCGCGCCATAAAGAACGCCCTGGGCATGCTGCGGACGGCGGACGTACGGACAAAGCCTTCCTGGATAGTCATCGCCCCGGCCACCACCATGATTACCGACCCCATGTTCCACAATACCCTGGGTTCGGTGCCGTTCAACGTGGGCGCCGTCGCCCCGTTCGGGTACGGGCATATACTCCCGGACGGCTCATGGGACAAGTGTCCGGTATCCTACGGGGCATACGGGTGGTACGGCGGGGTTTCCCGGGAGCAGCAGCTCCGCGTTACCGGGATTACCGCGTCAACCGGGTTCCACCCGGTCGAAGTGATGGACGGTCCATTCGTCGCAATACGGGGAATCTACCTGAACGAGCTGGAGTACATCGACTTCTTCCAGCAGCTCGGCGACCAGAGGGGGCTTCTTGGGCCGGTAATGTCGGCGATATGCAGGAAGTTCGCCATACCGATGATGCAGATTCCCGTGGAATGCTGGGGAGCAATGGAGTACATGGTGCGTCCCAAGACACCCGAGATGAACCTGGGCATTGACAGAATTGCTACATTTATGGAGAGGAGCCTGGATAAAATCAGGCAAGGCTAGAGTATGGAAAATCCGCAAGTGATTACAATGAGTCCGCAGTTCTTCGTGTTGCTGAAGAAGCTCACGATGGTGAGCAAGTCGAAGGCTACGGTGATGTTCAAGGGTAACGGGAGGTGCAGGATTACGGTACCTACCACGGCGACATTCCTCCATATATCGGCCGGGCCGCACGACCTCAACTTCGAGGGGAACGAGGTATGCGTCGCCTCGCTGATGGAGTTCATCCGGTTCTGCGAGCTGGTCGGGTTTCCCGGGAATCCGGCGTCCAACGTGAGCGTCCTCGACGAGACCCTGACGAACGGACACGTATACCCTATGGTCAGGTTCATGAACGGAACTCCCGATACTGCGACCAAGGTAGGTCGTGCCATATGCGCCGACCCCACCCGGTTCGACCAGAAATCCAGGCACGTCCCGTGCGAGAGGGACAAGGACCCGATGAACTGCCTGTCCACTATAGTGCTGGACAAGGCCGAGCTGAAGACGATGTGCGACGAGCTCAAGATGGTTCCCGGTTGCCAGTTCGTTTCCGTGGTCCTTACCCATAGCAAGGTGAGCATCTACATGAAGGGCCGTACCGGGCAGCAGATTACCAACGTCATTCCCAGGAACTGCACCCGCATGGGGGCCGCAGCGCAGATTGACGCGGCATATGCCAGTTCCCACGACAAGTTCCGCAAGATTCCTGCACTGTATTTCAATATCCTGAAGGGAATCGATACCGACTACGAGGTCGAGGTCCGCCATTTCAAGTCAGAGAAGAGGGACAAGATAACCCTGAAGGCGTTTTCCGCCATTCCCGGGGCTGACCCGAACGACCCGATTAATCTGTATGTCGCCGGCATGGAAAGCGACGGTGGCGAGATTAACCACGAAAGCTTGGTCGAATAGAGTAGTCGCCATTATATAAACTTACGGGAAATTCGCGAAAACTGCGAGGTTCCCGTGAGCAAAGGCGTTTCTTTGAAAGATTTTAGCAAGGCCTTCGAATATACGAAGACCCAGAGCGGCCCGGTCGTGCCGGCCCGCACGACAACCGTCAAGATGATGAAGGGTACCCTCGGCCCGGTCGGCGACCAGACCAAGGAGAAGTTCGACCATCGCACTTACGAGAACGGCAGCCTCCTGATGGACAAGAACTACCTGTCCCTGAAGGATATCGGCGTAAAGCTGATGACCGAGGCCACATCCACCACGTCCTATTCCCCCATGAGGCTGAATCTTTCCGGGATGGACATGGACCAGACTTCCATGAACGGCTCGTTCAGGTGCGACGGCACCCCGGTCACCCTCAACTTGAAGTTCCCGAACACCCATGGCAAGATTAGCGTAGAGCTTTCCCTCGACACCGGCAGGTCCATGCTGTACGAGGTCCCGCTCGATTCCGACCAGTTCAAGGGTAACTTCGCCCAGTCAATCCGCGAGAGCGCCAGGAACCTCATTCTCCAGGAAACGCAGCCCCCGCTGGACGACATGCTCTACGGCGTAGGCGCGGTCAATACCCCGCAGGACAACTTCAACGATTCCCTCGCGCTCGCGAATTCCGACACCAACAACATCACTGCATACGAGTCTGTCGACTGGAAGCTGCAGAAGCTCCTCGACGTATGTAACGACACGGTGGCCATGTTCGAAGCAGATGAGGACATGGATGCTGCAGGCGGTGATGCCGGTGGCGATTTCGGCGCCGATGACTTTGCCGCCCCTGCAGGCGGTGATGCCGGTGGCGACATGGGTGGCGGATTCGGCGACGGTACCGAAGCTCCCCAGTCAGCCGGTGAAGTCAATGGTGTGACCGACGGCAATGGAGACGGTGCAGACAAGATTGAATTCAGGGAGTTCGTGCTCAACGGGGACCCTGAAATTGGTTCCGGCCTTTCCCAGGCAGCCTGGGACAACATGGCGCAAATAGTGGCTGATGCAGTCAATTATGTGAGCGACAAGCAGTCCGGCGGTGTCAAGCCTTCAGCCAGCGAGTGGTACGAGGGCTTCCCGGGAGTCAAGAACATGACTGCCGACGAGATTCTGGAACAATTCCTTTCATTCGATGACTACAAGGCCCTGGATACTGCCCTCCCTAAGGAAGGACTGAAGCAGTTCGCCAAGGCTCTCGAGGGTGGAAAGGTGGATGTAACCAAGTTCAAGACCGACCTCGGCAAGTGGTTCCCGGAAGTCTACAACACTGACGGTACTGCCATGCACGACGTGGCCAAGGAAACCGCCGCGATGACGTTCCCGCAGGACGACTTCGGAATGGGTGGCGGCATGTCCCCCGATTCTACCGTCGACCTGAACAGTTTCGGCAACGGTGGCGAAATGGGCGACATGATGGATACAGCGAACGACATGTTCGGCAACGGGAATACCGATGCCGGAATCGACATGTCGGAGGACGGGAGCAACTCGGAAGAGTCCGGACAGGACAAGACGGACCTGGCGGTGGCTTCGCTCGACAACATCTTCTAACGAATTCCTGCATGCCATTGGGGGCGTCCGGCAACGGGCGCCCCTTTTTGATGTAGTTTTCGTCATGAAAAGAGGTATCTATGCCAAATACGCCAAAGCTTACTATGTTCAACACGGTGACTGGTTTCCGTGAAGCAATTTCATTTATCGGATTCTCGTGTGAGTCCGACGAGAGCAAGGTTCACATCGAGACGTTTGTCAATCACGACGAGGACGACCTTGTTTACATGAAGCTCACTACCGACAAGGGAGTTACTGCACTGGTCGACACTACACTGAAATCGGAATGCCTGGACAGCGATGCGTATGTGAGACTGAGTGACTTCTTCGTCACCTGCGACAAGGGAGTGAAGGACGGCCTGGTTGCCCTGTGGGTTGCTGACGGCAGGCTGTACATCGGTTCCTCCTACAACGAGGGCCTGGAATGCTTTGAATCCGAAGCCAGCCTTCCTTTGTTGGAACCGTTCGAAATGGATGAGGGATTTTCCCCTGACCTCACCATTCAGGTCGAACAAATGGTGATGGCTTCAATCATCGACACTTGCTACGAGTTCGATACAGTCGAGTTTGCGTGCAACGAGGGGACTCTGTCGTTCAGGACCGGGAACGACCGGGTCAGCATCGCGACCCTCCCGTTTACTATCAAGGTATTAGGTGTGGAATCGATGAAGGACGTACCGGACTTCGCGATATCCGTCCCGGTGAACGTGTTCAAGATTATGCCTACAGTCAGCACGGACCCCCTGTGCTCGTTCGACCTCGACTGGTCGAGGAAGCGCATTCGTACACAAGGGAAACTTTACGGAATCAACTACGCCTATGGTGAAGGCAAGCTCCGTACAGGCAGCAGCGAAGGCATGTCCCCGTACATGAAGTTCGACACCATCGGCATGATGGCGACAATCGACATGGTGTATGGCCTCAACTACAAGGACCCGATTGCCCCGGTGAAACTGGTTCCCCTGGACGAGAAGACCGTCGAGATGAAGTACGGCTTCGAGGACAGGTATTCAGGAACAATTACCATGACCGGTGTCAGGATGATGGATACGAAAAAGTCCATCGACTTGCCGATGGACGTCAGTACCATGATGGTGAGGAATGCCGGTTCCGCCGTGCTTGAGATGCTGCATTCCGACGACGGCCGCCTTTTCCTTACATTCCAGGACAAGAAGTTCGCCCGGAAGTGCATGTATTTCGGCGAGAAGGCCTAGATATTGAGGTTCAGGTCGTCCGAGCCGCCCTCATCCGAGGAGGGCTCTTCTGTTTCCCCGGAATCCCCGGAAGGTTCGATGTCGGACATCGCGTTAACTGACCGTTGGCAAAAATCTAACAAAATCTATCAGTGGTAGATAATTGCTGATTTTCTATAGCTTGCTTGAACAAGCCATCGCAACGACATTTTTCCAAGAACTTCTTCACCTTCCACCTAGGAAGGAGTCCCTTCGGAATGAAGTACCTGTATTCGCTATCCCCCGCTCTTACGAGCAGGTTCTCTCTTAACACGGTCGAGGTAAGGCGAAATTTAATGTTCTTCGAGCTGTGTATATCGGCATTCTCGGAATGACTGCATTCCACACAGCAAAATTCTTCTTGTGTTTGCCTATTGCGGTCATCAATACAACCGCAGTGACCACACATCTTCGATGTGTATTCGGCTTGCACAAGCGATACTAGCAAGCCGTACTTGGGTGCAATATGGATGAACTCATCCTTCAGGGAGGAAAGTCCAGTCCGCAGATGCAATCTACCTAGATTAAATCCTTTACTGTCCTCGGAATGAAGTTTGCTTCCTTTGAAACCGTCGAGGTTCTCCATTGCGATGTGCTTGATTCCCTTGGCAGCAAAGGCTTGGCAGAGCAGTACAATCGTTCTTTTGTTGGACTCGTTCAATTTCAAGGTTATCGCTTCGACGCGAGCCTTGTCCTTCTTGGAAATCTTGAATGCATCATGTTCCTCGTCCTTGGCAAACCGGGCATTGTAGTTCTTCTGCTTCTGGTCTATCTTGAGCAGCTCGGTTTCTAGGTCGGCAATCAAGGCATCGTCGTTAGGTATGAACTCTCCGCTGCTCAAGGCGAACATGTTGTGCTTGGAATTAACATCTATACCGACGGTATTATCTTCGGTTATCTCATCGGTATTCTTGTAGCGGTAACCGTCCCTCGCGAGAACTACATGGATGTCCTTTCCTCGTACTACTATCGTATAGGAAGTGTCTGTTCCGTTGCAGTACCTATTCAAAGAACGGTGATACTTTCTATTATACTTGAACGGCATGCACAGCGTGTTCTTGCTGTCGCCATGATAACCTTGGTCATACCAGTCCCATGAAATCTCGATGAAGTAATCGAACTTACCAGTCTCGTTCCTACGAGCATCCACGATAGGACGCTTGATACGGCTACGGCCACTGAAGGTAAGCGATTCAAATGTAATCTTTCCACGCGTCTCGTATTCGGCAAATACAGTGATTCTCCTAGATAGAGCCAATCTCATGAGGCGTTCAAAGCCGAACTTCCTAATCTTCTCCAAGATGGCGCGGTAGAACTTCTGCTTTGATTCCTGTGTGGTAGGAATCACGGATTCGAGCCAATAGACAGTTTCGTCCTTTCCGTATCGTGCAAGCCAAGTCAGTACCTTTGTGAGTTCAGTCTTCTTGGTATGGCACTCTATAGATTTTAAGTCACCTTTCTTATGTCCGTGACTATTTATCTTGTAGAACAATGGAACGAGTTTTTCAACCTTGACGAACTCAATATTCTTGCGAATAGCATCGAACCGGAGCTGATAGGCTCTCCATACATCCTCTATAGCCTTCTTCAAGTAATGACTGGACAGTCTGGTCGTGAATGTAGGATTGAAGAAGTTTAACGCTTCAAACTTTGTCATGTCCTGAAAGCCGAGCATATCCGAGAAGAATATCTCCGATATGTCATTTCTTACGGAACGGATTTCCTCTGCTCGATGAATGATTTCAGCTCGCTTGGTGTCGGACAATAGAATAGGATAGAACGCAGCGGAGAACTGCGACTCGTACTTATCCTTCAATGCCCAACAGTGCTTGCTCATAGATACAGAAATGGCTCGTTCGATACTTTTTGTGGCTTTCAGCATCAAACGAGCCATCATAAATGGTCTCTCAGTGTCGTTCAATGAAGAAAGCCACTAATTCACTGAACCTCTATACATCAAGTTTATAACAATATACAAAATTTTATACCGAGCTTCAACCTAAAATGCAATGAAATACTTGCAAATTTCGGTAAAACTTAGTAAATTTAGGTAGATTTTAGGTTAGCTGTTGACAACCCTGCATCGTCCTCGAAGCCGAAATCGTCGAATCCATCGTCGGCGACCGAGTTGACAGCGTCCATGCCCTCGTCCGAGAATCCCATGTCGAGGTTGTCGATGCCTCCACCGAATCCACCACCGCCGAAGTCACCGCCACCAAAACTGTCGCCACCCCCGAAATCACCACCCCCGAAGTCATCGGCGCCGAAAATATCGGAACCCGGGGCCGGCTGGGTCGGGTCGAATCCCATAATCTGGTCGTATTCATCCTGGTCATCCAGCTTTTCCTCGGGGTGTTCCAGTTCCGTACGCAGCTCGTTGACCGCGGTATGCGCCATTTCCTGGGAATCCGTGCCGAGCGGCAGGCTGGACGGGTCATCAAGGGACTTCTGGTGCAATTCGAGCATCTTGTTCCTGAACCTGGCCTTCACTTCGCTTACAGGCAGGCCGGAATCCTGGCTAAGTTCGTTGAAAATGGGTAGCTCGTGGCTTACCGTGGATGATTTGGGGATATTCAGGTCCATAATCTAGTTCCTCGCCCTGTAGTTTATGCCGGGCATTTGATTTTTTTTTTTTGCCACGTATATAAACTTTCGGACAAATTGCAATTTTACAAAGAAGGTATCTGCCATGGCATACTCCCTCGACGACGAAGATAAGATGCTCTCCCTGTTCGAGAGCATAGCCAACCAGCCCATCGAACAGCAGCGTCCGTACAACGAGACCAGTAACCCCAGGCCCATCGTGGAATCTACCGCAATGTTCGAGGGGAAGATGGTCGACCTCAGTACCTGGACGGCCGACTCCAAGAAGGTCGGCAAGGCCAAGACCGCCGTCAACCCGGACCTGAGCAAGGGCGCCAAGGCCGCCAAGGGCGCCGTGGTGGAAACCAAGGCTTCCAAGGAACAGGTGACCGAGAACGACGTGGTTACCGAGAAGAAGGAAGACAAGAAGGTCACCAAGCTGGTTACCGAGGATACGACCCACGAAGCCAAGGGGGAACCCAAGGCCAAGACCGGGAGCTTCGACTCCAAGGCCAAGTCCACCGCTTCCGCCCAGCGTTCCAAGGCTGACTCCAACAAGAAGTTTTCCGAGGAAAGCAAGCGTCAGCGCAAGATTGACATGTTCCGTGATTTCGTGAAGAGCCTCGGGATTGACGAGAAGAGCAAGGCCGATGCCGAGAAGGTTCTCAAGAAGTTCGACCAGATTTCCAAGCACATTGGCGAACCGGGCGACGGCAAGGTGAAGCCCAAGCTGGAGTCCATGTTCAATGCATCAAATAATTCAGGAAAGTTGACTGCTGTAATCGAACGTATCATTGATGAAGCTGATTCTGGTCATGAATTAAGTGATGCTGAATATGCGGCAGTTGGTTTGCTAGATACCAGAAGTCCGTCATTTGCTAAGTGGATGAGCGACGGATTGGGTGAAAAGTACGATGAACTTGGCCTATCGTTTGATGAAATGTATGGTGATATTTTGTCGATTACCAAGTCTCATCCAGAAGCTGTTTCGGCGGGTAAGGAAGTAATCGCTCGGGCATTGGAGCAATTCAGTGCAAAATAGCTAACCATACGAGTACAGTATCGAAAATTCAATCCCGGGAAATCCCGGGATTTTCTGTTGTATGCGCGTCCCATTCTTGCTATATTTGCCTACGGAAACCTATGGAAAACGTATCGACAATGGCTCCACCTGCACCTAAGGTGGAGCAGGCCTCGCTTGGTATGGCAACGGTTCTTACTGCGAAGGAGGAGCCTAAGCAGTACCGTATGTGGTCGGCCATATACCACGACAGGGACACGGACAACCTGTTCCTGTGGTATGACGACGGTACGCTCGAGCAGAAGCGTATAGTTAATACATTTTACACTCCGAACCGGGGTGAGTTCGGCGCCATGCCGTGTGGTATGAAGGATATCTTCGGCCGCGAGATGTACGCGATACAGCGCCATACCAACGCGGAACGGGACATATACAACAGGTACCGCGGACCGCACAACCATCTCGCCGAGATAGACATCGACCCCAGGGCAAGATTTCTCCAGAAGCACTATGCGAATACCGGCATGCTGAAGCCGGACATGAAGAAAATCAACATATGCTTCCTCGATATAGAGGTGGAGACTACAGGCCGCTTCCCGGCGGCCCACCGTGCCGAGTACCCAATCAACTGTGTAACTATCTACTTTTCCGCTACGGACAACTACTTCACTTACGGTGTCGGTCGCGACATCGACGACGAGGTGAAGGAAGCGATGGCCAAGGAGAATGGGAAGTATGTCCTGTGCGAATCCGAGACTGACCTTTTACGCAAGCTATTTACCGAGATAGGAAGCAACGAGGTTGCAATCCTTTCCGGCTGGAACTTCTCTTACGATACCACGTACATGGTTAACCGGGCCGAGAAGCTCGGGGTGGAACTGAGGCTGATGTCCAGGCTTCCCGCCCAGTTCAAGAAGGCCTGGGTAGACCACGATGGACAGCTGCAGATTGCCGGGACGGAGGTCATCGACTTCCTGGCGCTCTACCGCAAGTACACATTCTCCGAAGAACCCTCCTACAAGCTCGACTACATCGGCGGAAAGGTTACCGGCGAGCACAAGGCTCCGTTGCCGGACGGATACCGCTCGTGGAAGAACTACTGGAGCCAGTTCATATACTATAACTGGCAGGACGTCCGCCTGCTGAAGAAGATTGAACTCAAGGAAAGAATGTTCCAGCTGTGCGTCACCGCTGCGGCGGAAGCGCACGTCCCCTTCTCTTTCGTGTTCGAGTCCAAGAAAATGCTGGTCGGGTTCGTGATGAACTACCTCCACCAGAACGGCATGGTGTTCCCCGCGTACCGCCAGCAGCAGAAGGAAGAATATCCCGGGGCATTCGTATATTCCATTCCCGGGTTCTACGAGTGGCTGGTATCGTATGACTACCGGTCGCTGTATCCTTCCATAATGATGACATTCAACACCTCCCCGGAAACCAAGGTAATCAAGCCGATGGACTACGTGATGACCGAGGAGGAACGCGCGACACTCATAGAAAGCCCGTGGACACACAACGGACAGTACAGGGTATTCTTCCGCAAGGACAAGGAGGGCATCGTCCCCAAGGTCACCCGTCTCCTGTTCGATGGCCGCGCAAGCCTGAAGAACAAGATGAAGGCGGCCAAGAAGGCGGGCGACCACGAGATGACCGGCATCTACGACATGATGCAGAAGGTGTACAAGGTGCTTGGCAACTCGCTGTACGGCCTGCTGGGTTCGAATTTCTTCCCGTTATACGACGTGGACAACGCGGCCTCAATCACGGCATACGGCAGGAACCTCATCAAGTTCACCATCGAGCAGCTGGCGCACTACCTCAACGAGGAAGTCGTGAACGATACCCGATTCAGCGACGCGTTCGGCTATGTTCCCGTAATCAACAAGGACTTCCTGGGAACTACGATGGACGAGGAAGGCCAGGTACTGTACAAGCGCATGTCCCACGGCGACACCGACTCGTTCTACTGCAAGGTGGGCGACCTGTTCGAGGAATTCAGGAAGAAGCAGGGGACCGGTACCGAGGTTATCGTGTACAGCGGGCACAAGCAGGCCGAGCGTTTCACCTTCGGCAACTCCGAGGAGCAGGACCTCGAATCAAGGAAGTGCTTCAACCGAATGTGCAACAAGTACGCGCACGACAACTGGCACGACCCGGAAAACCGCGCGATAGACAAGAAGACCGGACTATCCAAGGTGAAGATTATGTTCCATGACGGCATAGTCTGGGGCCGTGACGGATACCGAATCATATACAACCGGTATCGGCTTACCGACTTCTGTCGTATGATGGATGCGGTGATACTGGAGGAAAAACTCGATGAGTTCATGCTCGCCTATGCGAACAAGTGGGGATACCTCACCAATGAACTGTTCCTGAAGCGGGAAAAGTGCATATACAAGGCTATAGTCACCGCGAAAAAGAAGTACATATGCGAGGCGGAGTCGAACGAGGACATCGTCTACATGGACAAGGAGCCCGTGAAGGACGATGACGGAAACATCATCAGGACAGGCTCGATGGAACTGACCCCCGATTTCGCGGTCACCGGGCTCGAGATTGTGAGGAGCTCCACTACGCTGTTCTCGAGGGAACGCATGATGGACATGGTGAAGCTGATGCTGAAGACCATGGACAAGGCCGTAGTGCGCGAAAGGCTTCTCGAAATCAAGCGTGAATTCTACCAGGCAATCAAGGACAAGAAGTACTCGTACATCTCCATGCCGTCCGGTATGAAGGAGGAGCCGATACCTTATCCTATCCAGTGCCGCCTGCCGCAGGAAGAAGTATCCAAGCTCGACTGGCGTCGCCGGGCCGCGTCGGTATGGAACTACCTGATAGAGAACGACCCGGTCCTGTCCAAGGAACCTTACGAGCCGATTACCGCAGGCGAGAAGATGAAGTTCATCAAGAAGGCGGACGAGGACTACGGCGTGTCAATCATATGCTATACCGGGAACGAATGCCCGCAGAGACTGATTGACATGTTCCACATCAACTGGGATGACCAGTGGAAGGTATCCGTTGCCCAGATTCTGGGAAGGCTGTTTACTGCGGTTGGCTGGCCGGAAGAACTGGAGTACGACGAGACCGACGCTATGCTTGAACTTATTTAGGGGATATTCTATGGAAACCAAGATAGAGGTACTGTACTGCGACAAGCATCCGCTGGAGAAGATTGGGCGGCTGGCCGGGATATGCTGGAATGCCCCGGTGGACGATATCGAGAAGAACGCCAAACGGGCAATCGACTGTATCAAGGCTACCCACTGGAGGGTACTGGAGTTCGTGGAGGTAACCGTACTTATACAGGGATTCTCAGCCCGTGTAATGAGGGAGCTGTATACGCATATCGGCGGTTCGCCGACCCGGCTGCAGGAATCTACCAGGTATGTCGCCGAAAGCGGATTCGAATATTACACGCCGGCAAAAATCGCCGCTCATCAGGTAACGGAAATGCCATATATGGTAGGCATGAGCCAAATACAAGAATCGTACAATGCCCTGTTGGAGCGTGGCATCGCCAAAGAGGATGCGGCAAACCTCCTCCCTCTCGGCATGCATAGCAAGATGGTATGGAAGGTAAACCTCAGGACGCTCGTGAATTTCTTCAACAGGCGTCTGTGCATGAGGGCGCTGAAGGAAATCAGGGACCTTGCCGGGTTGCTCCGGGACACCTTGGCCTCGATTGACGACGACTGGAAATTCCTGTCCGATTCACTGTTCGTCCCCATGTGTGAAATATACAAGTGGCGGAATCCTGCACTGTGTTTCTGCCAGGAAACCCGTGGCTGCGGGCGGTATAAATCGATAGAGGACGTCCGGATAGCGGCGGACGGCTCGGCGGAATCCGGCGATGCCGACATGCACGATGCCGACATGCACAAGTCCAGATGTGTCGGCATGCTGGACACGTTCGACATATCCACTATACAGCCCTTCGTTGACAACATGGTTATAGATGGCGAGCGGAAATTTTCCGATGGCCGCGGTCGCTATCTGCAGCAGATATTCCTTCGACTCGTTAACTGTTTCGCCGATAGCCAGGATATCGAAATCAAGCCAGAAGACCTCCAGCTCATGGGTGCCCGCGACCTTGAACAGTGCGACCAGGTATATATCACCGCGACGTGCCGGCACAACGGAAAGTCCCGCCGGTCATTGGTAGCCAAGCTCCTCCCGGGAGTATCCGAAACGGACAGGCGACGGGCATGGCACCTGGAAATTCCCGATGTTTGTGCCAGGCCCATAACGGCAGAACAGTGCGTGCTGGCGATGAAGACGTTCCTCGAAAGCTTGCCTTGGGGATGCTAGGCCTGCGCCGTAGAAGTATCGGCGTTGGCATTTTCCGGCCCGGTACCTCCCCACATTCCCAGGGAAGTCCTCCCGGGAGACACCGACCCGCACCACTGGCCGAACCTGGACTTGTACGATTCCTTCATCAGCCTGGCCACGGTTTCGTCGTTCGGCATCTGCTCGCCATCGGTGAGCTGCCCGTTGGGGATTATACCCTGAGTGCATGTACCCGGCTGGGCCGCTATCTGCTTCTTGTTGATGTCGGTGGCGGAATTCTCGAACAGGTTCCCGTAAAGCTCCGATACTTTCCCGTAAAGCTCCCAGTCATCCCCGGTTACGCTCCCTATGAATTCGTTCATCAACTTCATGTCCGACAGTTTATGCTATATTTGTGAAAAGGATTACCGATTATGGCAGAAGAACTAGACCTCATAACGGGGATGCCGGTCCAGGCGTCCCAGACGGAAACGGAAGTTTCGGGCGACCGGACGCTGGCCTGGGTGGAGAAGCACAGGGGAAGGAACCTCGACGAAATCATTCTACCGAAAAAGCTGGACACCATCGTGAGGAACGCCCTCCGTCTTGGTGGGTACAACAACTACATATTCCATTCCGGAGTACCCGGTACAGGAAAGACCAGTCTGGCGGAGGCCTTCCCGCTCATGCTCGGCGCGGAACGGGAGGTGCTGTACGCCCAGCGCGACTCCGAGATACTGGATAGCATCGAGGAGGGAGGGATGTACCGTTCCGGGAACGGCCTTCCCAAGTACTACGTCATCGACGAGGCGGACCACCCGTCGAACCCCGACTCGTTCTACAGGAAGCTGCAGTCCCTCATAGAGGCGACCTCGTCCAACCTCAGGTTCATTCTCACCTGCAACGAGATATGGAGAATACCTGACGCCATCAAGTCACGCTGCACGCCGATAGCGTTCGACCATCCCGGGGACGACGCGGAATACAAGAAGCGCATCTTCAAGCGTCTCAAGCATATCGCGCTTGAGGAGACCAAGTTCACGGGAGGCACTGTCTCCAAGGATACCCTGGTGGAGACTATCCAGGCATGTTACCCGGACATCCGTTCGATGATTAACGCGATGCACCTTACGTTCCTCGAGAACAACGGGAGCATCGTCGGGCACCCGAACGTCATCCGCGAGGAGACCATCAAGAACATTTACCAGCTGACTATCATGATGGACCCGAGGAAGCTCCGGTATTTCATCTCGTCCAACGTAAACGATTTCCGCAGTGTCTACATCCCGTTCGGGCTGTACTTCATGAATCGCATCCCGCTTCCGACGAACGGGCAGATTGACTTCATGTACATCCAGTTTTCCTCCATGCTCGGCAAGGCCGTCCGCGCCACGCAGTCCCAGGTGAACCAGGAGGTGACGCTCCTGGAATTCCTTTCGGATGTCATGATGATGATTGCCCAGTGCCAGATGATTGGCAAGATGCCGTTGGACCCGGTGCAGCAGCCGGTCCAGGTGGAACAACCGGTACAGCAGGTGCAGAATGCCGTTTGACCCGTTCAGATTCCTTGATGAGCGCAGGCGGGGGCTCCCGGTGACGGAGCTCGACAAGGACGAGTTCCAGCTGTACAACGTCGTCCAGGCCATATCCATGGACCCGAAACTGCGCAGGGTGGCCCATGAACTGAACGAGATTTCCTTCTCCCACCTTCCGCGGGACATACAGGCGATGGCCATACAGGGCCTCAACCGGGTCAACGTCGACATCCGGTGGTCCAGGGCGAAGACCAGCGCCATACAGGAGAAGAAGGAACGCATCGAGCACGCGATGCGGGTCACCGGAATGAGCCACAACGACGTGGTCCACACAATGAGGTACGGACTGCTCGACATGGACGCCATAGAGGAACGCTATGTGCGTATTTACGAACCCGAGAAAATACTGGAGCTATATGGCAAGAAGAAAGGAAAGGCCAACCGGAAAGTCCACGCGGCAAAAGTCAACGGAAACGGAAAGTGACCTCCCGGAGAACGTAAGGTTCATGATGGAGAAGTTCGGGCTGGACGAGGAGAAGGCCCGCATGGCAATAGAGAAGGGCTTCCGGGTGGAAGCCCTCCTGAACGGCTCTGCAAAGAGGAAGCTGATGGAGGATTCCGGGATATCCGGGAGGATAGACCGGATGAAGCGGGAAGTGCGGACTATAACTGAATCATCCCGAGAAGGGTCTCCATAATCGGATTCTCGGATTTCTCGTTGTGCTTCTCCTGGGCACCTGCATGCGCGACCGGCTCGGCCGCGCTTATTTCTTTTTCCGAGGTGGTCGCCCCGGCATTTTCCGCATCCTGCTTGTCCTGCATGGTGGACAGGTCCTTGGTATCCGGCAGGGAACTGGGGGGTTCGGTCGAGTTGACCGCGTTGGGGTCCACGGTACCCCCGGGGGTGACACCGCTTGCCTGGTCTACCGTCTGCAGCTGCTCGTCGGTAACCGGCATCGCCGGTGTGTTGTCCACCGGTGCTTCCATCGTCGGGCTGTTGCCGAAATCGAGGAGCATCTGCTGGAGCCTCTCGTCCGGAGGGGTTTCCCCGTTTCCGTTGGCAAACTCGACCAGGTAGTCCATCGGGGTCTTCTGGAGGGCGTCCTTGGACATCCAGGCGTTCCCCTCCACCTTGGAATTCACGTTGTTCGGTATGGCCATCTCGATGAAGCTCATGTTCTTCTCCAGCATCTTCTGGATGAAGTCGTAGTCGACCCTCTGGGTGAACTTGCCGGTTGCCGCCAGGACCAGGGAGTGAAGTACGGTCTCGCCCGATGAGTCCGAGCAGGTCAGTACCAGCGGGTCGATTTCTAACAGCGTGTCGACCAGGTTGTCGGCCCACATGTGCAGCGTGGTCGTCCATTCGCCGTTGCCCAGGTTGATTCTCCGGGTGAACTGCATCGGGAACTGCCTTAGCGCGTGGCGGTTCTTCTCCGAAATGACCTCTATCTTCTTGTTGATGAGGTCCTGGATACCCTCTATGAGGACCAGTTCGTCCGGATAGGCGTCCTTCAGGCCGTTGATTCGGCGGTTAAGTTCCCTCTTGTCCATAAAATACCCCTGTGATGGGCCGTTTTCTGCAAGTTTATTGCGTTTCTCCGCAAAAAGCGGAAAAAAACGTGACCACTGAATAAACTTCCGCCAGAATACATATAACCCAAGAGGTAGATTATGGCAACAAGGATGGGAGCGCCTGGGGTACGCATAGAACTCCACGACCGTTCCGGATATAGCCTGGTCGAGACCCCGAACGCAGTTGGCGGCGTGGTAGGCTTTGCGCCGAAGGGCGAGCTGAACAAGATTCAGCGGCTCACCAATACCGCCCAGCAGGACTTGTACTTCGGTCTCGGCTTCAACAACTCCAGGTACAACCAGGGTATGTACGCGGCCCGTGCCGTAATCAACGCTGGCGGATACGTCGAGTTCGTCCGTCCGTACGGCGAGGAAATCGACAAGACCAGCGACTTCAAGCGGGACTTGAAGACGGATACCTTCGTTGTGGCCTACGACAGGAATGCCGTAAGCAACAAGAACAACCCCGACAAGACTTCCCTCAAGGCCGAGTTCTTCGCCTCCACCCGCTACAAGGTGGATGGCGCAGCCAAGTACGGCGTCACCCGTAAGATTAACAACATCGCGGAGACGATTGTCAACAACAGCAACGTCAGCTTCAACGTGGATGCTGCGGAGGACTACAACGCCAAGGAAAACTGGGTCGTCAACGGCGGTGCTGCCCGTGGCGACAGCGACATTGTCATGTTCGCCCTCATGAATGCGGACCCGAGCAGCGCAAACCGTGCATACAGCACGTTCGCTCTCGACAAGGGAGCGACCAAGCATGACAGCGGTTCCGATGAGATGCGCGTGACTTGCACCGGTAGGGTCGGCTTCGCCGTCGACGATATCGTGTATGCTCCCGCGGCCGGCCGTACTACCGAGTTGAGTACTTTCCGCGTCACCAACATCGTGGACAAGGAAGTGTCTCTGAAGGCCGAGGATGACATCACCTTGCACAACATTAACGTGCTGGGTTATGTTCCGGAAATCCTTATTTATGCCGAAGGCGACAATATCCTGTCAGACGGGTATGACTACCTGTCTGTCAAGACCGCTGTTGCCGGACAGGGTGCCAAGACGTTCAACTCTCTCTTCCTTAACGGAAAGGGTCTTGAAGCACTGAAGGCTATTCCTTCCGGTACCGCGATGGTATTCCATGACCAGGATTCCATGGACGTGTATGTCCGTGTCGCTACCGATGCAGCTCTCGGCGGCTGTACCTTCGAGGTGGTCGATGAGACCAGCCTGAAGGGCAAGCTCACCGCTCCCAATGGTGCATCCATCTGGGTTGGTGATGTCATCGACCTCATCTGGACAATCGGTACCGAACCCAATATTGAAACCAAGACGGCATCATTCGTCGTGACTGGCGTGGATTCTACTGGAGTGGTGTTCGACGTGACACTCGCTGCTACCGAACCTACCGCAATCACCAATGTTCCTGCCAGTGTATCTGCCTACAGCAAGCAGAAGGGCTGGGTGGACAGCGTGAATACTCGCGGTATTACCGTCACCGGAGAATCCACGGTGAAGTCCGTGGCCGATGACCTGGTCAAGGTCATGCGCGGCGAGGAACTCGGTTACGGTTACGCGGTAATCTCCGCTGACCTGGCCAAGTATCCTGAGACTGACTCCGCAAATGCTGGCAAGCTCAAGATTTCCGAGGACTACAAGACCATTACCATGGTTCCTGGTGGTGCCCTCGAGTTCGTGCCTGGCGACATGGTCGCTATTACCCGTGCAAGTGTCAACCTTGACCTGACGGGCAATACTGAACCGGACCTCAGCCCGGAGAATATCCTGTACTTCGGTACGGTCAAGACTTCCGACCCGATTACTGATACCATCGAGCTTCTCGACCCGATTGACAGCTCCAAGCTGTCCAGGGAAGAAAAGACCGACCTGCAGTTCCAGTTGCTCAACCTGACGCAGTCCAACAAGCTGGCTTATGCCGCTGTCGACAGCTACAATCACGTGATGGACGATGTTGACATGGCACTGGATACTGAATCAGACCTTAACTTCGCAAGCACAAAGGTAAGGGATGGTTCCGACTTTGCCAACCCACAATATACGATATCCAAGATTTCTGGTAATGTGGAAATTGGTACTACTGGTGCAGCTGCGGGCGACATAATCAACTTTACCTGGAATGAGACTCCATATCAGGGTACTCTTGGACAGGTTACCGGTGGGCGTGCTCCTTTTGATGTGGACGTTCAAGACGTAGTTGTTGAAGGAACCCGTGAAAATGGCAGCGACCGTGAGCCGGCGTGCAACATAAGCAATGTTACTGTTGAGATAACTGGTGGTAGCCAGATTTCCATTGATGAGTATGATGCTACGTTTAGTGGCATTACACTTACTCAGGCTGGTACGGATGCTATTAACCCGTTATATTCAGTATCGGCAATTACTGAGGCAACAGGAATTACTGATGATAAAAGTGTTGCCGTTGGTGATAAAATAAAATTCACCTTTAATGGCAGAGAATATGAGACTAGTGTAAGCAAAGAAGAAATAGTAAATACTATAGACGGAGATAAAATAAAATGCAACTTTACCGCAATATTCTCCCCTGCAATTACTATTGAAGGCTCGAGGGACAATAATACTGATAAGGAGCCGACTTACACCATCAGTAACCTTAAAGTTCATGTTAAGGCGCATGACCATGTCGACCAGTATGCCGACATCTACATTGTGGGTAACTACTCTGTGATGGTTCCGGTACATGTACAGAACGAGACTCCCGTGGTCGACGTCGACAACGTGTTCGTCACTGCCGATATCGATGGAACTGCCCCGTTCAAGTACGTGGTATCCAGCGCAGGTTCCGTGATTGACCATTCAGACAAGGTTCTGACGGATAGCTCCATCGGTGCTACCTTCGTGGGCCTCGGTCTGGCCAACATCAAGTACGTCGATGCCAACTTCACCGGCAGCACCATCAAGGTGTATGACCTGACTGACGAGGGCGAGGCGGTCGCAAGGCTCTACCTCTCCGTCGCCTACATGTACAACGGTGTAAGGTACGAATTCGACGGTACCGTGGTAAAGTATGTCTACAACCACATGCAGCTGTTCATCGGCGACAGCGCCGAGACGGAACTCGAGGGTTCCGGTGTGGTGTTCGTACTGAACGACAGCGGTGTGATGGAGATGTTCCGCGAGGACAACTCTTACGACCTTTCTAGCACGGTCGCTGGCGAAATGCAGGCAAACGGCACAATCAAGGCCGTTCCGTCCAGCACCACGCTATGCCCCGCGTTCAATACGGACGACCCGGCTATCGTAAATAACGCCGTGTGGACATATGACCCGGCTAACAACATGTCGACCAGCACGATTTCCAATGCCTTCAACCTGTTCTTGGACAAGGACAAGTCCGACGTCACGTTCTTCGTGGGTGCCGGCCTTGGCATCAACAACTTCGGGCTAAAGGGCTACGAAACGCTGAATACCCAGCTCATGCAGGCGGTGCTCAGCATCTGCGAACTCCGCAAGGACTGCTTCGCACTGTTCGACGGTGTCGCCGATTCCCGCATCGACGTGGCCCTCAAGCTGGACTCTCCCGCAAGCAGGTTCGGGTCCACTCTCGGCCGCTGGGGTGCAATCTATGACGCACGTCCCATCTTCTACGATTCAATCGTTACCAAGTCCAACGTGGAAGTCGCTCCTTCCGTGGCCATGGCCTCCCTGATTACCGCCAACCGCAAGGGTTCCATCTTCTGGCACGTGCCGGCGGGTGAGGATACCGGTATGATTCCGGGCGCATGGTGCCGCAAGCTGAAGTACGAACGCAAGTTCAACTATCCGGAAGACCCGGATTCGGATATCGCACGCCTGTGCGACATCCACGTGAACCCGTTCCGCTCCAACAGGAAGGGCATCTATTCCTACGGCGATTTCACGATGCAGATGGAAGACACTGCGTTCAACGCAATCAACGTCACGATGCTTGTTGCCGGTATCCACAAGATGTACTACAACTACCTCGACTCCAGGGTCTTCCGGCTCAACACGGCCGCACTCCGTGCCCAGATTACCACGGACCTGCAGCTGCAGCTTGACAAGATTATCGGGGAGAACCCGGCCGGGCTTGACACGGGTAGTATAGTCATTTGCGACGATACCAACAACCCGCCGGAAGTCGTCGAGGCCCATAAGCTCTATGTGGACTTGATGCTCTATCCGACAACGAGCACCCGCTACATCTACTTGAGGACCAATGTTCTCAGCAGGTCGACCGGAAATGTGATTTCAACCGATATCTCTACGGGCACCCGCTAATAAAAGGAGGACAACATGGCTAAACCGTATGAAGTAGAACTCTCGGACAAGAAGAAGATATTCTTCGCGTCGAACATAGACAAGCTGCCGGACCCGGTGCGAAGCACCCGCTGGCGCCTCTGTGTCGACCAGGGCATCTTCAAGGCAATCGGCATCAAGCCGAGCAGCGGCGAAAACTTCGGCACCAACCCGGAAACTGCAAAGGAGTTTACTCTCCACATTTCCGACGGCGCCAAGATTCCCGATGCTGCAATCAAGGCTGAACCCATCTGGTACATGGGATACGAAAAGAGGTACCCCGTGCAGCAACAGCAGCTGGCCGGCACGACCACGCTCAACGCCCTCCTCCTGGAGGACGGCAGGGCGTACGAGACGATGCTGGCATGGAACCAGTGCTGCCTCAACAGCGGTATTCTCAACACGTCCGGTGTCGGCGACACGAACAGCGAGACGAACCGTATCGAGAAGGGCGAGAACAAGCTCTATCTCGGTCTCGGCCAGCAGGAGAACTACGGCAACGCTACCGCGGTGCTCCTCCGTAACGCCCACGTGACCCTGGAACTGTACGACTGGATGTACGGGAACGTCATCATGGGGATACGCTACATCAACGCCTGGCCTTCTAAGGTCAATGTCGGTAATACGTTGAACTATAACAACGCATCTCTTCTGAAGTTCTCATTCGAACTCACATATGACCGTTGGAACATCTGGTTCAACCCCGAGTACAAGGTGATTGGTGCAAAGGGCAAATAACCGTATGGTATAATTACAAATAGAGGGGGAGCACGACTCCCCCTCTTTTTGGTTTGCATTTCCGCCGAGAATTTTCTAGTTTTCCTCCTAGAGGTTGAAATGGCTTTCCATATAGACGAAGATGCGATTAACGAGATGGTGGGCGACCAGAATGCCCCGGTTAACGTGCAGATGCAGAGGCTCCGTGCATGGTTTTCCGAGGCCTTGCGGACTACCAATGACAAGGGCGAGCCCGACGCCAACGTGGTTTACAGACAGGGGAACTATAACATGGGCGAGAATGCTATACATGTGGCAATGCTCGCCTTCAAGAACAAGCTGAAGCTCATAGCACTGAAGAAGGAGTACACCAAGAAGCGATGCGAGGTGTATACCAGGATAGCGACCACGAAGCACAAGTGGATGCCTTCGGTGAACGGGGAGAACATCATGGTAGATGGCGACCCGGACCTCGCCGACATGAAGGAGAGGGTCGATTGCCAGGAGGAATTCGTCAAGTTCCTCGAGGACATGCAGGACAAGATACGTTATTATCCGAGGAATGCGGACGCGATGACGCGTGTCCACAACTTCGGGCAGGAAATAGGGCAGATAATTGTCGGAATCAGAAAGTAAAGAACTTGGCAATTCCACGGAAACCGAGAACTTGGTACTCCCGGAAGAGCGCCCGGAAGAAACGACAAGGCTACTTGCACAGTCCAAGAAGCCGATAGTCGACGGTAACCCGACTGAACCTGTCAAGGCGGTACTTGGATGAGCGAAGCAAACGACAACGACACCGTGGACGCCGAGTCCGTGTTCGACGTGGACTTCACCACGAACCCGATGGGCACCAAGGAGAAGCCATCCGCGGAAAAGCCTGCCAAGGAGAAACCGAACCCGGACAACCCGTTCGAGGGAGTCGAGGACACGCTTGGGCTTCCCAGGGGTTCCACCAAGGAAGGACTGGCCGCGGCCAAGAAGGAAGTCAAGAAGATTACCGACGAGGCGAAGAACCTGAAGACGCAGTCCAAGATTATCGCCACCAAGGAGAAGATGTCCGCGTCCGACGACGGTCTCGTGCCCGGTTTCAGCCTGGAGTCCCTGGAGAACGACCGCAGGGCCCTGCGAGACCACTACATGGAACTGTTCGCCCGCGGCAAGAGGGTGCTCGACCGGATAGAGACCGACCTGGAGGACCTGGTCAACCCGGAACCGGACGACTACGCCAACTACCAGAGGCAGTACGCAATCATCCTGAAGACGCTCGACAGTATCCGGGATACCCTGGTTACCCTCCGCAAGGAGGAGGAAATCCACAACCAGAAGGTGGATGCCTCCCGGGCACCCGAGGGGGCGACCCTGGTTCCCGGCGGGGAGGTCGTCAAGTCCGACGGTTCGGTGGAGGTCACCCCGCAGGACACCAACGCCTGGATTTCCAAGTGGACCGAGGAACTGGACCAGGAGATTGCGGATACCATACAGAAGGAATATGACGAGAGGAACGCCCCCAAGGCGCTCCCGGACAACTCCGGGGAATCCGGGTAGGTTCATTTTATAAAGGAGACAGCATGACAAAACACAATAGTAAACAACTCGATGAAGTATCGTCCGCCGTTCCAATGTTCCGTTCCCGATTCCGGATAAAAAAGGCATATGCTACGATACCTGGTTCGGTATGGAATAATAGAGACCTTTCGTTTTATGTCAATAGAGTGGAGTTCTGCGAACGGAACACTCTAAAAATAACTTTCACTGATACCGATAAGTTCTGCTTTTACAGGCATATCAAAATGGGTAAGATTGATGGCGCAAGGGGTTGCTATGTTACACTGGACATAGAGATGTGCGACCGGGCTACAGGTAAGTCGCTCGATGTAACCAGATACAATCTATGGATAACGCTTGGACTACCTTGCCGCTCTTCTTTACGCTATTTATCGAATGGACTAAGCGACGAAGTTGACTCGGTTGCTACGACTACAGTAACGGCGTACATCGTTGACGTGGGGAATCCCCGTGATGTACACCGAATTACCGATTCGATGACCACTAGAGTGAACCAAGTAACCAAGGGTATGACCTGGGATAATGAGTACGGTCTTGCCAAGGGTTGCTACTATGCCTGCCTTGAGCGAAAACGGGCCAAGAAATAGCCTAGCGAAGCTGATATAGCCAACAATTTGCTATATTTGGGGTACCGGGAGATTCCGGTACTTTTTTGGAGAATTTTTATGCAGATTGGAATAGTCGGCGATATACACCTCGGCCCCAAGTGCGAACGTTCCGGGATAAAGGAACATGTGGTCGCCGGTCAGGCCGCGCTGCACCGCAAGATGATTGAGGACTTCAGGGCACGGGGCATCAAGACCGTGCTGTTCTCCGGGGACGTGTTCACAATACACGCGTTCATGACCATCGAGGTGATGGCCTACGCAATCAAGCTGTTCCGTGACGACATGGCCGACTTCGACATCCACATCATAGCGGGGAACCACGACTACCTGTACGAGAACAAGGATTCGCTGACTTCCCTGCAGCTGCTGGAGCTTCTCCCGAACGTCCACGTGTACCGCAACGGCGTGGAGAAGCTGGAACTGCTCGGGAGGACCTGGTACATGGTCCCGTGGATATTCCCGGACAAGATGGAGGCCGTGAACGACTGGCTCTCGAAGCTGGCCAAGAAGCCGAAGGCCGCCAAGGAGAAGACTGTCCTGTTCGGGCATTTCGACATCATGGGCTGCCTGATGGAGGCCGGACAGGTATCCGACGTGGGCCTGCCTGCGGAGAAGTTCTACAAGGCGGCGAACTACGTGATAAGCGGCCACTACCATTGCCGCTCGTACAACAAGGGGAAAGACCCGGATTCCTCCATTCTCTACCTGGGAACGCCGTACCACCTGAGCTTCGCCCATGTCGGTACCGACTGCGGATACTACATAGTTGACGAGGACATGAAGTTCGAGTTCGTGGAGAATACGCTGTCTCCGCGGTTCGTCGACGTGGATGACGAGCACCTGGAGGGGTTGGGGGACCTGACCAACTGCTTCGTGCGGTACTACTACAAGAATGACCGCCCGTATGACGACGCGAGCGCCCGAAAGAAGGTCCTGATGGAGGCGAAGCCCCTCTACGTGAAGAACGTCCCCTATGGTGGTGACGTGGGTACCGTGGAGGAGGCCAAGCGGCTCGACGACGAGGAGGCCAGGAAGATTCTCGGGGCCGACAGCCTCACCATGGCCGAGATGTACATGGACAAATACCCCGAGCAGCTGCCGGTTTTCTGGTCCGGGGAAGACCCGAAGCAGAAAATTTTGGGAATTCTGTCCACTTACGGCCAAAAACAGTAGCCAAATGTAATAGTTTCCTTCGCAAAGGGGGCCGGCAACCCGGGAAAGGGTTCCGCCGCAAGACGAGGAAACTATACATATGGACTTTACCAAGAAAATCGAAGAACGGATTAACCAAATCCTTGAGACCAAGCGCGAATTCAACGTCCTCTACGTGACGGACGACACTTCGCGTCTCTCCTGCGTTCGCGGCTACAACGCAATGCAGCAGTTCAAGAACTTCTACAGCACCATCGCCGAGGTCACCATGACCACGATGGACAGCAAGACGTTCTGCCGTACAAAGCCGGACCTTTCCGGGTACAGCGTGGTGTGGGTGGACAACGTCATCAACAGGGAGTTCAACGACTTGATGATGTCCAGCATGCGTGCCGCATTCGACAGGGTCGCCCCGGGCTGGAAGGAAGAGGCCGAGAAGCTCAAGGGCAATGCCGACGAGTACGACAAGTTCATGCAGAGCGCTAACGAGTTCCGTTCGTTGACACTGCGGGTCGTCTACGCTCTCGACGAGTTCGTGTGGGACGCTCCCGCGGCAAGGAACAAGACAATCATCGAAGCCAAGATGGTGGCCGACTGTCTCGACTATGCCGATACCGTGGTCGTCCCTAACAACGAGCTGCGTACTGCAATCGTCCAGCTTGGCCTCGTGTCCGAGGACAAGGACGTGGTCATCATCCCGTCCTTCGTATCGAGCCAGTTCTACCCGACTCACAAGGTGTTCCTGAAGTCCAAGGGCGGTTTCACCGCAATCCGCAGGCCGAAGATTCTCGTGAAGGGAACCGACATTCCCCAGAACGTCCAGAACTTCATCATCCACGGCACAGACGAGTACGACTTCACCATTTCTACCGTATCCGACCTCGACCCGCGCCTCATGGAGCTTCTCCGTCCGCGCAGCAAGAAGGAAGGACCTCTCGTAAGGCACGTGATGCACTGGGCCAACCCATATGTCACCGCCAAGAACGCCGCCGAGACCATGGCAATGGAACGCGATGCCGGATTCGACTTTGTAATCCTTACCGAGCCCGAGCACGTCGACGAGGACATCTACAACATCACCATTGCCGACACCGACGCAATCCTTGCAATTTCAGCGGGTTCCGTAGTGTTCGCGCAGATTGCCGAGGCGGGTTTCGAGCCGGGCGTGCACATCTGCAACGAATGCGGCAAGGATTTCGTTTTCGGCCAGGACACTAGCGTCAAGGAACTGTCCGCGATGATTGAGAAATGGCGAATCGTCGCCAACTGGGACGAGGCCTACACCAAGCAGAGGACGATGATGGAACACCGGCTGGTTTCCGACCCCAAGGTTCTGGCCGGCTACTTCCACTCCATGCTGGGCCGCAAGGTCAGCACCGCCCTCAAGTCCAGGTTCGACGAGGGCATGGCGAAACTCAAGAAGAAGGATGCCGAGAAGGCAGCCGACGGTAACTAGGCATGGAACAGAAGACCAAGTACTGCGTAGTGAAGTACGACAACCTGAGTCTCGAGGCCGACCCGGAACGTCCGGGCCGTTCCCGTTCATACAGCGACGGGAATGTAGCCGCTCCCCAGGCGTTCGAGAAGCAGTACGACGACCCCGAGGAATGCAAGGTCGAGGTGGCTAGGCTCAACGAGTCCGCCGCCAAGGGGGAACAGGTGGACATAACCCTGGCCAACGGGTCCAGGTATACCGGGCCCCGGTACACATACGTAATTGGAGAGGTAACACGATGAACCAGAATCCATCCGTCGAATACGACGAAGAAACACGCAATATCCTGATGCAGGGAATGTCGGCAGCTGCCGCACAGGCTTCCATGGGACTACCCACGGGGGACAAGGAACTGGCCGATACCATGAAGCAGGAACGGGAAGACCTCGCAAGGGACATGGAGAGGAAGAACGAGATTGCCCAGCGCAGGAGGGCTGCTCTCGTAGCGGGAGATGCTCCCGGGGAATTCCAGGAACAGCCGTCAGCGGTCGAACAGAAGGCTGTAAAGAAGCGAGGGAAGAAGGGCATGAAGAAGCAGGAAGCCACCAGGGTGACACCAAACGAATTTACCGAGGCTCCCAGGAAGCCAATCGAGGCATCGCCGGCGATACCGGTCATCGAGCCCAATGGCGCCCTCACACAGGCCGACATCGACCTCATCAACATGGTCAAGTCCCGCAGCGCCCAGGCCCGGGACGGATTCCTGGAGCGGAACGAGACAGTGCACCCGGGTGCATTCGATGCACGGAGAAACAATCCGCAGATGCCTTCCCGGCCGGAACCTTCCCCGGAATATGCAAGGGAACGGATGAATGACCCGAACATGATGGCCCCGCAGGCCCTTCCTGGGCAGGTACAGACTCCGGAAGCTGGATACTGGGCCTCACAGCACGCCAGGTTGTCAGCTGCTCAGCATGAAGCTCCCCGTCCACAGTCACCCGATATTCAGGATGCCGAGGTTTCCGCCATGTATGCCAGAGCATCAATCAACGGCCAGGGATTTCCCGGGTACGGCCAAGTAAATCCCCAGTTCACCCAGCCGGTCATGCCGCAGGTGAATCCCCAATTCCCCATTCCGCAGGTGAACCCGAGTGTTCCGCTGCAACCGGCTTCCGTACCGGATGCCAGGACGGCGTATACGGAGGCCTCGGCGGTCGTTCCCCCGGTACAGTCGGTAGATACCGGTATTCCCGGGATGGACAGGCACGTCGAGTCCGTGTATGTGGCCAAGGAACCGCCGATTATCCAGCAGGCAACTCCCCGGTTCGACCCGGCAAGGCCGGACAAGGACTTCGAGGCCTTCACCGAGATTACGGGATGGCCGTCGAAGGGGCTGTTCTACGGTGAAAAAGGATACGGCCAGGCCCTGAAGACCGTCGACGCGTTCATGCTGAGCGATACCGACGCCGATGATATCACCACGACACTGACCACGATTCTCGGCAGGCGTATACGCGGAATATCGCCGGAAGACATACTTACCGCGGACGAGGAATACCTTATGTATTGGCTCAGGGCGTCTTCCTACAGCGAGACCGATACCGGCCTGCCGAAGGTACCGTTCGTATGCGAGCACTGCAACAGCAAGTACACCAGGTATGATACCATGTCCGCGTTGCCAAACATTACCTTCATGGACCTGAGTTTCAGCACGGAACGGCCACCGGAGGAAACCGCGGCCATGCATGCGGAGAACGGGTATGTGCAGTTCACCACGTATGACGGCAGGGAATGCGACATATATCTCCGCAGGAGGAAGCACGACCGCATCATCAACGAATACATCGATGGGTGGGAGAATGCCAACGGTAAAGTGTTCCCGAAGTACAAGAACCTTCCGCTCAGCATAGCGGCTATTGTGGAAATCGAGGACTGCGATAGCATGACCGACAAGGTGCAGTACATCGAGGAGTATCCGTTGAACGCCAAGGGCGACTTGCTGAAGGCGGTTACCGGGGCCCAAGTCGTATCTACCACCAAGGTATCGATTAAATGTCCGAAATGCGGAGGCACGGCGATACAGCCGTATCCGTTTCGATTCTACTCGTATGTGGCCTCGCTATAGCAAGCGTGAAATGATACAGGACAAGTGCATCATATCCGAGATGACCTGCAACACTTTCCATGACTGCGACCAGATGTTCTTTCAGGAATTCCTGGAGCTGGTCAAGTATGCACGCATGCGATTTAACGCGACGCACTATGTACCCGACCGCGGAAGCGAACTCGAAACGCTATAAACTCGAGTTTGCTATATTTGGTGAACTATGCCAGGAATCAACCGGTTATATTTGGACATGGACGGCGTGCTAGTGGACTTCGACGCCAGGGCCGACGAATACGGGTGCCGAAAGGGACCCGGCAAGCACCCGAGCGCGATAGACTGGAGCATCCCGAAGGCGGTCGGGCCTGACTACTGGGCCAACATGAAGTGGATGGAGGGGGGAGAAGCCTTTTACTTGTCATGCCGGGAGGTATGCGACAGCCTGGGGATAGAGCTGGGCATTCTGACGGCAATCGAAATCCCGGCCGGAGTCAAGGGAAAGTGCCTCTGGGTACACTGGAATACCGACCTGGACAACGAGCACCTGGTTATTGTGCGCAAGGGTACCGACAAGGCGAAATTTGCCGCACCCGGTAGACTGCTGGTAGACGACAACCCGCAGAACGTCGATGAATTCATCAAGGCGGGTGGCGATGCGGTCCTGTACGATAACCCTAGACAGGCCTTATCTGACATACTCAAGTTGCTCTGATATATCAAATTCCCCTCGGTTTTGCGGTTTGCGGTATATAAACTGTTGTTTTGGAGTGTAACCTATGGCCGAAACAACACAGACAACAGCAACAACAGCAACTGCGCAGAATCAACCGTCTCGTGTTGAGGAAGACACTCTTAGCACACTAAGGTCCCTGGAACAGAAGCTGGAATCGATTACCAGCTCGCTGTCCGGAATGACTACTCGCGTCAACGAACTGTCCGACGCTATGGGACGCCAGGACAGCCCGTATTTTACCTCGATGGCCTCCGTACTCTCATCATCCATGATGGGGATAGAAAACGAACGTCGCATATACGATGAAGCGCAGAAACAAAACGAAGAAGCCAGGAAACTGAGTAGCGCACCGCTCGAACGAGGGCAGGCCGGGTTCTGGGAAATGGCATTCGCGCCACAGCCTACCACACAGGCCGACATGTACAAGTCTGCCCTGACAGCGGCATTTTCCGATACCAACGTCCTTGGTGCGATGAAGAAGTCATTCGGCCTAGAAAATTCCGTCACCCAGGAAAACAAGGAAACCAACCAAATAATAAAGGCGGCGCTGAATGGCAATGCAGACGACAGAACCTTCAGCGAAAAGGCACTGGATACACTCGGGCTTGGCGGCATAAATACACTGAAGAACTGGTGGAAGGACCGGGATGTTCGAGCCGAGGAGAAGGAAACTGCAAAGGATGAGGCTCTAATCAAGCGTTCGGAAAAGGAACGGAAGCGTCTTAGCGCGCAGTACCGTAAGATGAAGGCTGGTGGGGCGAGCGAAGATGAACTAGAAAGCATACGCAATGCCATGCAGGCTAAAGCGCTTGCCAAAGTATATGCCGCTCAACGTATTAGGGAACGGAAGAACGATGATTTAGCGGAAATGCCAGACGGAATGCCATCCAAGGAAACAATGGCAATGGATAGCATTCATAATATGCTGTCATCGTTGAACGAGACATTCAAAAACAATAAACCCGTCGATACCAATAAGGGTAACGCGCCGGCAGCCAATACCGGTACCACCGGAAGTGGGCTACTGGCGTTGCCAGCACCCGGTGCCGGCGATGCACCGCTCACCGGAGAGGTGCTGGGAAAGGCACTGAATTCATCCGTTTCAAAGATTGACCGAAGCAAGGTTATCGATGCTGAAATTGTCGGTGGCGATGACGAACAGGCAACAGTTAAAGCGCTGAGCGGGGACCGCAACGAACCGGTCGAAATTGGGGAAAACACTAAAAGTGGACTGGATAAATCTAGTTCGGCGAAGGAAGCCGCCGATATACAGAGAAAGCTAGATACACAAATGCGGCCCGATTTTTATAAGATGGGTACCGAATTCTTCAAAAAAGGAAACGATGGTTCTCTGTTTGATGGCTTAAAGAAATCATTGATTGGCGGCCTGAAGGGACTGGGCAAGGGAGGCCTGTATGCAGCCCTTGGTACTGCTGCATTAGCTTCGCTCGGACATATTATAACCGCAGCCGACGCATTGCTAGACCTGACATCGGACGAGGGAAAGGATGAAGCCAATAACAATATAAAGGACATGCATGATAATGCTAAGAAATTACGAGAAGAGCGTGCACAAACGCATACATACCGCGCCGACATCGAAAAGAATCTAGCTGAGCAGGAAGCCTTACGTAAGGAACTGCATGAAGAAGGCGAATATACCTTCTTGAGGGGCAGTTCTTTTTCTACTGATAAGTTGATGGCGATAAAAAACCTACTTGGCGACAAGAAACTGGGTGACCTTAACCGAATGGAATTACAAAAAATCGCGAATAATTTCAGCGATGACAGAGATGATGCTGTTGCGCTACTGTATAATGAAGATGCCAGGAAGAAGATAGACCAGTTGTTAACCTTGGAGCAGAAACAAAAACAGATGGAGGCAGTCAATGCCCAATTTATGAAAGCCGCGGAAAAGCAGGGAATCGGGCGTGACGACGTTGAAAAATTGAATGCGTACCGCAAAGTATGGGATAAAGAGCAAGAAGAACAGCGGAACCAAGCATACAAGCAGGTTCAACAAGCGGCGACACTTGATATGAATTCGCTGCCGGGATTTGGTGACCAGAAGATGGCCCCGGGCAGCTTAGCACAGGTCAATGCGCCTAACGCTGTCATGCCCGGTGTCCAGGCGACCCCCGAAAAGGTGGAGACAGCCGAGGAGCAGGCTGCTAGATTGGAGGATGCTACTTACAAGGGAACTAAACGGGCTCTTACCGACGAAGAAGTAAAACAGCAAACCGAAGAGACTGCGAAACTTCAGGGACAGCAAATCAATGAATCCCTCGTAGGGAGGAAATAGTATATGGCGGACAAGGCATTACTCAGTCGATACAAACCATTTCCCGAGCACGACACGCCGGGAAAGGGCATGTATGCCCATTCGTTCAATCTGCCCAATCCTAATGTGGTAAGAATTGAAGTTTTGTCGCCGAAGGCCCGTCAGCGATACCTTGGTGGATTTTTCGGTAAGATGGAGCTTTTGCGCACGACATTGGTAGAACAACTGATGCCGGACGATGCCAACCGCCCATTTTATGCAATTTTCGACCCACAGCAAACGGGCGATATTGGATTCGATTTACGGTCAAATTGGGAACCCCGGGGTGATGCTACGTTTGCCGGATTGGCAAAAACGCTGGAAAAGCTTCCCGGTGTTGGGTTCCTGGCTACCCGTGCGGCTGACGTTTCCGGGACGATAAATAAATTAATGTCCCGTGTCGGGATTGACAATACGAGTACCGGTACCGGTACGCTAAAAAGTTTTAGCAAGGCCGATTTCCAGTTCAATAAAAATGTCCGGTGTAGCTGGTATATGCCAGAAATGGAGGCCCAGGCACGGGTATCCATAGCCAGATTATTGAAAATTGCATATGTTAGGAATTTTGACCAGAACAAGAATGGAGACTACGTACAGAAAATAGCAACAGCCCTGAAAACTGTTGCTAAAGACATTAAAGCGGGAATGAAAGAGTCGAACCAACAGGCAGAAACTGCACCATTGGAATCGGATGAGCAAGAGGGTGGCGGCGGTACCGTTGCCAATGCGGCTAGGACGGCCGTCGGAGCGGTGGGCGATTACATGGGCGGTGGATTGGGTGCACTCGCTAAAGCTGCCGGATTTGGAATTAACCAAGTTATACAATTTGGGTTAAAAGCAAACGAAACATTCGGCGGGTCAATCACGTTCGCGCCATTTCCTGTTCGGCTGACTCTGGGGCATATACTGGACATCGAGCCGCTTGTCATAACCAATGTTCAGTTGACCGGAAGCAAGGAACAGTTCATGACCGAGGATGGCTCGAATATTCCACTCTTCGTTAATGCAAATATACAATTTGAGACATGGATGACACCTGACCCCAATAAGGGATTTGTTAGGTGGCTTGGCGATGACGTATTCAATCTGGGCTACATTGTCGGTGAATCCGAAAAGGACCCTCCAAAGACAGATGTAACCCCGCCTGATAGTGGTGGCGAAGGAAAAAACACTGCTAGCGGTAGCGGGTCACCCCCAGTCGGGGCAGGTAGCAATAAACCGAACCCAGGTGTCAAAAAATAAAGCGGGGTTGATATGCCTAAAGAACATTTTCCACGTATGAGAAGCAGAAATTTTGACTACATTGACCTGTTCAATGTACCGTCGTATCAGACGGGCCGATTGGATTTGATACTCAATGATATGTATTCCAGTCCAAAATCGTACAAAATGTTTGCTATGGCCAATGGCATCGTGGATGCATTTACGAATCGACCGGGTATCAGGCCAGCAACCGAAGCACTTGAAAATGAAGTAGTTTTAAGGGGGGTAAAGCCATCGCACGCTAAGAACGAGGCAAAGGCTATCGATGAACTCAGGGTTCTTGGCTCGCGAGACTGGCTATCGTACAAAAATATGCATGATGGGAACATCACCGATGTGACTTCCGGGAGAATCATGTTTGTACCGAGCCCGGACACGGCGGTTGCCTGGCTGGAGAGGTACGACACGCTGGCTGATGCTGACGGCAGTGAGGATATTGATTAATGGCTAATACTAGAGTAGGTGAACGGTATTCTCTAGCTATCATGATAGAGAAGGGCTCAAGTGCCGACGCGGATAAGCGTGATTATGGCGTATTTAACGATGCGGCAATTCATATGTTCAAGCTAGAAATGCCCATCAACCATCTCCCGTATGGCTCCGCAAACTTGGTTAGTACTCCGGATGCTGCAGGTGACCCCAAAAGTGGCACCTATGGCCGGTTGCTGCTATATGGGTTGAAACCGGATAACGGCGCCATAGAATTGCCAATATACATCTATTCGGCCGTAAGAAGCCAAGTTTCCCAGGACATGGTGTCGATTGACATTTCGTTTGTATTCGGCACTCCGGAAATGCAGAGCGTAATGGAAGCATTTGCGATGGATGGCACGAGTGTTGAGGCGGCAAACAAGCTATTCAGCGAGAAGAGTATCCCTCTGCTGGACAAAGTGTCGCCAGCCAAAAAGCCAAACTCCATAAGCGACAATATGACCTGGCGGTTCGTTGATGGCGATATTAGTACACATATGGATAATGTTATCGAGCATTCATCCATCCCCGGGGACATACTGTATTGGACTTACGATGAACTGGCCCAAACTTACGTTCTTGGTACATTTAACGTATCCAAGGGCACCAAGCCCAAAAACTTCATGATGTACAGCAACGACTCGAATATGCCGACTACTGCAGCCTGTCACAAGCTGAAGGACAGCGATACTATAGTCTGGTACTACATGGGATATATGCCAACCGATATGGCCGGCACAACCCGGGAAGCCCGGTCGCCTAACATGATTATAGACAGTACGGCATCCGGGAGCAGCAAGGATACCGGCATATGCAGCGAAGAATGCTGGAGCTCGATACTTGGCACGATGGGAGCGTCTACCGAATACATGGAGAAGAAGGCATATGGAAGGCAGTATGTAATTAAGCCATTCCCATCCAATACCCACAAGACATATTCGATAGCCCCGTTTATCCGAAATTACTTGCTCGCGGAATATTCAAAAATGGTTCGCGTGTACTTGTATAACCATCCGGGGCCAGCGGTTGGTTCGTGTGTATATTTTTACGCGAGCTCGCCCAAGCTGAAAACTGGCGATATTTTGCCGGATGAAAATTACAGCGCAAGGTATATTATAGTTGGCAAGCGTATCGTAAAGGATGCTACCGTAACTACTGGTATACTCGGCAAGGAACGCACCGAAAATACTGCCGATTTGTTAACGGAAATCATTATGATTACCAATAACGGATATGCCGGCATGCTCAGCCCGGACTACAAGTCCGTGCTTGCCTTGGGAAATACCGTATTTGCGTCATTGAACAAGGAGACGAAAAAATGATATCGTCTCCCGATTTCAAGTTTCCATGGGAAACTGCCTATTCTATTGTGTACAAGAAGCCGGGGCCGCTGACTTCCCCCCGCTACTATGCGCAAGTTGTGGGAACGTCGGTTGACCCGAATAGGGCCGGCCATGTACAGGCTCGGGTCAGTGGAGTAACCGATAAATGGCCGGATAAAATGCAGCCCTGGTTTGCCCCGGAATTGACTACCGGCATGCAGCAGGTCCCGCAGAAGGGACATTGGCTGCTGGTCAAGTTCATTGATGGCGATATCAACCAGGGTATGTATTTTGGACTATCGGCAACCAAGAACTTTTTGCCCGAAGAATATGTCGGGGAATATCCGGATGTTGCCGTGTTTAACATGGGCGAAACCGGGTACCTGTATACGCACAATCGGCGCTCACACATATCGACTACCAGGAACCCCGGCAACAATTCAGAGATTTCCTGGAATGCCGCCGGGGAAGTTGTACTGAACTCGGCCAATGCGTCCGACGAGGCCGGTATAGCTCCGGTGTCGGTACTGACTGAAGCCACGATAGACATATTTACGTGCAAGCCGGTGGGAAGTGCCGAGAACGCCCTGCGTTCCGGCTCGGAATATCTCCGGGTGCCGCATATTTCCAGGTCCACCATCGACACGTTGCGCGGTAACGGTGGCTCTACGGGAACGGCGGTAGAAGGAACCAAGGATGCCGAAATTGATGGCCAGCAGCGTAAGGAGATAGTCGGTAGGTCCAGCACTTACGAAATCCCGTTCATGGAATCACCGGCAGCCAAGTCGCGCAGTGCAAAGGTAAACAAGCGCATTATACTGTCGGCGACCGGGTTGACAACCCCGTTGGCCGAAATATTGTCAAACTACACCGATGACAGTGCCAAGAACTGCGCACATTATCTCATCGGTGTAGCCGATGGCGACCCCGATGTACTGGCGACACTGGAAGACAAGTCCAAGGCAACCAACCGAGGTTTCGTCCAGTGCGCCGACATCACGTTCGATGCGACCCTTGGGTCCGATATGCGTGGCAAGCCAAGCATGGATGCGGTAAGTATCGTATTCTACGGCGACGGTAACATAAATGATTACCAGATGGAAAAATTCCTCGATGTAGTCAACCACGTGAAGCAGGCCGGGAAGCTGGATGAAATTGAAGTCATAGCATACATGCCGTCGAACCCCGTCGACATCAGGTTCCTGGCATACACCAACTTGAAGTCACTGGAGGGTACTTACTGATGGCTGTCAAGACTTGCGAAGAAGTAATAAATGGTGCGAACTATGCCGGAGGCGAGGGGAGTAACGGAAAGCAGGTCACGCGCGATACTGACGTCGCGACAAATTCCCTAACCGCAACTACCGAGGAAGACGATGGTGATTTCCTTGACTCTGTCATTCGTGCGGCGGGAAAGGTTGACGCCGCGGCAACGTCGCTGTACCAATACGACTGTTCCGAACACCTCCTTGAATGGATGTATAAGGTATGCCCGGGCCTGAAGACCGTTGGTGAAGGAATTGACTCGGTAATAAGCGCGATAAATTCTATTTCCACCGGGGTTGCCATCGGCGACTTCGTACAGAACAATTCTGTTACCAAGAAGATATGCGACGTGGTGGCCTCGATATTCGGCACGGTGAATTCCTGGCTGGAAATGATAGCGAAGGCGGCCTTTGCGTTATTCGACAAGATAGATACTGCCAGGGAACGCATGCAATCCGCCCTGAAGGCGCTGACCGATGCCGTACTGCAGTGCATCCTGGATGTATATGACATGATTGAAAAGTTCCTTACCGACGCACTGAAGATTTCTCTTAATTTCGACTGGGATTCACTAGAGGGATTCCTGAGGGAGTGCCCGTGCGTATGCCGGTTTGTCGCATATGTAACCGGTTGTGACGAGGATGCCGACGGGAATAACATATCCGACCAGCCGGATAGGGTGATATTCTGCATTCGGGATAAATTCTGGTTTATCGACGGTTTGAATCTGGCCACCGGGCTGAGTGCCATAATGGATGATTACATCAAGCAATACCTGGTGCTGATGTTTGACGCAATAAGCCTCGCGATAGATAGCCTGTTTACCCTGTTCATATATCCGTTCCGCTGGCTTATCAAGCAGTATGCCATGTTCTTGCGTAAGAAATGGGATGTGACTTTCCTGATTTCCCCGCTAAGGACGTCGCATCTCGACTGTCTCCTTTTATATACAAAGGAAGTCGACGATGGCAAGACGGTATACACCATGAGCATACTGGACATGATGGAAAGCATGAAAATGTGGGTAAACTGCCTTGAGTATCCGTGTCCGGCATTGTCCGAGCGAATCAAGAACAAGGTAAAGAAATTCAACGAGGAACTGCAGCTGACCGGGGAATTCTGGAACCGTGCGTTCGAGGCCGATATCTATCTGTGCTGTATGCGTGCCGACAGCGCATACGATGCGGGATACAGCGAGAACGGGGACGGGTATACTCTCGATGAGCTGGCGGGCATGTGGGATGACCTGTATGACAGGCTGCGCACATGTAACAGCCGCGCCAAGAATAAAGTCTCCGTGGCAAAGGTTACGTACGGCCTTGACGGTACCGGAGGTATCGCGTGGAATGTCGACCTATTCCGTAATGGGCAGGAAGGCAAGAGCCTGACCGAAACTGACCCGGTACGCGATGCTGCCGAGTTTACCGATTCCCCGGATAGGGAGAACGACATAAATGTGGGAAAGCAGCCGCTGACATCACAGGAGGATGAGTCGCTCAGGGCAATCGGGTTGTCAATAGCGGATGGGTGCGAGGAGGATTCCTACTTTACCGAAAAGTGGTACCAGTTCCTGCGGTTTGCCGGACTCTTTAAGATTAGCAACAATACCGTCAAGGCTTTGCGTGATGTACGCGGGAAGTCCAGTGGGCTGGATGCAAACTTCAACGGCGGTTTCGAAACCAATTTCCCGAAGCCTACCGGGAGGGCCCCGGTAAAAATGGACGAGGAAGAACGCCTGGCCAACTACTCCGTTGAATCGGATTACGAGAAGGCGCGCGTATTGCGCATACAGAACATCATCTGGACATCCCAGAGAAACGGGGAAAGCTTGGCTGACTATTACTCCAGGATGTACGCAACCGCGGGATAGCTTATGGGTAGGCGGAGCAGGAAGTCAGTCAGTTCGGCCGGGACGGATACCGAGTCTCGGCCAAAGCTCATAAGGAGCCGGAAGCACAGTTACTACAGCGATTGCCGGAAGGGTTCGTACCACGTGATTAACCCGGACAAGTACATGCGGCTACCCGATACCAAGGTTACCATGGTTCGCCGCACGATGCCGGATGGCACGGAAGCGGAAGTCCCGGATATAGTGGTGAATTACAAGTCGGACTGGGAACGGCGGTTTTGTGTGCTATGCGACGGGAACGAGCGTGTGCTGAAATGGGCATATGAGCCATTCGACATACCGTACAGTTCCCCGGTATATATGAAACAGTCACTGTACAAGCCCGATATATACTTGGAGATAGCGTATGATGACGGCCATGTCGAGAAGTGGCTTGTTGAGATTAAGCCGGTAGCATATTCCGTTGTCCCGGTCCCGCCGAAACCCCTTCCGCAGGGTTGCCAGGACCAGAAGAAGATAGCCTCCTACCAGCGCAGAATGGCAACCTACCAGAGAAAGAGTCTGGATGTGGCGACCAACTATGCCAAGTGGGCCGCTGCCGAGGCATGGTGCAAGCGGCATTCGGTAAACTGGATGATATTCAACGAGGAAAACACGCGCGGCCTGTTCAAGGGTTCCGTTTCTGTCTGAAAAGACCTAGTTTACATTGCAGGACAAGCCAGGAAAGTTACTCATGCCCAAGCCGTGCTGTGGAAAACCGGTCGATATAGACGGAATATATAAACCGCTGAGCCTCCGGCTGCTGGAATATGGCCTAGATGCCTACAAGAACACTACCAGCAGCCAACGGGTAATAATGTGGGTATATAGCTTCTACAACGCCAAGGACGAATGTCCTGTATGCAAGCACGGAATCGAGACTATGTACAACTGGTTCGGGAAGCACGGTCTTCTCGAAAACCCCACGAGGGGAGTACGCATAGTGGTGGATGACGAGGCGTCGACGAGCTCGATACTTGATGACATTCATGTTGACTTTGCACCGGTGAACATATTCACCGATGGCGAGGGGAAGGTCATCGACATGATATTTGAGTTCCCGGATGAATACTGGCTAGAAAAGTACATTTTACCATTTATACAGAAGGATGCATCTATAATATGAGCGGCAAGGTATATATTGTTGGGTACACGATGGATGCGGTGATGGAGGCGGTCAGCCAGGCATCCCAGGGAAACGAAGTTGAACTACTCGCTACGGCGCCGGTCGGCGCACCCCTTGACGATTACGGCGACCTCGTGTCGTCCAGGTACAAGGATGTGCTGGATATACTGCTGCCCGGACTCATAACATACAGGGAGTTTGCCAACCCGAGGTTCTTCTACATACCGTACGACAAGGTAGCCATCAAGAACAGCACCAACGGCGTAATTCAGTATCCCCTGTCAAAAAAGGCGTTCGTTGACGAGGCCGAGTGGAAGGAATGCGTTGAGGCGTTTTCCAAGCCGGAGGTACAGGATGTCATTACCAACAAGGCAAACCCGCCGTCGAAATTGGTTACTACGCTGAAAAGCGTAATGCCGAGCGCGTTCATCGAGACATTTTGCCGGGCGATGCAGATTACGCGCTGGCGCGGGACACAGCTGTCACACCTCACCATGTATGGCTTCGATTATGAGTTCCCTCTAGGCGAACTGGCCAACGAGAGCTACAACGAGTATTACTACAGGCCCGACCACTCGTTCCACGAGATTTGCATGGCACTGGCGAACATGTTCAATGTTACAGTTGCTCCGGTCGACCAGGCTACGGCCAAGAAATATATCACGAGCCGGGACATACCCGGAAAAGTCATCATCATGGACAACAGGGTAGACCAGTATCTTGATTATATAGCCGGCCGGTTCGACAGGACCAGGATGTGGTGCGTGCCGGAAAACCTGCCGCGGGAAATACGGTATTCCAGGGATGGCGTATACTACACCCCGTTGCATTCATGCTGGGCAGTTTCGTCGTTTGACGGAAAGTGCAAGAAATTTATGGCGGAACCGGTAACTACGCTATACGATGAGTTCATCTCGGAAATACCTTCAACCAAGACAAACATCAAGCTGCACAAGCAATATTGCGACTTGGTCGAGCGATACGGCGACAAGAAACTTGACCTTGGCCAAAGGATGGAAACGCTCATTAAGGCATAGCTATGCTAGCGTTTCTTTCCATGCATATCGTAATTGTATTTTACATTCGGGAAAGCGGATTTCCCGGTTCTTGCATACTTCATGTATACCGCTGGCTGGAATGCTTCATACCTTGCCGTGTCATATGAATCCATCCAGTATTTACGTGTAGCCTCGAAGAACCCCACATTGTAATCGCCGTATGGATTCCAGCGGGCAGGTTTAAGCGACTGTTCACAACCGGTTTCTCCGCCGGCCTTTTGCTTTGAAGGGTCGACCCCGCGAGTCGTGTTGTCCCTCAGGTATCTCATCTGGTCCTTGAATGTACCCTGGAAAGCATTTGGGTATTCCAATTCTACCTGGAAGCTGTAAGGATTGGAACTCTCGTAATTCGGGTTGATTGCGGGTGACTTCGTCGTGATACAGGAATTGAATTCAAACATCTGTCCAATCACAGCGTCCGTCATGCAGGGGTTGCCGTTCTCGCGTTCCTCGATTGATTTCATCGAATTCCCGACAGTAATGCCCTCGGTAAGCAATTCAACCATTACGTTGATTTTTTGCAGCGTGCTGCGCGGCTTCAGCAAGAGTGGGGAAAACTGCACGTTGAAAAGCGCATTGAAGAAGTTGTACCACATCAGATAAGGGTCATCAATCACTTCGATGGTCATAGTGTTTTCGCAACTAATCGATGTTATGACCGGATAACTCATTGATTTGGTAGTATCCATCATTACATTCTGCGTAGTGGCAGTAGGCGAGTTGATTGATATTGACTTTGCCGCCCAGAACATGTTCAGCACCCCGGTGTCCTTCTCGTAGCACATTGAAAGCCACTGGTCGAACAACGTCTTCCTGAAGTTGTCCGTTGTTCCCGGGAAAGGCTTGGTCCGGTTATAGTCATACTTGTCGCCTATAGAGTTTTGGTCCATCACGCGCAGTGCCTCATCGACATACGGCCCGTAAAGGCCGACATGGTACTTGTTGATGACATGGCCGCGGGCCATGGAGTAGAACTTTGGCATATAGTAATCGAGGAGGCCTACGTGGTCCTTGCTGGCAATCTGTGCATTGCGGTATGTAGTGCCCATCATGTTGGATGCCTGGGCGCCCGAGCGCCAGTCAACCGAAGTGGACTCTACCTTGCCATTTCTAGTCTTGGTCGCCATAGCCTATTCCTCTACTGGTCCTTGTCGTACGCGTTGGAACTGTTGCTCACGCATATAGCACTCATGTAGCTGTTCGGGTCAGGCAGCCTGATGATTTCCTTCAATTCATACAGGACGCTTATGTTGAACGGCACGGGTTCCACCGAACCGGGTGTCGGCTGGAGGTCGGACAGCGTAGTTATGCGGCACCGCTTGAACCTGACAATCATCCTTTCCTGGGAGTTGTCGTCCGCACAGTGGATATCAATGTACGGGATATACGTCAGCCTGTTCCTGTACCGGCCGTCAAGTCCGAATACACGGCTGTTCATGTTGGTAATCGGGAACCCGCCGGTAATCCCGCTCATCACCGTGTCCATGTACCTGTGGAGGCCCCACCAGTTCTCGTACGCCTGGTCGGCTAGCATCGTTATCGTGAGTGCGCCGTCGTACTGGTTGTCTTCCTGAGTGGGAATCCTGGTACGGAACTTGTAGTGGTACTCGAACTCGAAGCTCTGCGACAGTCCGTTGCAGATGTAGTTCTTGATGAGTGCGTTAATCATCTCCGGTACAGGGGCCGTGTGCGGGGTCGGCGTATCCACGGCGTCATGCGCCTCGTCGTGCCAGGAAACCGGGAGCGGTCCGACTGTACAGCGCCAGAAGCCCTGGTGCACCGGCACCGGGGCCTGCCGCATGATGCGGACGGTTTCCTTTGCTGGGGGCACGGCGGACATCGGGTATTACCCCTTGAAGCCGTCGATGGGCTTGAACACCTTCTTGCCGTCCTTCATGGCGGACTTCGGTTTCACGATGCCGGTGTGGTCGCCCTTGCCCGGCTTGGCCGCCTCGGACTTCACCTCGACGTTGTTGGGGGTGGCCTGGAGCTTGCCGTCGAAGGTCTTGAGGGTAGTGACCGTCCCGCTGACATCGTTAATCTTCGGCTTGGATACGTTGAAGATTCCCGGAAGCTTCTGCTTGCCCATCGCGGACTTAGCCTTCACGATGCCGGTGTGGTCGCCCTTGCCCGGCTTGGCCGCCTCGGACTTCACCTCGACATTGTTCGGGGTGGCCTGGAGCTTGCCGTCGAAGGTCTTGAGGGTAGTGACCGTCCCGCTCACGTCGTTCACCTTCTTGGAGGTGGGAATGAGGGACGGGATTTTCTGCTTGCCCATGGCTTCCTTCGGCTTCACGATACCGACTAGGTTGTTCTTGCTCGGGTTGGCGGCCTTGCTGGCGGTGACAAACTGGGCGACACCGAGTTCCTCGGTCTTGCTGGTGACCTTTCCGCTCATTTCCTTCGTGGCAACCTTCTTCAGCGCCTTGATGGAACCGACCAGCTTCTTCGGGTCCGGCTTCTGGGCGAAGCTGTCGAGCACGACGCTACCGAAGTTGTCGACTTCGGTAACCGGCTTGGCTGCCTTCTTGTCCTTGGCCTTCTTGTCTGCAAGGAAGTCCTCCCAGACCTTGTCCATGCGGACTTCGCCGGGGTTGAAGTCGACCTTGGGCTTGACAACGCCGGTCTTGTCGCCGAGCTTGACGGCGGACTGTGGTCCCTTGGGCTTCCAGAACTGGAAGAAGGTATCGGCTTCCAGGTCTCCGGACTTGGCCTTGTCCTTCTTCTGGGCTTCCATGATAATCTCGCCGAGTTCGGACTCGGTAGGCAAATCGTACATGTCAATCATCGGGAGTTTCCTTCCAAAATGCGTTTGATGGTAGTTTATATGCTCCGGCCTTCCGGCGGGGGAGTATAAACTTGTATATGCCATGAAAGCGCGTAAGATTGCAGGAGTCCGTCTAGTCAACTACATCAATGACGGTATCACGTGGAAGTCGCACAAGGACGTAATCCTCGACTTCTGGATTGTGAAGAAGTGCCAGGAATACGGGTACACACCGTACCAGTTCAGGAACATGTTCTACGTGGTTAACCTGCCTACCGAGGCACAGGAGAAGTACAAGCAGTGGTTCGATAGCTATAACTTCCAGAACGATACCGACAAGGACTGGCTCGAATTCGTCAACGGTACGCTCAACCTGTTCTACCATACCGACAATCCTATCCAGGAGGACGACAAGTGTTGGTACATCGACCTGATGCAGTCCGAAGTCGAGGCAAGGAAGATTGTCAGCGAGCAGGTCTACCACGGCTCGCCAAACCTGGACGCTTTCTGGAAAATTTCCACCGATTCGAAGTCCGAGGAAGTGGGTGGACGCCGTAACGGGTACATCTACGTGTCGAAGCTCGGCGAGGTCACCCCCAAGGATACCGACGGCTACTACTGGGGCGTAGTGTTCCAGTGCCCGGAAACCGTGAGTCTTGGATTCGACGATAACGGCAGGAAGCGCAGGAAGTGCATCGCCTGGGCCGCAAACGCCGAGCACATGACCCTGGTTCAGGTGGGAGCAGACGGCAGGTTCCGCATAGTTCCCGTGTTCGTCGAGGGAAAGGCGTGGAAGGCCGACAGGTGGATTCCTGAAGGCCAGGTGAACCAGTCCCCGATGTCTTCCCAGGCATTGCTCAAGTATGTCACCGGGAACTTCTCATCGCTGTACGGAGTGTGGGACCGGATAGACGAGAAAGTCAAGGGAATCCGCGAACAGTCCACCGCAAGGCTTACTGCGCTGAATACATTGAACGACGAAGAAGTCAAGGTCGGCCGCGTCATAGGTGACCTGGACAAGTTTGTGCGTGAAGGTAACGTATCCGACGAGAAGCGCGAGTACAACAAGGAAGTCCGCAAGGCCGTGTTGAAGAAACTGCGTATCCGCGAGAAGGAAGCCCGCAAGGTGGCACGCGACGTGGCCAAGGCCGAACGCAGGAAGGAACAGCGGCAGCGGTCTAAGATTAACATGACCGTGCAGGCGAACTAAAGAAAAGGCCGGACATAACAGTCCGGCATTCTTGTTTTGTATAGAACACTTCTTATATTCCGAGGTCTCCCGGTTCTTCCCCGGAATCTCCCGGTTCCTTCCCGGCTTCCCCTTCAGGTTCTGCCAGGTCATCGTCGCCTCCAGTTTCCTCCAGCTCGTCGTCCAGGCCGTCCAGTCCGAGGTCCCCGGAATCCCCGGTATCGTCACCGAACAGGTCGTCCATGCCGGCATCCTCCGGGCCCATGTCCCCGAGGCCGAAGTCATCCTCCGTGGGAGGCAGCGTCTCTTCCGGTATCGCCGTCCCGAAGTCGTCGAGGTTGCCCGCCTCGACGCCGTCCTGTATGGCGCTGTCGAGCGCTTCCGCCGGCGTTGCCGAGTCGTCGAACCCGGCAGCCTGGGAGAGGCCGAACACGCCGTCGCCTTCAGTCTCCATGTTGTTATCGCCCACCTTGTCCCTGAGCGCGTCGAGGGCGGCGTTTGTCCCGATTCCCTCGAATATCTTGTGGTACAGTCCCTCGACCCTTTCCTGGAGGAGCGGGTCGTACTGTGTGAGCCTCTTGGCGAAACGCCGCAGAAGTGTGCCTTCAGTCATTTGCGTAACCTCGTTTGCCGTAGTTTATCGCTTTTGCTATATTTGCCCCGTAGGCAACAGAAACATACAGGAGACATTCTTTTATGAAATCACAGGACGGAAAGCTTTCACTGGACTTCATGGGCGGACTCACAAAGTTCGGCCCCAGGGACAACTCGGTACGCAAGTTCCAGGTGAAGACATTCGGCAACGGGAACGACAGCGAGATAGACGGGATAGCCAGGGCGTTCGGCAAGTGGGCATCCGCCGGGAACATCCCGGAGCTGGCCAACTTCTCCGAGAAGATTCCCACCGCGGCAATCCCGTGGAAAATCAACATTCCCCTTTCCGACTGCGGAATCTTCGTGGACATCGACTTCGGCCACGACCCGTACTCGGACAACCCCGGCACCTGCCTGAAGGCCATGCTCACGGACATCGCGTTCTCCGTGAAGAAGGGCGAGCGCGAGGCCGTCATGACGTTCCTCAAGAACGGCGACGACTACGACGACGCGTTCCAGCACATGTACCTCAACATCAAGGAGGAGGACGACAAGGGGAAGAAGGTCCCCAAGCCGTTCCAGGTAATCCTGAACGAGTGCGAGTCATTTACCATAGGAAACGCCCCCGTCGAGGACGAGGGCGATGACGAAGATGACGGGGATGTCGAACCTGTAGTGTTCGAGGCACCCTAGATAAATCTACGTGTGTTCGGGTTCGCACACAGTACGGCGACGGAGAGATGCTTCGTCGTCTTTTTTCTTACCCTCACCCTCTTCTTCGGGGCGGGCTGGACCTCGCGCTGAGGCTGGACTTTTTCCTTGGGGGAATCGGATGGTACCGCGGCAGGTGCCGGTGCGGCCAACTGGGTATTCGGGGTGGTTTTCTCGGGAACGGCTTGGATATCCGCGGCAGGTTCCTGTGGTACGGTATTTTTGCGTGATTTCTTCGTCATGACAAACAGTTTATATCGATAGTGATATAGTTTCTCCACCAGAAACCCCCATACAAGGAGAGAAACAACATGCTAGTCAGCATAATCACATGCGCGGTAGTGTTCGTCGTGCTTGCGGTAATCGCCTACCGTCTCAGGAAGAACACCGCCCCTTCAGACAACCTGGACGAGGAAGAAGCCGCGGTTGAACCACAGGACACGGCCGAGGAAACGAAGACGGAAACCAAGGAAACCGAAATCTTCGGACAGCCGGAACTGTCGGCCACCCTGGCCACAGGGCTCGCGATGGACGGCGATACGCTGGTCGGAAACGTCGTGCTCGAGGACAAGATTGGCAAGGACACGGTCCTGGTCGAACTGAAGAAGGCTCCCGTCAAGAAGGCCACCCGTGCCAGGAAGGCGGAACTCAAGAAGGCTGTCGCCGCCGGCAAGCCTACAGCCGAGGACCTGGCAAAGACGCTCAAGGACAAGATTGCCAAGCGCACCGACTTGCTGAAGATTGCCAAGATTCCTGCATCCGAGGACAAGACGCTCAACAAGCTCCGTCATGACCTGGACAAGGTAATGTCCAGCATCAAGGCCGGCAAGTCCGACGGCAAGAAGGCCGAGAAGAAGGTCGCCACGGTGAAGGTAGGCAAGGTCAAGGTGACTGCGACCCCGGAAATCGCGGTGAAGGTGGAAAAGTCCAAGAAGTCTACCAAGAAGACCACGAAGAAGGCTCCCGCCAAGAAGACTGTAAAGAAGTCTACGAAGAAGTCCGGCAAGTAAGCCTAGTCTAAACTGGAAGAAACTGGAATGGCCGGGAGGTTCCCGGCCATTTCTCTATTTGTACCTGTAGGTTATCCGTCCCCTACCTAGGTCGTATGGACTGACTTCCACTCTAACTCGGTCGTCGACGAACACCCTTATCGTATGCTGGGACATCTTTCCGCACGGCCTGGCAAGCACTTCGAAGTCGTTGTCCAGCTTGACCAGGAAGAACCCGCTTCCCCTGGCCTCTACCACTGTACCGTCTACCTCGACTCCCTTCTCCTTAGCCATCCAGAGATTCTCCCAGTTTCGAGCGCAAGTGCCGCTCTATGAATATGTACTTGAAGCTTATGGCGGTGATATCCCCGTCGTCCACGGCCAGCACCAGCTCGCCGTCACGGTTCCTGTACACCTCGAACTTCTTGCCGTCCTTGCTGCAGCGGAGCGAGACGACGAAGTCGCAGTAGGACTTCCCGGGGCCTGAGTAGGATATCATGGTCACCCCGTCCGGTGCCCGTTTGCACAGCTTTTCCACCGCCCGCGAGGCCAGGTCGACGAATTTCGCCTGGTCGATGTTCGGGAGAATCCCCCGTATCTCTTTTTTTGTTGGCATAAATCCCAGTTTATATATTTTTTTTCTTAATAAACTGTTGACAACCTGTTGATAATATGTTATATTAATGTCAACACAACCACGGAACCAGTGTCCGTATGGCAAAGACAGCAGCAGAAACCGATTCGAGGACGCTCGACCTCCTAATCAGGGAAACTTCGGAATACGAGATAATAGGGAAGGAGGCGGAGACCGCCTGCTTCCAGATATACCACAGCGACACGGCCTCTCCATCGGTCAGGGAGGCGGCCAAGCTGAAAGTCATACGGTCCAACCTGAGGTTCGCCCTCAAGTTCGCCATGGACTACAGCAGGATAACGGGGCTTCCCGTGGAGGACTTCTACTCCGACGGCAAGCTGGGCCTCATGGAGGCTTTCTACAGGTTCGACTGGCGGACCGGCGTCAAGTTCGGCTCGTACGCGGTGTGGTACCTGCGTACGCGGATGAGCAGCACCGTGCAGGAGAACGACCTGGTGCGCGTACCCGTAAGGCTACGCAAGAAGGTACTCAAGGTGCTGAAGGACGGCGGAACTGTAGAGGGAATCAGGTACGGCAAGGAGGCGGAGGCCTCGATGCTCCACACGATTTCCACGGACGTGCCGGTATCTTCCGAGGAAGACGACGACGAGTCCCTCGTGGTCGGGGACACCCTGGTCGACTCTGACATCGAGTGCCTGCCCGACTACGGGCATTCTCGGGAACTCCTGAGGGAGCGCATAGACTCCGAGATGAAGTGTACGCTCACCATCGAGGAGAGCAAATTGCTCAGGCACCTGTACGGACTCGACGGAGAAGAATCTAGTTTAGATGATGTGGCGGCCGAGACCGGCAACAGCAAGGACTGGGTCCGCCGCGCCAAGTCGAGGGCGCTTGCGAAACTGCGCGAGGCGCACGGGCTCGACGACTTCGAGAACGGGGGTTACTAGATGTGGGTATCCTTAGCAGAATCAAGGAGTTCGTCACCGGAAGCAGCGGCGACGACGACAAGTGGGAACTGGACGAAGAAACTGGAGACGAGGTAGACATGCCTTACTATAACGACTATGACGAGAACGCCCCTACCGTGATTTACAGCGAGCATCCGCAGATGCCCCAGGAAGTGAAGGGTGGCGGCAATCCCGACAGGCTCAACGATGCGACCATGCGCGAGGTCGCCAGAATCAACGCCACCAACCTTATACCCGGACAGGTGGTAAACACTCCAAGGCAGCGCCCGCAGGCAAGGCAGGCGGGCCCCAGGAGAATCGGCGGTGCCAGGATTGCACAGCAGCGCCAACAGCAGCAGATGGCCCAGCAGCAGCTCGCCCAGCAACAGCAGTGGCAGCAGCAGGAATGGGAACGTCAGCAGCAGTGGCAGCAGGAGCAGCAGTGGCAGGAACAGCAGCGGCAGCAGGAACAGCAGATGTACTACCAGCAACAGCAGATGTACTACCAGCAGCAACAGCAGCAACCGCAGGGGAAGCAGAACGACGACATCCACAAGGTGCCCTCCAACTACGGCGAGCCGTACTACGAGATGATTGTCGCGAACGGGAAGTACCATTTCTACCTGGACCTCCCGGGGGTCGCACCGGAGGACATCGCGGTGTCCTACGTGAACATGAACCTCGTAATCACCGGCACGAGGAAGCTCCATGCCGACAGGCTAGCCCCGAAGGCCAAGGGCAAGGGGAACAAGGGCAAGCGTCCCGAGTTCGAGGCGATGGTCACCATACCGCCGTTCGTGGAAAAGTTCAGCTACAACTTCAACTTCCCCCGTCCCGTGGACCAGGACTCGTTCAAGACGGACCTGAACATGGGGGTCCTCCATATCGAGATGGATATACTGGGGGCGTCAGGGCCCGGCGGAATATCAATCAAGGTCGGCTAAAAGAAAAACCCGGGGAACTACCCGGGTTTCTTGTTTCGGTGGAACAGTCACTTCCTTTTTCCGCCACCGCAGTTGCAGCCCTTTCTCACCGTCTGGTAGGTCTTCCTGACTGCACCGCTCACCTTGTACACGGCTTTCACCCCGGCTACCGGGAGCTTCCCGGGAACCTTCACACCGAAGTCGCGGAGTTTCTGCGGGAGCATGAAGGACAGGTCGCGGATTTCCGGGAAGTCGATTGTCATCTTCTCGATTGCCCTGGTTCCGCTGTACTCCTTGCCGTCCGTCGCCCTGTACTTGACGTCGCTGGCCTCGGCATTTCCCGGCTCGTAACCGAGACGGTCACCGAGCCTCTTCTCGAGGAAGCGCTGGTAGTTGGCACAGAGCGGGCAGCTCGGGTCGTATACTAGTACTGGCTTCATCTAGAACCTCTTCTCGTATCCACCCTCGATGCACTGGGTGGTTATCTCGCCGCTGGGCAGCACGTACGTAACTACCGGGGAGCACTTGGTGTAGGAGAACTCGTTGTCGTTGCCGGAAGCGGCCGAGCGGTACGCGCCGAGAATCTCGTCGAGGTTGTCCGCCACGTCGTCCATGGTCATTTCCCTCGCATAGTCCTGGGCGATTTCCATCGGACGGGCATCGATGGTCAGGCCGTTGAACCCGGTAGTGTCGATGTCGCGGTCGTTGAACTCGGCAAGCTCGTCGGCCTGGTCCAGGGAAGCGTTGCCCACCCTCGACAGCTCGTTGCACTGGAAGCAGTATTCCGGCCACACGCCGTCCTTGCCCTTGGCGAAGTCGGCCTGGCAGTTCGTCGGCTTGGCGGTCGTAATCATGTTGCCGTCGTTGTTCTTCACGATGAAGATGCGGGGAATCCCGGCCACCTGGACGGCATCGCCGAGCTTGAACGGGTTCTCCCTGCAGCAGCACGCCCGGGAACAGCACTCGAACATGTACTTGTTCACGAACTCGCTGCCCATGCCCTTCTCGACACTCTCACCAAGACTGAAGGACATGCCCCTCTTGAGGGACTTGCCGATGGATGTGGTGCATTCCTCGTCGATTGGAATTTCGCCGGGATTATTCATTGCATTGTTGACGGCATCCCCGATTGCATTGGCTGCGTCCTTGGTACTGGATGCGGCATTATTAACACAGCTTTTTGTATCTGACTGTGAAGGTTCTGCCGCCGGCTGCTGTTCCGGCTGTTCGGTTTCCCCGCCTTCCGGCTGTTCGGTTGGTCCGTCTTCCTCGAACAGCGGGCCGTTCTCTATGGCCTTCCCTTCCTTGTCCCTGAACGTGGCATTCCCGGAGCTACCGTAGGCCTTCCCGTCCTTCGGCTTCTGGGGAATCTCGTCGTCTGCCACCTCGGGAGCCTTCCTGGTAGTCAGCGTCTTGAACTTGCCGCTGTAGTCGTCATCGTAGACACGCACCGCAGCGGGGAGGTCCTCCTCCTCGGTCTCGGTATCCTGGTTTGTCGTTGTGGCTTCCACGAGTTTCGTGAGCTGTAGCAATTCGTCGAGTTCGTTGAACATGGTATGACCGCGTGAATTTCGTTCTTCCGCAGTTTATATGCTCGGGCTATTTCTCGCTTTCGACAGTTGGCTCGATGCGGCCTACCTTGCGCACGGCACTCGCGGGTATGTTGTTCTCGACGTATACCGAGGCATCCCCGGTGGAGAAGTCGTCGTACACGGGATAGCCGTCCGGCAGCTTCACCAGGTAAACGTTGTACGGCTCGGCCTTCGATATTTTCCCTGCCTCAAGGTACACATCGTTGAACCTCCCGGCGATTTCCCGGCACTTCCCGATAAGCACGGCGTACTGTTCGTCTGGAGGCAACGAGGAATCTACCAGGGAATACAGCGGTACCAGGTATATCCGGGGCTCGTATTCCTCGAACCTCCCGGATGCCTTGCACCTTATACCGTTGATGTCCAGGCAGTCGACGGGGCTCAGGTGGACGTAGAACGTGTCCCTGGGAAGTCCCGACGGGGCCATGCGAGGCTTGAACATCAGTACGCTGCTCATCCTGGTCATGTTGTACGAGAACGCGTCCGACCTTTCCCTCAGCTTTTCCTCGGGTATCCTGTCGAGGATGAACTTCGATACCGCGACGCACCCGGCGGCTACCGGGAGGTCCGTAATCAGGTACCCGGAAAACCCGGGAAACGCGTCCTCCATCCGGCGCACGAACAGGTCCGTACTCGAGGGGGCCAGGCTCTCCACGAGGAAGTTCCCGAACTCGGCCTCGTATATAGCCGTTGTCGGCCAGTGCCAGTAGTCGATTACGCTTTTCAACGTTTCCTCCTAACCGGGCACGGGCACCATTTCTCCAGCAGGACGGGTCGCTTCCAGGTGGGCGATTGCCTGCTGCTCCTTTATGGCTACCGGGTCCGCCCCGGTAAGTACGGCGGCAGTCATGTCGTTCCTGACCTCGCCACCTGCGAATGTTATCTCCATCGCGTCAAGGAACTGGATGTCCTCGTGCTTGCCGGGGAACCACCCGGATTCCATGAAGTACACGCACCAGTAAAGGCTGGTCACGTGGTCGTCGTGGTTTCCTCCGCTGCCACCCCAGGTGAACTGGTTCAGCTTTGTGAAGCTCATCAGCTCGTTGATTGTCTTCTCGTCCTTCAGGGTGAGGTATCCCCTCTGTACGTACAGCTTCAGGAGCATGACCGCGGTGGTCTTGATTGGGTTGGTCGAGTATATACCGCGGAAGTACTTGTCGTAGTTGATGAGGTTGTCGTATCCGAGCTTCTCGAACATCGTCTTGTGGGCGGTCATGCCGGAGCCGCCGTTGTACTCGATGGTGAGCGGCGGGTTGCCGTACATGCGGAGTATGCTGGCGGCCATGGAACAGAAGTCCTCCACGGTGACTTCGTTCGACGAGAGCACAAGCACCTGTTCCGCACGGCACGAGGTCTTGGCCAGGAGTATCTGGAGGACGTGATAGTCCTGCCTCATGCCGAAACCGGTATCAAGCGCGGCGACATAGCACCAGTCCTCCTTTTCGACAAGCTGCTTCGCGAGAGGTGGAGAGAAGACACGGAGGGAATACTCTTTGGGAACTCCCGGTATTTTCATGGGAGGTACGGGGTGCAGGTGCTGGAGGGTCTTGTAGTCGATAAGCGTGGTTGCTGAACCGACGAACTCGCACAGGTATTCCTGGCGGAATTTCTGTTCTCCGATACGAGCCTCTTCGTCTATGCCCCATTGCGGGTCTCTCCCGGGAACCTCGTTCCATAGAACGGCGGACCTGACATATTTTGACTGCAGTTCATGGGGTGTTGCTGTATTTTCATCAACACCATCCTGCCACATGTTGTAGAAGTGGTTTAACCCATTAGGGGTTTGTAGACAAACTATCAAATTATGTACAACTGAATGTGACCATTCTTGCCCACCCGGATTATCATCATTTAAGGAGAAATCGTACACTTTATTATGTGACGCTGTAAGCTTGGTAATAGGTGTCCATACGCAATCCGGCTCGGCATTTTTGAATATATCATATTTCGACCAGATTTCTTCAGGAAGTTTTGCCTTAATGTTAAGAATCAACTTACGGTTTAGATGAATATCGTGCTTATCGCATATTCCACCGGTAAGCTTAAATTCTCGATTAGTCAGTACTTTTTCTTTTTTTAACTGGCGAATTATAGGAGCCGCATATGGTATGTAGTCATAACGGCTTGGTCTATTTTTCCGTTGAACCTGTGTAAGGACTGTATCAAGTTTACGCTTAAATCCGAATCCAATTTCTTTGAAATACAAATCGACCATTGCTTGCTGATTTACTTCAATAGTCCATGTTTCACTTGTTACTTTTACCCGCTTTGTAGGCTTGATGATTCGATGATTTACCGTACATAAGATACCATAATTACATAAGAGAACTCGTAATTGGTCAATAAGACGTTTTGATGTGGAGGTGTATGTTAATCGTTTTCGTTTTTTAGTGGAACAACCATCACCATCAAACATACCGCGAAGCATTGCGGATGTACATGCTTTGGACATTTGCATAAGGCGCGAAGGAATTATTTTTGTATTTGCGTGACGCGTCGGGTCAAACCCAATATATTCGAATAGTTCATATACGCTAGCTGATGATATTTGATAATGGAACTTATCACGCTTATAAAACGTAAGACCAAGTTCTTCAAAAATTGATGAGACATCATCACCACAGGTAATAATTAAACTTTTGTTACGTGGATTAGTGTTTATATTACCTTCGGCGATATATAATCCAAATAAATATGCTATCTGTTCAGTAATTTTGGTTAAATGTCCAAAAGTAAATTTCCTGGATTTTGACTTCTTACTATCATCGAAGTCAATCCTATCGTTCCCCCAGCAGTTCATGCCGTACTTTACCATGACATAGTCACCCACCTTGAGCTCGTGGGCTCGGCGAATCTTGTATTCTCCATCCCGGCATGTCCAGAACTTGTGCATCAGGGATGTTTCCACTTCCGACAGCCTGGTGGTCACGATGCGGGTTTCCTTTTCGTCCCCGTCATTGTGCATCACATGACCCTTGTTCATGCCATAACGCCCGAGCACCTGGTATTCCGGTACCTCGTAGCCCAATACACGGCCATCGTCTATTACGTAGTCGCCCACGGTCTTGATACCGTCCGGCGTGAATACCATAGTATCCTTGGTAACGCAGCTGGTGATTATGATACGGGTTGTTTTACCCGAGGAAATGGTCGGCATCACGGAAGCCATGAACTCGTCGGCCATTCCCGGGCGGAGGAACGCGAATTCGTCCAGGTACAGGAGGTTGGGCGAGAAACCACGGATACCGTCTCCTGAAGTAGCTGCGACCATGATACGGCATCCGTTGCTGAACTGGATGCTCATCTTGTTCCACAGCTTCACGCCCGGCTGCAGCCAGAACGGAAGCGCAACATACGAATCCCTGAGAAGCTGGAGCTGTTCCTTGGCGAGCATCAGCTTGTTTGCCAGCATGGCCACCAGCTTGTCCTTGTGGAACATGGCGTACCACAGGATATATGCCCTCACTATGGTAGATTTACCCACCTGGCGCGACCACTTGTTGATATTGAATCGGTATTTCAGGAACCTAAGGATGGCTTCGTCCTGGAACGGATAGGTCTTCATCAGCTGCATCCCGTAGTCTTTCGTGTTGATATATACGTAGTTCCTGATGAAGTATATCGGGTTTTTCGCGCACTTCTTAATCTCCTGAATCTGCCATGGCTTCAGGGACACGCTCTCGTTGGCGTCGCGGAGATTGTATATACCGTTGAAAGGCATACTTGGATGAGACTCCTTGTCGATTTCGGGGTATTTTTCGCTTGAAATACCTCCCGATATTATCTAGTTTATACAGTATGAAGAAATTTCTCGCAATTACCGCATTCAAGGACACCGGCGACAAGTACCGGAGAAGGAACCTCCAGGCCTGCATGCGCACAGTTTTCGACACATTCCCGGAAGCCGACCACCTCGTAATCGAACAGGGAAACGGAGAATGGTTCTCCACCCTGAACGCCCAGGCGAACCATACCCTGATAGAGGATACCGGGAGCTTCCGGAAGTCTTCCCTGCTTAACCGGGCGGTGCTCACCAATCCCGGGTATTCCGGATACGTCATGGTCGATGCCGACGTGTACTTCACCCGCAAGCTGGCCGATTACGTCATCGCCAACACGGGGGACAATCGCCTGGTATTCCCGTACGGAGACACCCTATACCTGGACGAGGTCGACACCAAGCGCCTTGTCACTACGGGTACCATATTCCGAGGGGACAAGGACCACGGGGTGACTCTCCGCAGACAGACGGGCCTGTGCAACTCGTTCACCCGCAATACCTTCGATGCGGTTGCCGGATTCGACGAGGACTTTACCGGCTGGGGAGCGGAGGATGACACGTTTATGTTCAAGTTCCGCCGCATCGGGGCCGAAATCCGCCGAAATCCGGACCCGACCGCTGCCGCCTACCACATGTTCCACCCGAAGGTGAACACGGACGCCTACCTGGAAAGCCCGAACTACCGCAGGAACAGGGTCATGTGCGCCTGCGTCCGCCGCATGTCCGACGAGGACTTCTCCGACTACCTTGCGAAGAAGGCCAGCATGGAGGAGCTTGTCGACAAGTACAAGAAGATGGGCCGGCTGGAGATTCAGCTCATATGGGAAATCGTCCGCGGCACCACCCTGCACATCGACACGACGATATACGACATCGACCGCAGCGGGAAGATGGACATCGACAAGATTCTCACGGCAGTATATAACGAGGACGGGGCGGCGGGAATCGTCGAGTTCGTCGACGACGTGCTCAGCCATATACCGAACATGCCGTCGGAAATAACCGGGCGGATAGCCGCATGGTACGGGAGGGCACGGGAAGAATGCGCTGCTTCGTAAGGGATACCCGCCCTGAGTGGGACTCCAAGCTCGACATTATCTCCATGGCGGTAGCCGGGAGGGTCGGGGGAGAATACTGGTTCCCGGGGAGCACCCTGGGTTGCCTGGTGCAGGCAGCGGACGGCAAGTGCGTCGTCCCTCCCGGGGCGAACGTCACCTGCGCCGTGATACACGACGGCCTGGAATACGCCATAAAGGAACGGCGCATACTCCGCGTAGGCCTCGGGGATATCCCGGGGTGCACGGTGAACCTGCCGGGATACCCGCTACGCCCGGAGGACATGTGCCGCATGCCGGCATCGGCGAGGTATGACGCCGTGGTCGGGGGAAGGTGCCCGGCCGGTGCCGATTGGAAGGAAGCCCTTGCGGCGGCAGGCCTGGAGGGCAAGCGGGTAGCCGTCGCGATTCCCGGCAATACTGGCATATCGGAGGCCGTGGCCGGGGAGCTTTCGGCGGACAACGAGGTCGAGCTGCTGCCGTCGCCTGGTCTCCCGGTTCTTTCCGCCCTGTACAGGACATGCCCCACGGTCGTCCACCTGGGCGACTGCAGGAGGGGATACCTGCACTCGATGGCGATGTACCATACGGCGGTCGGGGGCCGGAGACTGGTTGAACTGGTTCCGGGGGAGAGGTACGACCCGCCGTCGGTCGACGATTTGATACAGATTCTAGGTAGGTAGCGGGACGGTCCCGTTGCTATATTTGTGTTTGGAAACTGGACTATGGATTCTGGAATGCACCTGCGTGTGGTAAAGTATGTCAAGGTTGGACTGTTCGTACTGTTCGGGCTCAACCTGGCGAGGATAGCGTACAGGACGTGGAAGTACGGCGGCTCGAAGGAGATGCGCGAGGACACGTTCGACTTCGGTGAGGAACCGGAAATAACGGGCGTGCCGGAGGAAGAATAGATGGCCGACAATACCAACAGCAACGACGGGGGCCTTTCCGACCTTCTCGTCAAGATAGAGATTGACGCCGAGACGTGGAAAACCATGAAGGCCAGGGAGAAGCTGGCCTACCTGAAGAACGTGGTGAAGTCGAACTCGGAGAAGCTGGTCAACGCGGCCGGCGGGTTCCTCTCGACGATAGCCGAACTGGTGAGGGCGAACACCGACAACAGGGTCCTGCACGCATACCTTGGATTGCTGGAGACCGGCTTCGGCCTGGTAAGGGCCACCACCGTAGCGAACAACGTATTCATCGCCGCGCGGCACGAGATACATAGCCCGTTCGACGAGCTTGCCGCCTTCATGGGAAAGGGGCGCGGTATCGAGCTGATGACGGACTCCATCGAGGCGACGGCTAGCATATGCGAGACGTTCCTCGGGCTTACCGAGAAGGAACAGGCCAAGTACGGCTTCCGTTTCATCAAGGTTCAACGCCAGGAGGAACAGAACGGCACTCCAGACAACGAACCGATAGTGTTCATGGTAGACGCGGAAGTGTCGTGGGAAGGGAGCAAGTACAGGGTCGGCTTCGAGGTCGGCTACTACGATTCCAAGCACAAGGGAGACCGGATTTCCGAGGACGGGTACTCCTACATGAACTACGGCATGCACGGCACCGAGTGCAACATGGACCTGCTGTGGGCGATTCCATCGATAATTTACGGGATGTACATCGACCGTATAGACATAACGAAGAACATAGTCAGGATTAAGGGCGGCACGCTGTATGTCGAGCCAAGGGTAAACGTGGACTTCGAGGTAAGGAACTTCGACATGTACGACGCTACCGGGAAACCCCTGAGGACCATGGCGTCGGAATCCGCATTCATCCGGAAGGTTCTCGATACGAAGGGCCGCAGGGGATACATCGTGCAGGGCGACCAGGGTACCGGCAAGACCATTTCCGTGAACAGGCTCCTCATGGACTTCACCGACGTACCGGTGTTCTGGATTTCCCCGGATTCAATCTGCGACCGTCGCGGGATGGACAACGTGTTCAGGGTGCTGAACATGTTCCCGGGCTCGTTCTTCGTGTTCGACGACTTCGACGGCAACGACTTTGCAACCAAGAACGACCTTACCGGTGCGTTCATCAACTACATAGACGAGACAAACTCCCCCAAGTATAGGGGAATAACCATCCTCATCATCAACGAACCGCAGAAGCTCCACAGCACAATCAAGCTTCGCCCCGGGAGAATAGACGACATCATCTACGTGAAGAACCCGGATACTGTCGAGGGGGTGTGCGACGTCGTTGAACAGTCGTACAGGCACCTCGGAAAGGCGAAGCCCGACTGGGTCGACGCAAGCAACCCCGAGTTCGCCGAGGCCTGCGAGCTGGTGTTCAAGGCTCACCTTACCCACGCCTACATCTCAGGCGTGGTCGGCGACATGGTAAGGTACTCGGAAGGCACGGGAGATGTGGGGACTTTCCGGGAGATGGTATCCAGGAGGATATCGACGATAAAGTACGCAAGGATGGTGGCCAGGGACGACGGGCACATAGTGGACGGACCACCGCCTTCGGTCAGGGAAACTTCCCCGGGAAAACCAATAAACTCGCCTTCGCCTGCATCGAAAAATCATGAGGATGATATTACGATGTAAGCAAAAAATAAGTTTTTTCTGAAAGTGCCGAAAACACAACATATTGTGGAAGTAGGCACGAAAAACCACCATCTGGAGGATTTTCAGTATTTTTTCCTGATGGCGGAAACCTATAAACGAATACCGCTCGATTAAGAGGAACAAGAGGAAAAGGCATGCTTACCTACGTTACGAAGAAGGACAAGAGAAGGAAGAATTTCGACCAGAAGCACATATACGACGCCATCAGGGCGGCTTTCAAGGACAGCAAGGAGAAATACACTGACGAACAACTTGATGAACTGGTAGGAAAGGTGGTCGATACCATCTCGGCGAACGGGGCCAAGTCCGTACACGTAAACAAGATTCAGGACACAATCGAGAACACCCTCATGGACTGGGGGTTCAAGGACACGGCGAGGGCCTTCATCGAGTTCCGTCACGACCGTGACCGCGACAGGACCAACGAATCCGAGATTATCAAGACAATCAAGGAGATTACCGAGTCCGAATTGAAGAGCTCGAATATCCTTAGGGACAACGCCAACGAATCCGGGGCTACTCCGGCCGGCACCTACTCAAAGATTGCTTCCGAGACGAACAAGATGTACAACCTGCTCAACAACGTAAGCAGGAAGTACGCAAAGGAACACAAGGACGGGTATCTCCACATACACGACCTGAACATGTACAACCTGACGTTCAACTGTCTCTTCGCCCCCGTTGGCAAGCTGCTGAAAAGCGGGTTTGATTCTGGTACAGGTTTCCAGCGTCCAGCCGGGAGCATCCAGTCGGCAGCCGCTTTGACGGCTGTTATTCTCCAGCTGCAGTCTAACCAGCAGTATGGCGGCATCGCATGCGACAACTTCGACTTCGACCTTGCGCCGTTCGTCGACATCTCCTTCAGGAAGAATCTGGCTAGGGAATTGAATCGCTTCGCCAACTACACGGGTGACCCGAAGATGGCCGAATGGGCAGGCGACTTCAAGAAGGTGAAGAAGGAACTGGTCAAGAAGCTACAGGCAATCTCCATGAACCAGCCGGAAGGTTACCTTTGCGAAATGTTCCCCTGCGTATGCGTGAAGAATGCACTGGATGCGACCGACGATGACACCCATCAGGCAATGGAGGCCCTGGTTCATAACCTGAACTCATTGCAGAGCCGTTCCGGAAACCAGGTTCCGTTTTCGTCATTGAACTTCGGACTTGATACGTCCAACTGCGGCCGTATGGTAAGCAAGAATATCATGAGGGCCCAGTACGAGGGAATGGGCGACGGGCTGACTGCCATCTTCCCGATATTGATTTTTAAGCTCATGAAGGGTTACACCAAGAACGAGACCGACCCGAACTACGACTTGTACCTACAGGCAATCGACTGCCTGGCCCGCAGGTTCTACCCGAACTTTGTCTCAGTTGATTCCACTTTCAACAAGCCATATGTGAGATATAATGAACAGGTTGTGGAATTTTCTACCGATACCGGCTTGACATTCAAGAAACGCGGTACAAACGAGACGGCGTACTTGACTTCGGTTGAACCTACCGAATATACCGAGTGGGAATACGAGGTGGCTCCCGGTGACTTCTGGGAAGTTACCGAGTACAAGGGCGGTAAGTTGCATCTTCGCAAGCTGATTCCTAACTCTACCATCTCTACAATGGGATGCCGTACCCGTGTCATCGGCAACATCAACGGTCCGCAGCAGACTACGGCAAGAGGAAACTTCGCTTTCCATACAATCAATCTTCCGCGTCTTGCCATCGAATCCCACATCGCCGAAAGCGATATCGAGAAGCGAAAGGCACTGTTCTTCGAGAAGCTCGACGGTATGCTCGACGACGCCAAGGGAAGCCTCCTTGAACGATTCAGGCTCATCTGTGAAAAGACATACGAGAAGTTCCCGTTCACCATGCAGCAGGGACTGTACCTTACTTCTGACGATGCTCCGCACAAGATGAGTGATAAGATTGTTGATGTTCTCAAGCAGTCTACATTGAGTATAGGATATGTCGGTATTGCCGAGACGGTCAAGCTGATTACCGGCAAAACATTCGGCATCGACCACGATGTTGACGATTTTTCCATATCAATCGTGAAGCATATAAGGGAATTTACCGATGCTGTCCAGAAGGAGACTCACCTCAACTGGAGTACGTTCGCTACGCCGGCCGAAGCAGTTGCCGGAAGGTTCGCTACCATCGACAAGAACAAGTTCGCGACGGTACTCACCGGCGAGGACGGGAAGCCTATACTGGCCGCCAAGGACAAACGCCTTTCCGACGTAGACCTGGACCGCCTGTTTGGTAAGGGCTACTACACCAACAGCCACATGATGGACTTCTCCCTCGACACTTCCCTTGAGAACAAGATTAAGCTCGAGGCTCCGTTCCATGAACTGACCAATGCTGGCCACATCTTCTACTACAAGCTGAATGGCGACCTGACTAAGAATACCGTCGCGGTGAAGGCGGCTATTGATGCCATGTACGATGGGAACCTTGGTTATTTCACGGTGACGATGGATTCGGATGATTGTGTTGAATGCGGATTCCACGGCATCATCGATAACGAGTGTCCGAAGTGTAGTTGCAAGGATGAAAATATGTTCGTTCGTGTAAGGCGCATCACCGGTTATTTGACAGGTTCTCCAAGAAAAACTATATTAAAATCATGGGGTGATGGTAAACTAGCTGAACTGGTGGACCGACATAATATCTAGTTGTTACTAGTAAATGCCGGCACTTACAGTACCGGCATTTTTTATGCGAGGAACCTATGAAGTTGATATACAAATGCGCTATATGCGGAGCGGAATATGGGTTAAATGGTATGACCAATCATATTCAGCGTACTCATAAGATAAAGTACAAGGATTACTACGATACTTATATAGGTCCCGGAACGCATCCATTATGTCCGATATGCGGTAACGAATGTGGGTTCAGTAATCATACTGGATATAGAGATACATGTGGTAATCCAACCTGTGTGCGGAAGTTACAACATATGCATATGGTAGAAAAGTACGGCAAAGAATGCTGCCGACCGGAAAAAAGTAGAAAAATCGATAAGCCTAGTATAGGCTATAAATACCATTGCGAGTTTTGTGGGAAAGGTTTTTTGCTACAGAATAAACTGAATGCTCACCTAAAGAAGTTGCATGGACAACTAAGCACGGAAGAATATTATATTAAGTACTTTGGTGTAAAGGTTGAATACTGTGAAATATGTGGCCAACGGGCTAAGTGGAAAGGGGTTCGGTACCATAATACATGTGGCTCACCGGAGTGTACTTCGGAGATGCGCAGTCGGCATAATGCTATGAACAACCCGGAATACAGAAAAAAAGCTGTTGCACGAGTACAGAGTTTTACCCCGGAAGAAAAGCAAGCAATTGCTCGAAAGCGCGAAGCTACGATGCTTAAACGGTATGGCGTTAAGCATAATTGGCAATCGACCGAAAGTCGCAAGAAATGTATTGAAACTACTCGAAAGAAATATGGCACTGCCAATGGCTTCCAGTTGCCAAAGACAAAGAAAACTTTGATGAATAAGTATGGGGTTGACCACTTCTCACATTCAATCGAGTTTGCTAAGCGAAGAAAAAAGAAATATATGCAAGATGGTATAGGATTTGACAGCTTGGATGAAATAAATCTTTATAACTTTGCTAGAATATGTGGGAAAGACGCTATTTTGCATCCTGACGTAAGGTTTACTTATCTAGCCAGAGAGAAGGAACATTGTTATGAACCGGACTTTTCGATAGATGGTGTATTATATGAAGTGAAGGGCATGCAGTTTTTTAATAACAAGGACGTCAATCAGTGTATGGTAAATCCATATGACCATTCGCTTGATGATATATATGAAGCAAAGCATCAATGCATGCTTGCAAACAATGTTCATATTGTAACGGACACTACACTATTTGGTCTATTAAAGGTGTTTTATGGGGTTAGCATTACGGAGGATGACATCATAGCTAAGTGCTTCGGAACGGCATTCCCTGGGACAGATAAATGGCCTGCAAATCATCCAATATGGGATTGCTATGTTCCGGGACATTCATCACCTCGGGAGGCATGGGCTAACGAACACATATTTCGTAATGCAGTGCGCAATCTGATAAATGTTACAACCAGCAGTATAGCACAGTATAAGTATCATAGCTTTTGTCGGAGGAACATTGCCGCATTGCGTGAGCTATATAATGATGTGGTACCGCTTAGTCGACTTATACTGAACCGGTTCACCGTGGCAAAGTTTGCCCCGAAGGTAACCGCGTTGAAATATACCGATTTACTGAAGATAATAGAATCGGCAAATATTGACCTTAGTGCAGGAGTATATTGCCCAATGGCTGGCTTTGGTGGAATTATTGAGGGGACTAAACGTTGGTTCAGTAAACGAAAGTTAAAACCTATTATTGAAGCATATGATATAAATCCATACTTTTGTAAGTGGTATGGCTGGCAGCAGCGGGATGTGACGGCACAGGTAATAACAACCGATAAGGTCGTAGTCGTATGCCCTCCATTCGGTAAGCAATATGAACATTGGAAGGGAACGCCGGATAAGATGTCTGATATTTCGTTTCTTGATTGGGTAAAAATCATCAAGGAACATGTAAAAGCACCTAACTATATATTCATTGGTCCAGAAACTAGTGAGCCCAAGACAAAATGTGGATTGTTTGCAAAGAAAGTGGGTATAGCATTATATAAGGAAGAAGAATGAACTACGGCAAGATTGACCACATGAGCATCGTAGACGGAGAGGGTAACAGAGTTTCCCTTTTCGTTTCCGGGTGCAGGAATCATTGTCCCGGTTGCTTCAACGAGGATACCTGGGATTTCGACTATGGACAACCGTTTACCCCAATCGAGGAAAACGAGGTTATAGAGGCATGCCGCCCCAGCTATATAGCCGGTCTTACCGTGTTGGGCGGGGAGCCGCTGGAGCCAGAGAATCAGGAGGCCCTCCTCCCGTTAATTACCAGGTTCTCCCGGGAATTTCCCGGGAAGACACTGTGGATGTTTACGGGTTACGTACTGGAGAAGGACCTGCTCCCGGGGAAGCGCAAGCATGTCCCGGGAGTCACCGACGGAATTCTCGACGCGGTGGACACGCTGGTCGACGGTCCGTTCATCCTGGCACAGAGGGACCTTACTTTGAGATTCAGGGGTTCCCGGAACCAGCGGCTGCTTTCCCGTGATGATATAGCCAAACTGAGACAATAAAGAAAGGCCTCCCATCGGAGGCCTTTTCTGTACAATCCCGATATATGTCAGAGCGTATTGACCCTGTTGACCAGGAGCCGTGCGTTCTCCGCCGATACTGCGGCGCCTGTCTCGAATGCCCTTCGTACTCCCGAACTCTTCCTGGTAAGCCGGATTACCGCACGGAACCTCCCGAGTTCGGATATGGTCACGGACACGTTCATGTTGTTGCCCCTGAACGCCATCGAGTACGGCGATATTCCTATGCAGGAGAAGCCGGCACCGGTGAGCCCGTCGGTTACAATCTTGCGGAACTCGTCTAGTTCGCCCATTGCCTGCGACCTGGACTTCTTTACCTCGTTGTACATACCGGTAAGTATGCTGGCCAGGGATTCTGCGGTTATGTCCTTGAACCTGCGGGAGCCGGCTATTCCGCCGTCACCCAGCACGAGGTTCAGCTTCACGCTGAAGTGCCCCCGGGATTCCCGGCGGGACACATCGTAGTGGCACACGTCGCCCAGTCCGGGTTCCCCGTATGAAATGCGGAAGCTCCTGGGGGAGATTCGGTTAATCTTTGCCCCGGGAAGGGAAATCCCGGCGATGGTCTCGTCGATGAACGCTACCGCGTCGACCGCCTTCGGGTCTGCGTAGCTGTAGTATTCGTTCTCGCTGCTCATTTTTTGAGCTCCTTTCCGTAAGTTGCTATCTGTTCCTTCTTTGACATCGCGTTGCCGAGGAGGGCGCTAATCTCGTCGGCCAGCTTGACTACCTGGTCGTGGTACTTGTCCGGCATGGGGAGTACGCGGAGCTGCCGGAGCAGTTCCTCTATCTCGCCGTATTTCTTCGGGACGAACTTCTGGGCCTCCAGGAACAGCCTGTACTCGTTGGTCACCCTCTCCAGGAACACGTTGTTGGAACGCCAGTCGATGTCGCACCACCCGTTGTTGCCTATGTTGAGCGTTATCCTCATCACGTCGTAGTACTTCGGGTCCTCTACCTTGACCGTCCAGCCGAAGGTAATCTTTCCGTAAGCATCACCCGAGGAGAACTCGCCTTCTACACAGTAGTGGTCGAATCCGGCCACGGTACGCATCTTGTTCGGCGGGCTGAGTTCTACGTTGGACTCGCACTGGGTTACCATGGAGAATACGGCTATCGCTTCTTGCCTCAGCTCGGCGGCTATATCTATGTCCATCATCTCCATCTTCCCGGTGGCCGGGTTGAACCTTTCGTCTCTGACTGGGATTTTCATGAAATTCCTGCTTGCCTTTCCTATATGAAATTAGTATTTTCGACGCTAGAACGATTCAAAAAAGAATAGTTTCGTAATGGCACGGGAATGTGCCGGAGGATTAGCGTATAAGTTTACCCCTTTATAACGGAAGTAGGAAGAGATGCGTTCAAGGGACGAAATCAAGGAATTCGTGAGGACGGGGGTGCCGTCCGGACTGGACATTGTAAGCAGGGCGATAAAGTTCGCGGAGTTCGCGCACGACGGGCAGATTGACCGCGGCGGGCACAAGTACATGGAGCATGTCGGGTACGTGGGCAGGGAGACCGCCAAGAGGTACGGCGACGACAACCTGACTGCCATCGCATACATGCACGACGTGGTGGAGGACGGCGGGTTCACGATTTCGGACCTGGCCGCCTGGTTTCCACCAGTGGTGTGGAAAGTAGTGAAGATTCTTACTAGGAACAAGTCGGAGGACAGGGATGTATACATAGACAGGATTTCGGAGAACCTGCTCGCCGCCAAGGTGAAGCTGGTCGACCTGGACAGCAACATGGACATGTCCAGGCTGGGTAACCTGAAGCAGTCCGACTACGACCGACAGGACAGGTACGCGATGGAGAGGTCCAAGATAATGGACTCCGTCATACAGATGGAAAGGCACATGAGCGACCGGGAGATGCAATCCGACGCCTATTCCGAATTGTTCATGAGGTAGACGCATGGCTGAAGAAAAGAATACGAAGAAAGCCGAGGAAGCCAGGGAAGAGTCCGATGACATGCTGCTGTGCATACCGCAGGCGTCTTCCATGGTTGAACGGATAAAGCAGGAAGTGCTTATGGGCGGGGCGGCCTTCAGGAAGGCCCATCCGGAACTTGTAAACAAGCTGGCGACACTCCTTTCCGGCATCCACCGCGGGAAGGAAATCTACATAGAGAACAAGCATCACGAGTATAACATGGATGACGTGACCATGTGCCTGGACGGACTCGGGTACGAGGTCAAGCCGGCGCACCCGGAATGGAGGAACCCGTACGGGGCATTCAGGATAGTGTGGTGGCCGGACGGCGAACCGAACCCATACCTGGGATAACGAAAAGGCCGACATTGTCGGCCTTTTTATGTTGGCGGCTAGAGTCCTTCGTGATGCCGCTCGTTCTTCTGCTCGCCGGAATCCCAGCCCTTTTTCCAGCCTTTTTTCAACCCGGACCACAGGCTTTTGAGGCCCTGCTTCCCGGCTTCGTAGCCCGCCTCGGCAGCCTGCAGGCCGACGTCGACTGCCTTGTGGCCGAGGTCATGCGCGGCCTTGTGCAAGTCGACCGGTTCCTCGGGGCTGGGGGCATGGCACATCTCGTCGTCCGAATCGGCCCCGGACTTGGCGATTTTCTTGGTAGTCTTGCCGGACTTGGCCTGGTTTTTCACGGCCTTCTGTGTCTGGGAACCGCTTCCCTGCTTGACCTGGCCCGAACCTGCGGGCTTCGACTTGGTCTTCCCGTCGGAAACGATGTAGTGGTCCGGGAGGTTTCCGGCCGCCTTGTACGTGGCGAATTCCTCCTGGGTCATGTCGTAAGTGGCGTTCGGGTTGAAATGTACATTCGCCGGGTTGCTGCTCGCCGGTACGGAGGCCATGTAAGTGGTGGACTGGTTGTCGTAATTGGGGGTACCGTGCAGGGTGGAAGTGGGGGCTGACTGTGCAGTCGCTCCCATTGCGGAAGAAGCGCCAAGCGCTCCCGCCAAGAGAAGTTCCTTCCAGCCCTCCATGAGCTCCTGGGATTCCAGGTAGGGCGCCTTCTTGAAGTATACTAACGACTCGACGGCGCTCTTCTTCTGCGCATTCTTCATTCCCTGGTCGTGGATGGTCCTTGCCACGTTGATGCAGATGGCCTTCATGGCTTCCTTGGAGATTGGGGCGTAGTTCTTGTTTTTCATGTAGGCCTTCACGGCATGGACTATGGGTACCATGAGGTCCTTTACCTGGCACTTCCCTCCCGGGAACTTCTCCTTGACTGCCTTAACGACCCGGGTATAGATGTTGTCCTCTCCGGTGGACATCTCCTGGAGCAGTGTCTTCGGGTTGATTGCGCCCGGAGGGGCGTTCTCGGCATTGACCTCGCCCGCATCAGGTGCGTCTCCCGGGTTCCCGGTAAGGTCGCCGAGGTCGCTGTCGCCGTCCAGGTCGATATCGTCATCGGCCTGCTCGCCTTCGTCCCCGCTTTCGTCTTCGTCCAGTTCGAGGCCATCGCCGGAATCTTCCGACTCATCTTTTTTAGACTCATCTTTTTTAGACTCATCCTTTTTAGACCCTTCATCGTCTTCACTGTCGGCGTTTGTGCTCTCGGCGAGGTCGTCATCTGCACCTTCCAGGAGGAAAAGCCCCTTCAACCTGTCGAATTCGCTTTCAAAAGTCAAGTAGTCGCGCATATTGCAACCGTCCGGAGAAAATTTTACGGAAGTTTATCACCGGGAGCTGCATTTTTTGCTATATTTGCCTTAGCAAAACAGTAACAAACCGAAATGTCTAGGAATAACGATGGCTGAGACGACAAACTTTTTGGACCTGCTGAAGGAACTGGGAAACCAGATACCCCGCTTCTCTACCGACTTCATCACCCCCGAGGGAATAGACTGGAAAAAACTGAAACGCACCGTGCGCACGGCCAGCTTCAAGAGCATCCTGCCGGCCTGCTCGCTGGCGACCGACCTTGCGTCCCGCCTGTTCGAGAAGTCCACCAACCAGACACTGAAGGACTTCATCAACTTCTCCAGGAACAGCATAGCGCTGTACTACGTGCTTGACAATATCCACGCCAACGTGCAGCCATCGAACTCGATGGAGAACAGGGCCGAAATCGTGTTCTGGAAGGACATAGCCAACAGGTTCAACATAGAGATTCCCATATGCGACCATTATTCCGGGGCATGCGCCGGGCCGGTTCCGCTGGGGGACATCCTGATGTACCTTACCTACCGGATGAAGGTGAAGACCACGTACGAGTTCTCCACCGACGACGAAAACCACTACGACTTCACAATCGACGGCATCGAGGGCAATCCCCCGACAATCAATTCCACCGGGAACATCATCATTACGTCCCCGCTGTGCGTGCTGCTCCGCTGCCGCAAGCTGAAGAGCCCGGGCGGAGAACCGAGCGTGGAGACCCTGTACGTCCTCAAGATGGAGAAGTTCACCGTGGACAACGCCACCAAGGAAGGCGGGCTCACCGCACTGACTTCCGACGGGGACGGCTCCAAGTACATAGGCGGACAGATTCTGACCGAGCATGCCGCCTTCGTGACCGAGCACCCGTCCATAGCCAACGAGGACGCGGTGCAGGCCTGCCTGGCCTATATCTATCGCGAGCTCGACCCGGCCAAGTACCACTACTACGTTGACTCGTCCAGAATCTACGTGCGTCCAAACGAACCGCGCGCGGACTCGGAATTCTGGGTCCGCTCCAATACCATGAAGCAGATTAGCGAATGGTGTTCCCGTGCGGCCGAGAAGAACCAGTCCATGTCGTACGCGCTCGTCGGTCCTCTCGGTACCGGCAAGACGTCGACCTGCGAACACATCATGGACGACTTGGCCCAGCGTGGCTTCATGATTATCACCTGCAAGCTCGAGGACAGGTCCCTTGACACCACGTTGGAACGGATTCTGTTCTGCATCAACATGACGCAGAAGGCGGTAATCCTGCTCGACGAGCTCGATTCCTTGCAGATTCAGAGCAAGTGCTCGGAGACCAACTCCCTAATCAGCTTCTTTGCCAGGGTACGCGAGTCCAAGTTCCCGACAATCATCATGTCCACCATCAACGACCCGCTGAAGGTCCACGAGTCCATCATGGAACGCTCCGGGAGAATTGACGAGACAATCGAGGTCGGGTTCCCGGACGAGGAACTGATGGGTCACCTGGTGCGCAGCTACTGCAGCAAGGCGGGTTACAACATTCCCGACGAAGTATACGACGAAACCGTGAAGAAGCTCGTGGAGGCCAAGATTTCCGCGGCCGACGTAGAGAACTTCAGCCGCCAGATTTACGTGAAGAACGGCAGCAAGGAAACCTACTCGCAGGAAGACCTCGACCTGGTAATCAACAGCTTCACCGGAAGCCGCACGGCATCCAGGAAGACTTACTACCAGCGCGAGAACGCCATGGCCGTGGACAAGGCAAGCAACGTTGGATTACTGGGATAGAACTTAACTCCAAAGGCGAAATGGACAGGAAGCCGGGGGCCGTGCTCCCGGCTTCTTGTTTTATGGCATATGCATGGCGCACTCCGCAATGCGGAGTCCCTTCCACATGCACCAGGCACCAAGAGTATGCTCGGCCAGGTAGCCGTCTATTCTCTTGTTGGATTCGGCCAGGCCGGCAGCCCTGTCGTACAGCGACAGCATGGGGAATAGCCAGGAGCACCATGCATCCATGACCTTCCTCGAACTGATGAACATGTTGCATATGTAAAGACGGTTGCTGTTCATGTAGTCGGCAAATACCTGTAGGAAACCCGGGCAGGCCCGGTCAATGCACAGTATCCACTTGTCGATGTCAGCCAGCTTGTTTGCCGTGATGAACCACTCGTAAGTGGTCCTCTTGCGTGGATGCCTGTAAGGAACCAGGATGATGTCGTTCCTACCAAGTATGTCCTCCGCGGCTTCCCTGGTAATCATCTTCCCGTCCCTGTAGATGTACCGCCTGTAATGTTCGAGTCCCACTATGGAATCCTTCTCGTGTTTCCACATGTAGTACAGGCCAGTGAGCTCGCAGTAGTACGGGTTCAGTCTGTCTATGTTGGACCCCTTGTGCTTCCTGTCCACGAGGAACTTCTTGCGGAAACTGTCAAGTGGAAGGAATGTATTCTTTGAAGAACCTACCGTGTAAATCATGGGGTCGCAACAGCTGGGATATTGTATGTACCTGATGTCCAGGTGCCTAGGTCGATGTCGATACTCTTGTTGGTAATTGGCTGGGTTGTGCCGTTGACCTTGATTTCCTCAATCAAGTTCTCCTGCGCCCCATCCTCTATACCGTCTACCTTCTCGTACATCGCCCTTCCGACGAGGCCCTCGGTATATACCGGGGAACTCCCGGAGTTGTCCATCGATGCAAGCGGCACGGAGAACGATACGTCATTCGATTCGTTGGCGGAGAATATCTGCTGCGCTGCCGACGTGCCGAGTATCATGGAAAGCTTTCCGTCGTTCACGACGCTTTCCCGCGGTAGCCGTACCACGTTGTTCGCGTCGGGTGGGATTGGGTCGTCGTCCCCTATGGCGACTCCCTGGATAGCTCCGTCCAGCTTGGCCCTTGCCGAGTTGTCCAGGTCGCCCTCGGGAATACCCCCGGCCGGCTTCTGGTATGCGGTGTCGGCCTTGCCCAGCGAAGCGTTGACCTGGTCGCTGAGGTCGCTTGCGGGAATGCCGGCGGTCGGCTTCGCGTATTTCCGGTTCCACCCGTACTTGTCACCCGTGCGTACCAGGGAAACGTCCTCGCCTCCCTCGGCTTCCGGGAGGTTGCCGTAGGTGGTGTCCTGAGCAGGAATGCCCAGCGCGACGATGTCCTCCTTCTTGACCTTGTACACTTCCTGGATATGGCCCATCTTGTCGGCCTTGAACTTGTACAGGCCGGGCGGGACGATTGACTGCATCGGGGCCGGGTGGGTATAGACGGTACTGTCTATCCCGTTGACTGCTATCTGGCCGTTCTTTGTCGTATCGAGGAATTCCACCCTGGTGGCTCCGGACGCCATCCCGTCCAGCTTGGCCTTGTCCTCCGGGGACATGACGCCGAACTTTTCCCGGGTAGCTCCCGGGATAGTCACGGTGACGTCCTCGGAGGAGTTCGCGTCGAACCCGGTAAACACGGGAGCGTCGGTACCAAGCCCGAGCTTCAGCCTGCCTTCCCCGGGGTATTCGGAGGAAGCCGACCATGCGTACTGCCCTTCGCCGGTTGACTTGAGGACAAGGTCGGGCGCTTCCGGGGAAGGCACGACGTTTACCGCCGTGCTGCCGGTAGTCGCTTCCAGCGTGAGCGTGTTCCCGGAGACTTCCGCGGAGAGAATCTCCCTGTCCTCGAGGGGCACGCCGTTGATGTCCTTGCCCGCGTGTGCGGCGTATTTCGCGTAGAGTTCGTGGTCGTCTATAGATTGCAGGAGTTTTCCAGCCATGTCCGTATCCGTTCCGGGTATTTTCCGGTAGTTTATGCATGGACGGTGAACGGGGCAACAATAAACTGCCGGTATCATGCAAGAGTACAGTTTCTACAAGTTCCTTGAAAGGAAAATGCCAGGCTCGCCGGCGGTCGAGGCGGCCATGTCGGGGTTCGCCGCGCTGTTCGAGGGGCTGCGCCCGCCACAGAAGACCAGGAGGGCAATCAGGAATATCCTCCCGGAGCCGCCCGGCGGCTGGGATTCGCCGGCGAAACGGGAGGATGGCGAGGACGTGGTGTCGCAGCACGGAAACGTACTGAACTGGGCGGTTGCCCTGGAAGCGTACATCAGGGACACGTTCTTCCATGACCGGCAGGTATCCGACAAGTTCGAGCCGGGCATCGCAAGGATTGCATATACGGAAATGGGAATGTGGCCCGAGGGAATGATGGATTACCGAGGGGGGACCAGGCAGGAACGCGACGACCTTGTCCCGCAGATACGTTCCATACTGAGGATGCTCAGCGGCGCCCATCTGGACGAGATAGACTTCGACCTGAACGGGATGACCCTGGACGACATGCTGTCGAAGTTCGGCAATACCGGGAAGCCCGGCGATGCCGACGACACCGAGGATACCGGGAGGACCGAGTACCGGGTAATCAGGGTGGACTCGTTCGAGGAGGCGGCCAAGTTCCACGACATGTTCGCCGACAGTAACCGCTGGTGCATAGTTGCGGACCGGAACTACTGGAACCGCTATACAAAGAGGGGCCGGTACACCGCATATTTCCTGATGGCCCCCGATGCCGAAAGCATCCCGATGAAACCCGGGGAAGACTGCCCGACGGATAGGTACGGAAAGTCCCTGGTAGGTATCATGATTGGCCCGGATGGCGGAGTGGAGTTCTGCTGCGTAAGGTGGAACCACATGCACGGCGGTTCCGACCACGAGATGTCCGAGAAGGAACTTTCGCGGATGCTGGGAAGGCCGGTAAGGACCATGTGCCCTTACGTTGAGAAACCCAGCGGAAAAGCCGAATTTGATTCTATACGTGCCCGGCTAAATGCCGGCGAAAGGCCGGACGATGTGTTCGACGGCTCACGGCTTAGGGAATATGGGAAACAATACGCAAATAGTTATGGCTGGGACCTGACTGTATATGAGATGTCATCCGGTTCCTTTATACTGCTCGACAGTCAAACCATGCGGCCGAAGTGGGATGTCGAACTCAAGGCATTCAGGCCACTGGATGACACATGCATATACGCGGAAGCGCTGTCCGGTACCGACGAATACGGTGACGACATATGCCTGCAATGCCTGCTTCGTGCCGACGGCGACAGCGTTGTGCTTGGGTCAAATGACATCGATTCCCAGGAAGACAGCCTGCTGGATGAGGAAGTTGTCGACGTGACTTCGATAGGTCTGACGCACTTGTATCTTGCCGAGGTTGGGT